GATCCAGAAATAGGGAAGTATACACTAGACTTAAATGGTAGTGTTACTTCCCTAAATCGTGTCATAAAGATCACTTGGTCCTATACAACACACGGTCAGCAGACTTTCCAAGAAGATTTTTATGAGATATATACTCCATACGCATCCATTGCGGACATAATTGAATACTACAACTTTGGCACCAGACCTTCAGATGTAAATTATAAGACTGAAGAAGAAATACAGGCAGCAGAATTTATAGCCCGTATGCAAATAGAAACATACGCTGGTCAAACCTTTGGTCGTGGTTGGGGAGATCAGGAAATATTTGGTAACGGTTCGGATGCTTTAGAGCTTACGGAAAGAATGCTTCAGATAAATCAGCTTTATGAAAACGGAACCCTAACCATAGATTATTCGTCAGACCCTATAATTAATAAATTTGGATTTGACATAGAGTTGACTCCAACATATCGTGCCATTAGAATTATAAACAAAGACTATCAAAATATAATTGCTTACGACAGTTCGTTTAATGTAACTTCAGAATACTCTGGAAGTTTTAAAGCAGGATATAGATATAGAGTTTATGGAGAAAAAGGCTGGCCTTATGTCCCACAAGATGTAAGAAGATGCACAGTGCTTTTGGCGGGAGACTATCTTTCTAGAGATTCCGAATGGAGACAGAAATACCTTAATAAGGTTCAACTTGGAGATATTAACTTCCAATTAGATAGCGGAGCCTTTACTGGAACTGGAAACGTTGTAGTAGATCAAATATTAGATAATTATAGAAACACAGGAATAGTGATCATATAATGCCATTATCTTTAGTTGGAAGCGTAATGAATATGACTGCTGACATTTTTGTTCAGCAAAATAATCAATCCCCAACTAGTGGTGTCATTACTAGAGAATGGGCATATGAAGAAACTATTAGATGTAATATATCTCCAATAAAATCAAGTGGAGCTTCTTCACGTGGAGATGGAAAAAGATTTAATGTTGGCAAAAATAATGAATATGAAGAAAGATTAGAATTAAAAATGAAGTGCTTGGTTCCTGTTTCAAAAAGATGGAGAATCTCAGGAATCAGATCAAGTGACGGTCACCAAGTTTATACCGAAATTGATAGATACGATAACCCAGATACTATATTTGAAGTAATTGCATCACATGCTGTTTTAGATCCTTTTGGTAAAGTTTCTCATTATGAAATAACGCTTCAGAGAGTTCGTGTACAAAATGATAACACTGAAAGCAAATGATTTTGATATTACGAGTATTACATCAGAATTAGATTTAAAAATATCTGGTGTTGAAGAGCTCCAGTCGCCTGTAGTTTTGGAAGCATTGGCGGATGCGGTTTTTACTTTAAGCGCAAAGGCTTTTGTTAAAGCTATGAATCTTCAAGCCAAGTCTTTCCCAAAACAATATCACCATGTTTATGAATGGAATAAAACTGGAACTGAAAGTGGAAGATTGTTTTTTTTATTTAGAGAAAATTCTAGTGACGGGGTTTTAGTTGTAAAGCCTGGTTTTGTTAAGTCTAGAACCAATGTTCCAATTGCCCCAGAACTACTTGTTCCTGGAAAAACTGGAAAATTTGTTGCATCTAGATATGTATTTCGTGATAAGGCAAAAGTTATGGAAGCTGGAACTCCTGTAATATATAGGGCTTCAAAAAATATTCCAATGCCACAAGATGGAGTTTTAAGATTTGTTGCTGCAGGGACAGTTATTAAAAACTATAATCCTGGAGGAAAAGAAGTAAAAGGATCTTTTGAAAAGTTCTTTAAAACTTGGTACGCAACAAAAGTTCAATCTGTTATATCTTCTTCGGGTATAGTAAAAAGTATAGACACAGAGCTTGCCAGAGTGCTTAATAAAACGGGGGCGGGAGCTCCTGAAGTTGAGAAAGCTATGGTAAACTTGTTAAAGCAGTATTCAAAAAATGAGGCGGTAGTATGACAAATTATAATAGCCAACCTTCGGCAGATATTAGAAACTATATATGGGATCAAATCCAGACGGCGGGAATTCTTGATGAGAATGATTACTATGTTGATAGGATGCCACTACCATTAAACCCTATTATCCCAGCACAGCAAATACCAGAATTTAATGACTACCTTCCAGGTAGAACTTATATGCTTTATGACTTTGAGTTAAAGCAGGTACCAGTTCAATGGTGGATGTCAGAAGAGTCATTTACGCTAACCATTATATCCCAAAATTATGAGGTCATCAACCAGATTTCAAGCTTGATGCAGGATCTATTTAGAAGATATGACGAGAGTGCTGTAGACCTAAATAAATACTTAGAGGGAAACACTGATTTCCTTTACCACCATTTAGTAATAGACTCGGTTTTCTCCCCCGAGCCATTTGGCAACGAAGGAGACTACCAGGTAGGCAGCGTAGTATTTTCATATAATTATTCAAGAAAAACAGGGGCAAATGGACGCTTCTAAGTTCGTATTATGGCATTAATATGTTATTATTAGAGCAAGAGGAAGATTCAAGCCAAACTTTAAAAAAATAAAGGTGGTGAAATAAAAAATGGCAGCAAACGTAAAAAATGTAATTGTTGGTGCAGCACAGGTATTCGTATCTACAGGCACTAACGCAAATCGTCCACAGACAACTATTGATAGCTCAGGCTTAGCTTGGGGTGCTCAGAAAGCAGCTGGATATCTAAACGGTTCTTCAAATTGGAGAGATGTTGGATATACCAATACTGGTCTTGAGGTTTCATACGAGCCAGGTTATGGTGAAGTTACTGTTGATCAACTTTTGGACGCAGCTAGACTTTTCAAGCAGACCGTTAAGGTTATGCTTAAGACAGAACTTACAGAGGGTACCCTTGAAAACGTACACTTAGTATTCGGTCAGTCAGATCCAGTCGTTACTTATAGCGCAGCAGTAGGTTCAAGCGATCAGGTGTTTACACCTGCAGCTAACGCTACAGCTGGTTACAAGAATGCACAGCTCAATCTTGCAGCAGGTGCTTTGGGTGACGCTCCAGTAGAACGTTCTATCGTAGCAGTTGGACAAGCTCCAGCTAACCTTGGAACAGAAGCTTCTCCAGTAGATGCTTCAACTCTTGGAAAAGAGCGTGTATATGTTGCACGTCGTGTAGTACAGGTTGAGACCACTTCTCACGCATTAAAGCGTGACGGTGCAACCGTATTCCCAGTTCAATTCCGATGCTTACCAGATGATAAAGACTTGTATGATGGCGCAGAATATGGCGTTATTATTGACAGAGTTTACTCATCTCTCTAAAACTTAATATAGTTAATTAATAAATGTCCCCCGATAAAAAGGGGGGCATTTATGTTTTATATAGTCGTTTTGATATAATTTGTATAAGGTAACTAAGGAGATTAAATGCCAACAACAGTATATGACACACTTGCAATCAAGTTGTCTAACGGTACAGAAATTACAGTACAACCACTAAAGATAAATAAATTAAAGAAGTTCTTGCAGGCAATTAAGCCAATTCAAGACGGTACAGCAGAAACAGATGAAGCAGCAATGGAAGTTTTTATTACTGCTGGAATGATCTGCATGGAGCAGTTCGCACCAGAGTTTTCAACTGATAGAGATTTGTTTGAGGATAATTTTGAAACCCCAACACTCATGAAAATTCTTGAAGTAGCGGGCGGATTAAAGTTAAACAATGACGACCCAAACTTCCAAGGGGCGAATCTAGCTGGGAATCTCTAGATCTCGCCTCGTTAGAATCTGAAGTTTTTCTTCTAGGAATCTGGAAGAACTATGATGATCTTGAATCATCATTGTCCATGGAAGAGTTGCTTGCAATTCTCAACGCTTCTCGTGAAAGAGAAGGAAGAGAAAGAAAATTCCAAGCAGCACTACAAGGAGTAGACGTAGAAGAAGATTCTTCTGAACAAGAAGATGTGACCAAGGTTAAGGGTTACAGAGCACAGCAAGAAGGCTTTGGTATCGGACTTGGACTTGGACATGTTGTGGAAGGGGGCTAATTGAATAATATACAATTAAATATTGTTGCGAATGCACAATTCCAACAAGTATATGCAGAAGTAGCCAAACTAAAGGCAGCGATGACATCGCTTCAACAGACATCTGTTGGTGGCCCCTTCACTACATCAGTAGTCGCAGACATGAAAAATGCTCAAGCGCAATTTGATGCTACTATAAATTCCACACGTGCTTTTAACATTCAGCAAGTCGCAATGACTGATAATGTTACCAAGTTCGGTCAACAGCTTTCAAGAGGTCAACTTAGCTTAAGCAACTATTATAAAATTTGGCGGGATAGTGCTAAAGGCACATCAGCAGAGTTAGACGCTTTAGCTACAGCACAAGCTAGATTAAATAGATCACTTGCAATTGCTGATCCTTTAAAGCCAGGATATGCAAAATTAGTTACAGATATTAATGGCGTTGTAACAGCAGAAGAAAAAGCCATATTCCAAACACAAGCTCTAAATACAGCCCTGCAGCAGGGCTCTATGAAGCTTATTGATTTTGGTAAAAATACTCAGTGGATGGGACGACAACTTACTGTCGGTTTAACAATGCCACTTGCTATGTTTGGAGCAGCAACATCCCAAGCATACTTAAAATTTGATCAACAGATGACTGACATGTTAAAGGTCTATGGATCTCATGCTACAGTACAATCACAACAAACATTAGATTTAATTCAAAAGCAGGTAACTGCCCTTGCTGATAAATTAGCAAGAACTCTTGGTGTCGCAATGACCGATACTGTAGAAGTTGCAAAAACGTTTTCTTCTATAGGTCTTGAAGGACAAAACCTCATAGCAGCTACAGAAGCTACAGTTAAATTGCAGAGACTTGGTGGATTAACTGCTAACCAAGCTGCTACATCTATGGTTGCACTTCAAAGCGTATTCAAGCTGCAGGGCAATCAGATTGCAGAAGCAGTAAACTTCTTAAATGCTGCAAAGCACTCTACCTCTACAACTATGCAAGACATTACTGATGCTTTGCCACGTGTTGGTCCAATCATTCAACAACTTGGTGGAACTTATAAAGACTTTGCTGCTCTTCTTGTTGCATTAAAAGAATCTGGTGTTCCTGCTGCACAAGGTGCTAACGCAATTAAGTCTATGCTTGCATCTATAATCAACCCAACTTCCGCAGCAACAAAAGCTTTGTCAGCTTTACACATTAATCTAAAAGAAATAGTTGCTAATAACAGAGGCAACCTTATGGGCATGGTAGAAGGACTTCAGTCCGCATTAAACGCTTTGCCAAAAGATGAAAGATTAAAAGCAATTGAGCAAGTGTTTGGTAAGTTCCAATTTGCCCGTGTAACAGCACTTCTTCAAAATCTAGGTGCTGCAGGTTCTCAAAGCGCAAAGGTGCTAGAACTTTATAAAGATAATAATGCTCAACTGGCTGCTGTTGCACAGCAAGAATTGGATGTTGCTTCTAAGGGTACTCCAGCAGCAAGATTCCAAACAATGAAAGCAAGCTTGCAGGCAGACTTAATTCCACTTGGACGAACATTCTTAGAGGCATTCACAAGAATTGGTGAAGCTGTCAACCATGTTGTAAACGCATTTAAAACTTTGTCAAATATGCTTGGGCCAGCAGCTTCCTTGCTTGGTAAAATATTTGGAACTGGAGCAGCAGGATTATTAATTGCAGGCCCAGTTATCATGCTTGTTGGTTTATTCTCAAACCTTATTGGTAACATATTGCGTGGAGCAAATGCAATAAGAATGTTTAGACAAGGCCTAGAAAATGCGGGGCCAGGAGAAAATGCATTCCTAGCAGGCCTTCATGGAATGCGTAACTTCTATCAAGAATTAGATACAAGCGTTATTGCAGCAAGAAATCAAATAGATTTAATGCCAGAAGCAATTACAACAAATGCAAAAGCTTTTGAAATATTGAGAAATGAAATTGTTAAGTTAACTGATCAGTTTAAGCTATTAACAGTAGCACAAGAATCTGCAATGAATTCTCCTATGATATCTGCACTTGGTACAACGTTAGCTCCCGCAGGTGCAAAATTCTTGCCAATTGTTAAAAAGAATTTAGGCGGTTTATTGCCAGGCTTTGCATCAGGAGGATCAATTTATGATCCGTCACAGCATGGGTCAGTTGTTCCTGGTCAAGGGAATACAGATACTGTTTTAGCTAGAGTTCCTGTCGGAGGCTTTGTATTAAATAAATCTGGAAGCCAAAGAAACCCAGGACTTGCTTCATTGCCAAGATTCAGCGGTGGCGGAACAATGATGGCTATGCTTACCCCAGGAGAAACAGTATTCGATCCACAAACAACTGCTGCTAACTATCCATTATTAAGTGCAGCAAATAGCGGTATGTCTATTGGAGGATCTATCTTTGGTGGAAAGCACGGATACGGAGTAGATAGTCCATTATCAAAGATAGAAGCCGAATTAGCAACACGAATTGAAAAGTTTAATATATCACGTGCTGGAAAAAGAAATGCTTTGATTGAAGCTATGAGAACTCCGTTCTTAAAATCTTCTTCAATAAAGGGTATAGCATCAGATATGTATGATAGATTTAATCATCCTATACCAAAGGGTTCCGTAAGGTTGCCAAATGGAAGTATAGTAACCCCTAGCGGTAACGTAATAGTTGCTGCAGTAGCAAAGCCACCTACTGGACTTTTTGCAAAAGAAGCAGCGGGACTTGTTGGAGAAAAAGGCCTTCCTATAACAGTAGAAGAAATAAACGGTTTGTTAGCCAATACAGGATTAAGAGGGCAAGCAGTAGATAGCTATATAGCTATGTTGAAGGAGTATGCAACTTCACACGGGGCCCCACAAGATATTTATGGATCAACAAGCCACATGCTAGATCAAATCAAAAAGAAAGCCCCAGAGCTTTTAACTAGCGTTGATACAGAATCAATTAAAACTTTAATTAGCAATCGTTATTTGGCAAGACTTGAGCAAATGAAAAAAGATGGCATTGCTCTAACAGACAATAATAATCCTTACTTCGCAGTCTCAGATCAAGTTATTAGAGAATTTTCAAATAGCCCACAAACAAGTCATCTATATAGTTTGTGGAGCGACTTTAACAAACAAAATTCTGCATTTAATACAATCAGTATGAATTCGTTAGAAGCACAAAGAGGTCCAACTGGTGCTAGCTCTATGGTTATCACCAACCCATTAACTGGCAAAAAGATTAGCATTGATAAAATGGCTGGCAATTCAAAAACTGGTTCCATGTTCTTGCATTCGGTTAACTCCCCTTGGGCTTCTGCTCATGGCATTACTGGATATGCCAAGGGTGGTTCAATTGGTGCACATCACAGAAGATCCCCAGTATATTCATATACTGGTTCAGATGTATATCGTGGACAAACAAAACGCATGAAATCTTCTCTTGGTATTCATTATAACTCCTATAAAGCTCCTCATACAAAAGGTCTTAAAGGTTGGAATTCTGGAGGTTACATACCTGGCTATGCTGGTGGAGGAGAGCTTCTTGCGTCAACAGCAAGTAACCTTGGAAGTTTTTGGAAATACGGAAACTTTAGAGGAGAAGCTGGGTCTGGCCCAATTAGCTCTATGAGCGGTGGCATGCGAATGGCAGTTGGAACTGGTTTAGGCATGGCAGCCCCTATGGCTATTAACGCTATCCCATCTAAAATTGGCGGTACAGACATAAGTGCAGCAAAGGGTGCCTTGGGCTCTGCAGCCTCACTTGCAGGAACTGCCATGATGTTTGGTGCTTCAGGACCAGCGGGACTTGCAATAGGCGGAGCAGTATTAGCAGTTAAAGCATTATCATGGTGGATAGGAAAAGTTAAGAAGGACCATCAAGATCACCTTAGAGTAGTTCAAGAAACATATACAGGCAGCACTGCTGCTATAAATATGTTTAATAATTCGCTGGGAAAGACTAAGGACCAGATGGCATTACAGATAACCCAGCTTAAGTCAAATGATCCATTTAAAGAAGTAGCTAATTCTATTAAGGGCATGAATGATACCGATGCACAGCAGGCAATTAAATCATTTGCCTCAGCTCAAGTATTAAGCGGTATGTCAGCAGATAAGGTTAAGTTATTAACAGAAGCTATGCTGTCTTATGCTGGTAAATCATCTTTAATCCCAAAGATTACAAAAGACATTACAGATTCAACAAAAGATTTGGGCACTGCAACAGGCACATTTGTTACGCAGCTGGAAAATCAAACTACTGTACAGGATAGAGCTGCTAAGAGTTATAAAGACTTAAGTGAGAATGGTAAGAACTTTGGTAACGGCTTGATGGGCATAATCACAGCAGCGCAAAACGGCACAGTATCAATAGATAAGCTAGATCAAATAATGCCATCACTAGCAAAATCAATACAAGACCCTACAAAAGCTCTTATTGCCCTTAAACTTGCATTAGATAATGCAGGGCAGGGAACAACTTGGGATCCAATTATTAATCAATTAAGAGGAATAATGGGAGATTCAAAATCTACAATTCCACTCTTAAGCATGATTGCAACATTACAATCAAAGGGTGTAGATACTAGCTTTGTTGGAAACTTTAAATCTCAAAAAGACATAACTACTTTCTTTGATCCTAAGAATTTTGACAAGTTCTTAAAGGCTCAACAAGCTGCACAAAATGCTGCAAATAAACCATCTAAATCTGTGCAGTCCGCACAGGATGTACTTACTGCAGAAAAGGGTAAGTTAAAAGCATTAGAATCTCAAAAGAAAGTTTTGGATGCAACAATTAAGTCTGAGGAGCAAAGACTTAATACAATTAAGCAACAAAACGATTATTTAAACAAGCAAACAGATTTAACTAACCAAATTAAAACTGCTGAAATTAGTGGTAACTATATTCAAGCTGCACAGCTAACTGGTCAGCAAAATGCCAACACAGCTCAGTATAAAGCGCAGTCTGTTATAGATGCTCAAAAAGCACAGTCAGATGCATTAGCTTCTCAAATAGCTGATCTTAACAAAACAATGTCAGATCAGCAGGCAGCATTAAATGCAGTTGCTGCAAATACTGCTGGAACTGTAAGTGGTATTGGAATAACAAATGCCGAGATAGTTGCTCTTGAAGGTCTTGTTGGAAAAAATGGTGGCTTCGGTGCCCCTCCAACACCAGGAACTAAAACTACTCCTTATGACGCATCACATCTCATTTCAGCTAATGATTTAACTGCAGCTTTGGGTAAGGGTAATGTTTATAATTCAAACGGAAACTTGCAACAAGGAGCAAAAGATTATATTTCTAAAATGCTTGGATTAAAACCAGGGGAATCATTTACTTATTCAGTAGCTGGTAGCGGAGGTAAAAAACAGTCAATGTACACAGCAGATCGAAATGGAAATGCATCTGATGCAACTGCTGTACCATTTACTGGTACTTCCGCTCAAGCTTCATTTGGAGCACCTGACGTATTTCCAACGTCGGGCAACGATTCTTTATGGGTTCAAGACATAGATATGCAACGTAGAAAACTTACGCAAACAGATCAAAAAGGATTTGTTTTTACTGCAAGCGATGGTAAAAAATATAAACTTACTGGAATAAAAGATCATGCATATTGGGAAGCTGTTCCTGTTAAAAAAGCTAATGGTGGAGCAATATTTGGACCAGGTGGTCCTAAGTCTGATTTGATTCCAGCAATGCTTTCAAACGGAGAGTATGTTATGAATGCAAGCTCTGTTTCTAAATACGGTGTTGGATTTATGAATGCGTTAAATAGCAAAAGATACAGCGCAGGCGGAGCAGCAGCAATGTCATTTGCAAAACCAGCTAGCGAAACATTTGGACATACCTCAAATTACAACATTAACCTTACAATTAATGCAGAAGGAGTAACTGATCCACATCAGATTACAAGAATGGCTCAAGAAGGTGTAATGAGGGCTCTTCAAACAAAAGATGCTAAAATGAATAAAACAAATATGGCGGTGAGGGTTTAATGAGTTATAGTATAAATGCAGGTCTTTCATTATCTTTAGATGGTAATACTTGGTATGATCTAACCGATCATAACCGCCAGCCTATTCAGTACGCCCCACAAAGAATTGAACAAGTGCAGCGTATGGCAAACGGAACTATGAGAAAATTTGTTGTAGCTAATAAAGCAATTTATGATACAAGCTGGCAAGCAGTGCCTTCCGCATCTCAAACTATAACGTCACAATCTGGAGTTTCTCTACCTACTTATCAGCCAACAGTAGACGGTAAAATGGGTGCTGGATTTATGAAAGCATTTTATGATGCATATGTATTGAGACCTGTTTGGCTTAAGTTAACCTTTGCTACAGATAATGCAACTGGCACAGCTCATGTTCCCTCTCAGCTAGCAAATCCAACAACAGGCAATCATCAAATACTTCAAGTATACATGACTAACTTTCAGTATACAGTTGCTAAAAGACTTACGCTCTTGGATTACGTTGATGTAACCATGCAGTTTACGGAGGTTTAATTGTTAACCGTATCTGGTGTAAGCAATGATATTTTTTTAAAATCCAATTCAGTAAAACTTCTTCCAATAGTTTCTGCTGAGTGGAATCAAAATGTTTTTAATCACCCCTATCTCACAGTGGCGGGGGATGGAACTCCCGTAAGTATAGTAAAAACTTCTGGCACGGTAACAGCGGTTACAGATTCTAATAAACATCCTTATTTTGATACCTTTTCTTTTCAGATGACAGGATCTAATGATCAAGTTTTATATACAGCAACTCCATCCTCCCAAACTCTGTCTAAAGCATATAAGATTGTTACATACGTTACAACAGCATCTAATACACCAATAATGGTTAATGCTTATGCAAAAGGGTCGGTAAGCAGACAGTTTGGCTCAAATAACGTAGAAGCAAACTCTTATAACTGGACCAAGCTAGAATTATATGTAGGAGCTAATGACACTATATCATCATTTACCTTACAGCTTATATTTAATAAATTTAGCACATCTGCAGAAAACCCATTAGTATATTATACTAAGCCAGAGGTATATGCAACAACTTCATTTGATTACACATACGGATCGGTTTGGTCTACAGAAACAGCATTTGCTGGTTTTAGACCAGGTGAATCCTATGTAAGAACTGGTAATAATAATTTTGTGTTTCCTGATGATTTCAGAAGAGTAAAGACTGCTAGCTTACTTAAGTCTTACACTACTAATCCATTTTACATGCCAGTAAGCCCAGTGGTCTCAACTCCAAGCTTCTTCCATTCCTCAGCCCCTCTTCCAATTTATAAGCATGGCTTAATGACGGATATATCCTCGTATAGATATTTTATATCAGATAATGTTGATACTCCATCAATCACTGGATTTTATCAAACTCCAATTGCAATGAACAAGGTTGTGGTAAAGCTTAACTCATACCTTTCTGTTCCTGGCATAAAAGTAACTGTTACAAAGTCAGACGGGTCTCAGATAATTTCAGACTCCATACTTCCAGATGATAACGGAATGGTTATCCTTTATCTAAATAATAATACTCTGACTAAAGATAAATGGTCAACCATGCCAGGGTTTACAAGCAGCGGGGATGTAACAAACTATGTATATATTAAGAGCATTACCGTAACAGGATTAGTCGCAAATGCAAGAGCAACAGTATTTAACACATCAAATGCAAACGTTTTAAATGATATGGGGCTCTTGAATGTGGTTGAAGTTTCTCCGAGATTAGAAGTTGATCTTACCCCTTATCTAATAGACGTAGCAACAAATAAGTCATTAGATAGCAAAGACACATATTTGCCAATATCAACTGTAGTAACTGATGACGCTACTATTACTCTATCTGGAATTCCTTTGGGAGATATAACAAACCCCGTTCCTATTTTTTCTAGCGTAAGCAATATCTCATCAAGCGTCTTAAAAGATATTATGAGAAAGAATGTAAAGTTTTATGTTAACTATAATTTAGTAGACTATATAGATAGCTCTTACGTTGACCAGCAGGTTAATAAGATAATCCCTGGCGGGGTCTGGTATTCGGATACCTGGCAGCAAAATGATATAGATACTGTTGTAGTTCAATGCTATGACATAACTAGATACCTGCAGTCAACCCCAGTAACTGATTATGTTGCTAACTTCAAAGATGCTTTTGAAGTAATAACTAACATTTTGGATCTAACTGGCTTTACTGATTATGATATTGATTCTTTGTATAGCGTATGCTATGATTTAAATACTCCTTTAAATATGGATTATTATTTCTGTAACTCTAAAAGCTCTACACTTATTGAGGCATTAAACCAGATATTCTTGCCTTATCAAATAGGAGCATACATAGATAACTATGGAGTTATGAAGTTCCTAAGTCTGTCTAATATATTAAAACTTCAACAAAGCTCAACTAATTTTGATCTAGATCAGAATATAGTGTTGCAAAATGGATATACTATAAATAACAAATCAAAGCCTGGAAAAATATCTTTAAGATATCAAACTCCAAAGCTTAAGCAATCTTTATCTCTTCAAAATGTTACAAACGCTGATATCAAAATTGGTCCATCTTATATTTATACTACAAGTAATGACGTTGTGTGGTCTCAGCAAAGCGTTGATTCTGTTGGACTTAATTATCTTGCTTCTAATATGGCAGTAGCTGATAGTAGCTTCTCTATTAATCAAGCAGACTTGCTTGATTCATTCCATACGTTTAATTTAAATAACGACGGATACGCTGTAATAGAAGATGAAATAGTTTCATTTATTTACAAAGAGTATACAATATCTCAATCATCAAATGGATCTGTTAGCACTACTGTATCCGTCAAAAACGATCTAGAGTTGGCAGCAGCAGTAAGTAAGTTTATCAAAGATAATGAGATTGGATTAATTCCAAATGTTGGGGTTATTGACTCAGCCACCCCGTCTACAGCAACTGTAAAAGGCAATACTCAAAAGACTACTGTGTATCACGTATCCTCTACCGCAACTACAGAAGTACCTCACCCATCATCTTCGTTTACCGTAGGCAGCCTGGTTTCAGTTACTGGCATGAGTCCAGAATCATTAAATATGTCTGGCCAAGTTATTGCAACTGGAATAAATTCATTTACATTGGTAACTGGTTCAGCAGATTCCATGACTGCTGGCTGGACAAAGGGACGGGTATCAAAAGGACAAGACTATGACGTTAAGATAACTCCCACTGGAAAGATAACAAATATCAACAGAGGTTTATTTGGAACAAACGTTTCTGATCATAAGATTATAAGTGATTTAGCAAGCAAGGGTCTTTCTGCTTCTACCGTAAATTCTAGCTACGGTATAGCAGCTCAATCTGGCAATTATTCAATAGTTACAACTCAGACAGACCCTAATAACTCAGCAGTTCAATTGCCATATTATTATGTACAGGCAAATCCAGATATAAATAGTAAAGTAATATTTTATCCAACTTCAGATGTAGATCTTAATTATAATACTTATTCTGTAAAGTTTGGTTTAAATGGGACAAGCAATCTATGCTCTGGAGGTCTATTCTTTAACGCAACCAGTTCTTCAACTGAAGGGGCGTATTTTGTAGAGCTCGTGCAGTCAGACATAGGAACAAGCCCAAATCACAATTATGTTTATGGCTTAATAGTATACAAAATCGTAAGCGGGGCCTCATCTATAGTTGCTTATTCTAATGTAAGTGGAACTGTTTATAACATACTTTCTAATTTTGAAAAACTTTATAAAAAGAATGCTTCTGCTTCAAAAGCTGATGGGTCAGATGCTTATACATTATATAGTGATCCTCATGAAGCATTTCACCTTAGATGCACTTTGGTTCCATTTGATAACGCTTCAGACGGAGAAGGTCCTGTTGGACAATCAACCTACGACGCAAATGGAGCTTTGACTGGTAATGGTTTTGCGCTTTCAGTATTTTTAAATAACTTTGAGATTCAAGGCTGGCAGGTTAAATCTGGAAATGATTGGGTCAGTACTGATAAAAACAGTATAACTAATCTAAGAAAAAAGATTATTGTTGCTCCTACTAGAAACACTAATGCTAAGTTCGGTGCTTTCTTCTCAGCTAACCCACCAGCACTTACTGGCACAAACGATAATGTACCTTACCCAGCCTCTAATAATTTTACTACTAAAGGTAATGTGGGATATTTAAGAGAGATCTATGCTTCTCAAAAAACATTAAAAGAAAGAAGCGTAAACTACTACTTCCAAGACCGTGAATTTTTAAATGCGATGATCCAAGGCCAGAGAACATTTTCTTTGTATAAAGAGTATATAATGCAGACGCAGCCAGAAATTATTGGAATAAATACTTACGATGTCCAGTATACAAATGGAGCTGCTGTTTCCGTTGATATCTTGCCAGTTGAATATGCTTGGTTTTATTATCCAGGAAACACCCTACTTGAGCAACAGTTCTTGCAGCATCAAATAGTTGATGAGTATTCAGCAGCCTATTCAACCCCAATTAATACTGGGTTTAGAGCTAAGTTTGCTGTAGCAAATAATAGCACTCACATGGTTTATTTAAAGAAAGATTCAGATGAGCTTAATGCCTTTGTAGTTAATTTAAACCTTTGGACACACGAAATCGTAGTACCCTCAGATCCAGAGATAATAGAAGTAGTTACAGACCAGGGTAACGTAGGGGAGGTAGTTCAGTTAGATTCCTCCTTCATACAGTCCAGAGACGCTGCTGGAAAGCTTTTAAAGGTCGTTGCAGCGGGAGTGGATAACTTTTCAAAAGACGTAACCCTAAGCATATTCGGAAACCCTTTAATTGAGGTGGGGGATGTAATTGGCCTAACCTATCCTTTGATGGGGATAAATGCACAGAAGTATATAGTCCATTCTGTATCTAATAATTATAATAACGGACTAACAACAAAGCTTACTCTAAACATGCTAAATAGAGGAATTAATAAATAAACCTATAAAATGGTATAATTTATATAACATAAGGAGATAAAATGGCATACATAAAAATATCAGATCCAAAGATCATTGATCTTCCAACTATCCACCAGATAATTAACGTGGTCAATCAACATAGCGATAACATATCTGCTATTACAAATAACTTTGGAAGCATCTATGCCTCAACTAGCACTGCTGACTCTACAACACAAACTCAGTTTGATATATCTTCTCAGCAAATAATGTATGGTACAAGTACAATAAGCTTGGCTACTGGTGCTACCTTTAATGGTGCTAGCAATGCCTACTACTATTCAAAAACTATAAACCTAGCAATCCCTTTTACAGACGCTAAGGGCCCAACAATTATATTAACCCCAGTAACAACATCTTTAACTAATACGTCAGTGCAAGATTTAATTGCTACAGTCGGGACAGTTAACCAATCTTCTTTTCAAATTGTTTTGAGAAAATCTGGAATTACAACTGCCAACCATACTGCATTTGGCGGTACAGCTAAAGATGGTTCATGGCTAGGCACAGGATCAGTAAACATTAACTGGATTGCATTAGGTCATAAATAATAGATAGGGGGATGGGATGCAAATTAATTTAAATCCTACTTACATATCGGACTCGTCTTCTGCTAGAAGACAGCCGATTCCTATTGACATAAATTTAGATCCAACCGCTAATTCTATTACGGCTCCATTTAAACAATCAAGATGGAATGGTTATATATCTCCAATTGGTTTAAATAAAAACATCAGTGCAATGCTTGTGGGAATCCAAGCAGCTTCATTTAGTAGCCCTAATACAGATTCAACTCCTAGCCAAGGAGGAACAAACCCAGAACCACTTCCAGGTACAGCACCACTTCAAGTTGCAAACTTGACTGCATCGTATGTTGGCAGCGATCTTGTTCTTACTTTTGATTTCGACATGTCGGATCCTCAAAATCAATTCTTTCTTAATTTTAATGTCGGAGTTAGCCTTGACGGTGGGACAACCTTTACAGTAATTAGTCCTTCATATGATAAATCACTTTTATCTTTTGGATCCGTAAATCAAACGGTAACTATAAAAAGCACGGATAGTGGGTTTGCAAATTCAGTTTCATTTAACTATGTTGAGGTTGCAACTTATGACGGGGCACTTCAAACAGCGGGGTATGTTAAGGCAGCCATATCAAATACCTACCAGTCATTACTTCCAGCACCAATAATCACAGAAGCAGATGCAACATCTTCTTACATAATTACTACAACAAATATAGACGCAGCAAAAGCTACTCCAAATGGCAATTTTTTATCTGAAATCATTCAAGAGTTTGTTTACCCGACCACTGGATTGACATCTGCTCAGGTGGACACAGCTGCTGCTGCATCAAGCGTTGGTTGGGTTCAGGTAGGAGAGCCAAAGACCATAAGCCCAGCTTCTGTATTTGCTGCAGACGGGGCTCATAGATATGTAAGAGCTTGGTTCATGGAAACAACTGGTGCAAAGTCTGCTTATTCAAATTACGTAGAAGCAACACCAACTGCTCTGCTTCCAGCAAACAATTTACCACCAGCAAATGCCACTAATGTCTCAGCATCATTTTCAAATAACGGGGCGGGAGATGATGTAGTAGTAACCTATACACTTCCCTCTATAGTAGATTCAGATTTAAATAAACCAGTAACAGTTAAAGTTAAATTAGTTCCAACTGCAGCTAATAATCTATCTGGCTTCTTTTATCACACTATAGCAAGTAAAACAGAAACATCATTTACAATCCCTAAGAATTTAATATTCGCACAGTTTGGACAATACTATAAATCTTATAGCGGAACGTTTGTTTTGCAATCCCAGTATGGAACAGAAAGCTCTACTGTTCAGAATATAACTACATTTAGCAGAACTAGTTCTATAGGATCGGTAGTGCCAGTAGCAACTATCACAAATGTAATTGATGGTTATAACGTACAGTTTGCTCTTGGAACAACTGGCGCATCTTATGGTGAAGTATATCAATTCTTTATTGACCCAACTGGATCATTCGCAACAGTTGACATGCCAGATTATATGGATGCAACATTTGCTTCTGGTGGAGCGTCTGGTCAAAAAACTTTTGTTGTTAATTCAATTTCAATGGAAAATGGCGGATTTACATTACCAACTGGTAAGACTGTAAATACCTATGTTGGATATCCAATAACTGGAACTGGTATTCCTACAAATACTTGGGTTACCTCTATAACTGGTTCTGGCCCATATACGATTACGGTCAACAACAATTTAACTCAGCAAGCAGCTGGCAATTATCACATGCAGTCTTTGGTTTATTCAGGCACAGGCCCAGCAAGCGTATTCGATAATTTATATGCAACTGGTTATTTGATTTTAAGATACTATGATATTTACGATTCTCCTTCGCAAAATTCTATAGTATATCAAGTTACTCCAACAAACCCATCAATATCTGTTATTCAAAATGCTGTGCAAATTGGTGGTGGCGGATCAATATTTGTTGGCAATAGTGCAACAACAGGCTCAAGAATTGTATTGGGTCCTTCAGGCAATAAAGGTCCAGATGGCACATCAGCTTATTCTGGTATATTTGCTTTTGATTATGGTTCAACAGCTTCAACCCCAGCGTCAACTGCAATAATTACAAACCCAGGAGCATCTAGTTATACATTTGAAACTACTAATGCAAAAATTGCCGATTGGTCAATCAACAGTACTCAGATCCAAAATACATTAGGATCTGCTTCAAACTACGTAGGAATGTCTGCTACTGGCACATATTCATTTTGGGCGGGGTCTGCAACAAGCGGTGGTGACTCACAAGCTAAGTTTACAGTAACACCAGGTGGAGCAGTAGTAGCAAGAAACATCCAAATTATAGGTAGTGGCGTTGGCTCAGACACATTAATTAGTGCAGGCACTGGATTTTATGTTTATGGAGATGGAAGCATCACTGCAAGCAAAGCAACCATTACTGGTTCCATAACAGTCAATCAAGCTTCTAATTTTAACAGCAGCGTTACCATTGGATCTTCTGGTTATTTAATTGTAAATGGCCCAGGAAGTGCTTATGTAAAAATGGGTGGTGCGGGTATCATAGCATCTCCAAATGGCTCAACAGTAACAACACAAATATCATCTAGCCCTATAGGAGAAGATGGAGTTACCCTTGCTACAAACTCTGCTTATCTTGGAAGTTTATCTGGAGCATCAGGAGCATGGATTGTTAAAGCTGGAAAGATATATTCTGGTCAGCTAGAATTAAGCTCTGCAAATGGAACTATAACTGCTTATCCAACTGATTATAATGCAACGCAAAATAATTATGGTGTTAGAATTTATGGCGGGTCTTCCACTTCAAATGGTTATGCAATAAGCGTAGGAGCTTTAGATACAATACCTAAGTTCTTTGTGGATCATCTTGGTAATGTAACAGCAAGTTCTGCCACAATAAAGGGTAAAGTAACTGCAACTGAAGGTTACATAGGAAGTGATACTACTGGTTGGACAATCACAAGTAGCTATTTAAGATCTAAAGGATCTAACTCTTATGTTTCTTTAGATTCAGCAGGAGCTCAATTGCAGACATATTCTGCTGGATCATCCGCTTTAGGTTCTTTGGTTACATTCAGTGCATCTAACAGTGGAGGAGTAATTAATCAAACCTCAGCTTCTGCAGCTGCTATTGATACTACTACTTCTTTTGGTAACGGACAAATTACATCTAATGGATACACCGTATTAAGTACAGCAAAAGCTTTTCAAGTTTTTGGTAGCAATCAAGGCAGAGGAGCAGTTCCGCTTATTTCTATAGATCCAGATGGGTCTTCAACTATTTGGAACCATGCGGATAATAATGGAGTAATTACTCAGCAGGTAGTTGGACAATCATTTGCAGCTATAAGTACTGGCGTGATATACTTGGACAGTAGTGACGTTATTATAGGAAATAGTCCTAATGGATATATTTATTTAAATGGTAACATGAGAGTTAGAAACGCAACTGATATAGTAGGAACGATAGGCTTCGTTAGAAATATTTATGTAAACAGCGGATCGGGTCCAGCAGTTGGTTCAACGGGTACAGGCTTTGTTGGAGACCTGTACGTAACATACTAAAGGAATAAAATGGGTTTAAGAGTTAATGGCGGTAGCTGGCAAAACGTTACCAATTTTAAAGTAAAAACCGATTCTGGCTGGGCAAAAGTTAAAAAAGGATTTGTAAAGGCTGCAAAAGGTTGGGTTCAATTCTGGCCAAAATCAGGACCTTATACTACAACATCTCCTTATTTTTCTACTTCAGCATCAGATGGCGCAACAGCATACGCCAGAAATGATATCATAATAACCAGCACAAGCCTTTATGGGCAAAAAGGTGTTTGGGTTCCAAACGGATATGTTATAACAAACTATCAGTACACCGTTTTTTCTTCTCCAATTCCTAATCAATTAGGCGTTGCATGCGACACTGGAACTTATAATAACCCAGTAAACATTCCTTTAAGTACATCTAGTTTTAACTATGATGGAACTTATATTACGTTTGATATTCAAGCTAATACCACAACAACAGATATTATTGGAGATGATAACTCACTACCAATTCAAATATTTGTGCATAGAAATCCACCACGTAGCATCAGTGCATCATTTACAAAAATTTTAAATATACTTCAATACAACTCTACCTGGGATTCATCTGCTGGCTATCTTCCAGATACTACAAGATCAACAATAACTTTGTATAGAAGTTCTTCCCCTGGAACAACAGGTGGAACTGTATATCAAACAATTAGTCAAATTAGCTATGAGTCCTCAGACGGAACAAGTTATGGCTCTATAGCAAACTTTGATTTAGGACAAGACCCAACAAATAGTGGTATGTATTTTTATGCTGTAGAAACTCAATTTAATTCAGGTACAGATTTTTCTGGTTTAACTCAGGGTATTTCTTTAACTACAAATTATGGATTGTTTACAGCGTCTTCAATTCCAGTAAATAAAACTAAACCTTCTATAACATATACCCCTAGTGGAGTAGATCCAACTGCAGGAATAACAACTTTTAGTACAAATGGTGGAACTTGGACGGGAGATGCGCCAATAACACTGTCGTATGATTGGCAGTACCTTAGACAAAGTGATCTTACCTATCAAAGTATTGGAGCCTATACAAGTTCTTATTCTCCTCCATGGAATTTTAATTCTTTATTTAAAAATTTTGGTTTACTTTGTAAGGTAACAGCTAATAACCCAGTAGCTACTGGAAACAATGGTGTCGTAGCTTATACCGATATCGTTTCAGTTATGGATGGAACTAGTCCGCAATTAACTTTAATATCAGCCCCAGTTGCGTCACCAAGCACTGTTTATGAAGGTGCTACTGCCACAGTAAGTCCTGGCACATATAGTGGGGCAACTCCTATTACTTATACCTATCAATGGTACTACTTTAGCCCAACTGGATATGTATACAAACCATTGCCAGGAGCTACATCAAGCAGTTATACATTTGCACCTAATTTTCATAGTCTTTATCCAAACTTTGGTGTGCATTGTACTGTAACTGCTACAAACGCTTATGGCTCTTTGTCTACACAATCAAATGATATTAGTGTTGTCCCGCCAGTTTTGTCACAGTCTTCTTCTCCAACAATTCAAGGATCTGGTGTTGTAGGAACTGCTATAACTTGGAGTGGTGGAACTTATCAAAATTATGCTAGCGTTACTTCAGCATTGGTTGGAAATACTTTTACACCAAACAGTGGGTCGGGAGTGCCACTAGACACTAGCGGATATTATGTAGTTATGCCACTAGATGCAGCATACCCTCCATACATTTTTGCAGTTAGAGATACTGTTGTTGATTTATCAGGAACTACACATTACTATTACAGTAGTACAATCATTGCATCAGCAGCAGCATCTGTTACGCCTGCTGTCACAGCCGTTACCCCAGCCGTTACATCTGTCACGCCATCTGTAACAGGAATTGTTTATCCTGGTGGTGGACCAAATCCTGGTGCTGTTACACCTTCTGTAACATCCGTTACACCAGCTGTTACAGCCGTCACTCCAGCCGTAGTTCCTGCGGTTTCTCCACCACCAAGCTTTGTTGTATACCCAGGAGGAGGAAACGTTTCTCCAGCGGTAACTCCATCAGTTACTTCTGTCACACCTGCGGTCACACCTGCGGTCACACCTGCGGTTTCTCCACCACCAAGCTTTGTTGTCTACCCAGGTACATTCACCCCACCAGGGTTCTTTGCGCCACCAGGGTTCTTCACCCCACCAGGGTTCTTCACCCCACCAGGGTTCTTTACCCCACCAGGTTTTTTTACCCCGCCAGGGTTCTTCACCCCACCAGGGTTCTTTGCGCCACCAGGGTTCTTCAGCCCTCCAGGCTTTGCGGTATTTCCTGTGCCAGGATCTGAAATTATTGATGAAATTATACAACAAGAAATGGATGAAAATGATGGAATATAAAGAGATAGGCCCTGGCCTTCGTGTGTATCAAAATGTTATTGATAATTTTGATGAACAGTACAAAGAAATAAGATCTTTGTTTGAATCAGAAAATTTTCAATGGGGGGAGCCCATGATAATAAGTGATGGATACAACATAGTTGATTATCACGTTAGAAAGTTAAAGACTTCTGGAATTCCATACGAGCTTTCCAAAAACCCGCCAGAAACTGGAAAAGATAAATGGGAAGATTTACAAATAAAACTTGGCTCTGTTATGTACAAATACTTCACCCCAGTAGAAGAACATTACAAGGGTGATTTTGGTGTAGAGACTAGATCGCATGATTTATGGAGTATTTTAAATTATGGAGAAGGAGAATACTTTAGAAATCATTTGGATGATTGTTTAGAATTTCCAAGAACTGTTTCTGTAATTTATTATTTAAACGATGATTACGACGGCGGAGAAATTATTTTTCCTAGATTTGGAGTCATATATAAACCTAAAGCCAATGATCTATTGGTATTCCCATCTTCTTATGTATATAACCACTCAGTAAATAATGTTTATAATGGACATAGATATGCTGTAGTAAGTTGGCTTGATTAAAAATGCATGAAATAGTCGGTGCAGCTGGTCTGGAATATCCAAACTATGACGGGATGAGTATTGAAAAACATCAAGGCATCGGTCCTATTTATACATTTAAAAATCTTATAATAAATAAAGGTAAAAGTAATAAGCACTTATCTGGCAAATGGATGGTAATTGCAAATCCTTATTATTATGGACACTACTTGCAAGAAAGTATTGGTCCAATGTTGTATTATAAAAATAATATAGATCCAGATATTAATATACTTTGGTTAAATCAAGTCTTACCAAGCAATGCTCATGACTCAAATAGTTTTAGTGTAATTGGAAAAGAATCTTTAAATCTTTTTAAATTAGATAAAGATATTGTTATGACCCCAGAAGAATTTTTTAATACAGAAATAGTATTTGAAAATTTAATTACTTTTTTTTATTCATCAAGATTTGTTCCAGGATTAAAAATAGATAATTATATATTTAAAGATTTATTCCAGCATGACAATGAATTAATAAACAAAGAGCTGAAAACATACTACTCCAGTAAATTAAAAGAAGATCAATCTTTACCTAAAAAAATATTTTTAAGCAGGAAAAAAAGAAGTGAATTAATTGAAAAATTTAATAATGGTGAAGACCCATTAAGGCATGCACCAATGTTCTATCATGATGCTATAGAAAATTTCTTTAAATCTGAAGGCTATGAAGTGCTTGAAATGAGCGGGAAGACTGTTGTAGAGCAAGCATCTTATATGTATAATGCAACCCATATAGCTGGCATAGCAGGCACAGCATTTTTAAATGGAATATTTGCCAAAGAATCTACAAAGTTTTATTTAATTAAATCAGAGATTAACTATTCTTATAAGCACGAGTTAGATTCTTATGCTGTTTCAAATACTGATTTTAAATTTATAGAGATGTATAATAAGGAAAGCTACAGCCAGGTATATGCTGAAGTGTCAGAAAAGTATTGGAATATTAATGAATAAAGAATTTATAGATAAATTTAATGAAGTAAAAGACGGACAAGAAGAGTTTGTTTTTAGGAACGCTTTTCCAAATGTTGTGTCTTTTGATGAATTTTTAGACTTTAGAGAAAAATCTAAAGTTGCTGTTGATACTCGTTGGGAGTATGACTTTAAGCTTTCTATTAGTTTTGATTATGACGGATCGCCAATTCTTTCTGATAACGAAGCTTTTTCTTATTTTAGATCAAATCTCTATGAAGTATGGGGAGATACATTATGGGATGAGCCAGCCATTATTATGACAGAAGTTCTAGGCGAAGGAAGTGGCTTGGGACCACATGAAGATCCATGTGAGCAAATTCATTGGAGCTGTGTTGGAGAAACTTATTGGACTGTGTTTCGTTTTGATGGAACAGAAGTTAGTTATACATTAAATCCTGGCGATGTGATATTTCTTCCAGACTCCATGAAACACGGGGTTAAAAGTTTAACGGTTCCAAGAGCAGGTATAGCTTATTCCATTGATAAGAAAAATTATAGGAAAGATGGCAAAAGAGGCAAGTATGCTGATCTATAAAAATTTACTTGATGAAGATTTTGCTGACAAGCTTTATAATTACGCAAATGATGTTATGTATGGTAAAAACACAGAAATAACGAGGGTGTCATCAAATTGGGCTTGGCCTATAGATGCTAGAGACGACAGTACTTCTGTATTTGTAATTGAAATGAATAAAGAAGATCTTGGTAAATTTGAAAGTGCACTGGAGGCAGCAAATATATTTGATCCAAATAAACATATGCCAGTCAGTGTGGCAAATTTATATGTTTGGACAAAAGATTCCTATATCCCAAGGCATACCGATAACCATTTTGGCAAAGCTGTTACTGTCTATTTAAACAGGGTTTGGGAATATGATGATGGCGGTATGTTTATGTGGCAAGATGGGGAAGAGTGGAAAGCTATCCTACCATCCTTTAATTTGTGCACAGTAAATGAAGGCGGGCTGGATCATGGAACAGCCCCAGTCAAAACAACCGATAGGTTTAGAATAACCATCCAGTGCTTCATTTATAATAGAAATGATGGTATCATAGAGTAATATGGAGGAAAAATGTCAATAGAACTATCAGACTTGGAAAAATCTACTATTTTAGATCAGCATATTAAGAACTTGGGATATGCTATGTACAACATTCAGCTCAGCTTAAGAGAAGCACAAGCAGTAGCATCTCCTAACCCAGAGACAATTATGTCGTTAAATAATCAACTTAGCGATGCAAATGCTCAGATGGCTGTTTTGCAAGCAGAGCTGTCTTCATTAAAGTTGTCGGATCCAACACCAGGAGCATAAGGAATAATATAAATGGATAAAGCGGAATTAGTAATTACCGCCCTACAACAACGTATGGGTGAGTTAGTTTCAAATTATGAAACTCAAATAGCGGTATTAAGAGCTGAAATAACAATGCTAATGAATGAAAAAGAATCTAAAGAACAAGCTGCGTCTGACTACAGCGAAAGTTTAACCAAAGCAACAAAACAAGCAGTTGCAAAATAAAAACCAATAATGTACATTATTAGATAACTTGAAAGGTTATTAATTGACTAATGATTTAAAGTGGATGCTTTCATCCGACCAGCAGTTTCCATATCAAGACGACAAAGCTATTGAGCTTTGGTTTAAAGTTATGAAATGGTTCAAACCAGATGTTGTTGATTATTTGGGCGACACTGACGATCAAGCTTGCTACAGCAAGTACACAGAAGGCAGATCTGCCGAATTTTTACAATTGCATAAAGACGATAGCAAAGATCTTATTGTGCCGATGATGAGGCATGAGGCAAAGGGTGCTAGAGATTTTTATGCCAAGACTAGAGAGATGTTGCCAGACGCACAGCTATTTTCTGCGCTGGGAAACCATGATATAAGAATCTTTGATTACATTGACAAGAAGCTTCCAGATTATGCCAAAGACATTACACCAGAATCATTATGGTCTTTAGACTCTTTGGGTTATGATTATATTTATTATAACGAGTTACCAAGACATCGTTTTGGAGATATTCATGTTCATCATGGTCTTTCAATTGCTGACACTGGTGCCGTAAGAAAAGATATTGATGATTTGCAAATTTCATTAATTAGAGGTCACTCGCACAGAATTGCCTCACATTTTCAAACATACGAGCTTCCAGTTGCAACAGGGGGAAGAACAATTCGTGGTTATGAGATTGGTCACATGTGTGACGAAAAGAGTTCTGGTATGAAGTATACACAGAACCACAATTGGCAAAAAGGTTTCGCTATCGCACATATTGAGAATGGAACACATCCTCATGTTCAGATAGTGGAAATTTCCCCAGACTATACATGTTATGTTGACGGGAAACTATTTAGTGTCTAAAGGAGACAAAATAATGAAGATTAATCAAGCATTAATCGCATCATATGCTCGTAACTTGCTCGGTCAGGTTATTGCAGCAGCAACAATCGTATCAAGCACAAGCCATGTTTCGGTTGTTAACTTTAAGGGTGCACAGTGGGCACTTGTAGCAAACGCTCTTTGGGGTTCATTAGTCCCAGTAATCTTGCGTTTTGTCAACAAGAAGGATCCAGCATTCGGTATCGTTGCAGAGCAGGCAACATCTGCTGTGACAGCAAAGTTGAACGCTACTAAGTAATTAGAGACAAAACTTAATATGTGGTGTAAAAAATGTCAGGGCAGAGTTTATATAGATCGTGTTTTTTCACAAAAACTGAGGATAGAACTATATTGCTTAGCTTGTGGAAAAAGATGGTTTGTTAAAAAAGATGGGAATGCATTCGGACAATGGCTAAACAATCAAGAAAGAAAGCTGAACGCCGATTATTGTATTTCTACTTAAACGACTCCCTTCACAAAGCACTTCAAGTTAATAGAACTGAAGATACTGTGATTGCCTGGGATTTTGTTCGGGATAAGCGTGTGGCTTATAACTACACAGATGTGCAGAAAAATAAAAAACACGCTTATTCTATTTCAGAAGTAGGAAAGCTTATCAACCGACATGTTGATACGATTAAGAGACATTTAAGATCTGGTGATATACCTAAGCCTCAACAGGCCCATGCTTTAGACGATAAAAATAAATTAGGTAGATATTATTTCACCGATGAAGATATTAGAAATATTAGAGAATTTTTTAAAACAGTTCATATAGGCAGACCTAGAAACGACGGGGCTGTAACAGCTAGCAATATTCCTAGTAAAGTAGAACTAGAAGCTTTACTACGTAATGAAACAATATTATACGTCAAGGATAACGATGGGGCTTTTGTCCCAGTTTGGAAACAACCAGAGTGGTAGAGAATAATAAACTAAATAAAGAAGCAAAACATGCGTTAAACTTATCTTTAAATATATTAGAACACGCAATGGACTTAGCTTTACAAAAGGAAGACCTAGATGCTATAATTGCAATATCAGACAGAATGATGTTGCTATACCAGCACTTGGCAGATAAGAATACTAAAAAGTTTAAGACTGGTTTTGGTTTCCCACCTCTAAAGAAAGAAGATGAGCAGGATGGATCAGACGAAGATTAAGGTAGAACTAAACTTTACACGCAATCTAGGAAACTTTGAAAGCGTTAAGGTTGGTTTAGGTATTGAAGATTGGGTTCGTGAGGGTGAGAATACCACCACAGCCACAGATCGTGTATACAAGTTTGTAGAAAATCAGTTAATAGAAAAAGTAAATCAGATAGAAGCTGAGATTAAAGGTAGAAAATAATGGCAAAGCAAGATGCCCAACAAGCATACGCACTAGTATCCTTGTATATTGCCCTGTATAAAACACATTATACTCGCCAGCCTGTAGTAAATAGATATAGGGAAAAGTGGGCAATGCAAGATGTTATTGATACTGTTGGATTTGATAGAGCCAAACAGTTGCTAGAATATTATTTTAAATGTAATAAGCCAGGGCATCCTTTAAATTGGTTTTTATACAACTTTGACAGAATAGATGATGTTATGGTAAAATCTGAAGCAGATAAAGAACGTAGAAGAATGTTAATGGAACAAACTAAGCTTTTAGTAGAAACGGAATCTAATGAACACTGAGGCAGCTGTATTATCAGCCGTATGCAAGAATAAAGATATTGCAACAGTTTTGGCAGATAACGTTGATGATATTTTTATATCACATCGTGATGTGTGGGAAGGTTTAAAGTCTTATTATTTAAAGTTTAGAGCGGTCCCAGATGTCTCCGTGCTACAGGAAAAGTTTAAAGATTTTGAACCAGAAGCAGTCAAGGGCGAGACTGGTTATTACTTAGATAACCTAAAGAATGAATTTCTCACTAATAAGATTAAAGACCTTCTTTTAAAAAATGGATCTAAGTTAAAGACAGATTCGGCAACAAGAGTTCTTCTTGAGATGCAGACTGAAATTTCTAATCTGACTAGAATTACTGGTAATGTAAGAGATGTTGATTTAACTGATTTTGCTTTAGCTGAAAAACATTTTGAGTCAGTGCGTGAGCGTTCTCTTGCTATGGGAGGAAGCCCAGGAATTAAAACTGGGTTTAAGGCTATTGACCTAGCATACCCCACAGGAATGGCTCCAGGACACCTTATCGTCATGATTGGCTGGGCGGGTAGGGGTAAGACTTGGATGTCATCTTATCTAGCCTGTAAAGCCTGGGAACAGGGTTTTAAGCCTATGATTATCTCCCTTGAGATGTCGCCAGAAAATATGAGAGATCGTATCTATACCATGATGGGCTCAGGTTTATTTAAAGCTTCAGACTTCCAAAAGGGTATGGTAAATACCGATGATTTCCATAGCTGGGCTGAAAATAAATTTACTGATAAGCAAGGCTTTATTCTTATTTCTAATGAAGGTCAAGGTCAAGTAACTCCAAATACTGTTCAAGCTAAGATTGACCAGTATAAGCCAGACCTTGTTATCTTGGATTACCACCAGCTATTTAATGATTCATCAGGAGCTAAATCAGAAGTAGAGCGTAACCGTAATATTTCTCGTGATTTTAAGTTGCTAGCAGTTAGAAACGGTATTCCAGTAATTGATATTACTGCTGCAACCATGGACGATATTTCAGATCAAGAAGCTCCACCACTTCTTTCACAAGTTGCTTGGTCAAAAGCTATTGAATATGATGCTGACATGGCTATGGCAATTCACAAGCGACCAGATACAAATATTATGGAAGTGGTCAGTAGAAAGAACCGCCACGGTACAGACTTTGCATTTTATCTAGATTGGGACTTAAACCGTGGAGTTGTTCAAGAAATCTATGAAATGGATATCCCACAGCTTTAAATCTTTGTAATACACTTTGCGTCTAGTATAATTAGATAGACAGTAAGGCGCAAAATGTTAAAAAGAAATATTAAAGCTTTTCTAATTGGGGGTGTCATTAAAGATGATGCTTCCATTGGTAAGTCACGCCTTATGTATGAAAGAACTTTACTTCAACAAATGCGGGATCGTGGCTATGTCCCAGTGCTTGATCTAGAACCACAGTTTTCAATTAAGTATAATGAAAATAAAGACACGTATAGTTTTAATTTAGAAATGTTTGGTGTCTATGTTGGTAAAAAGAAAGCGCAAGAAATAGAAGGTTTTTCTGGGCAACAATTTTATAAAAGAAACACTAAGCAAGTATTAAGCCCACCACCACAGTTTATTATAAACGTTCCACCACAATTTGCACAGAACTAGACAGATAATAATTCTTGATGCTATAATTCATTAATGCTTATGGAAAAATATAGTCCCTCACAAGTACGTGAAGTCGTTGAAGGCATAGGCATGAAAATCCACCATTACTCACAAACAGATTATTTTTGTTACTGTCCATTTCATAGCAACACTAATACCCCATCTTTTGCAATCAGCAAAACAACTGGGGCATACATTTGTTACAATCCCTCTTGCGATGCTCGTGGAGGTTTAGAAGATTTAATTATTCAAAAAGGATCAATGGGTCAATTTGAAGCAGCACGTTTTATTAGACTGTTACAAAAAAATAGACCAGATACTTTTGACAAAGATTTAGAAGAGTTGTTTGAAGAGAAACCTGATTTCATAGAGTTTCCTCAAGATACTCTTGACAGCTTACACAATGGTTTAAATGAAGAGTCTAGGAATTATTTTCATGGTCGTGGCATTAACGATGAGTCTATTGATTATTTTTATTTGGGATATTCACAAAAACAAGGGATGGTAACAGTCCCATTACACAGCCCAACAGGAATGCCCGTAGGTATTATTGGCAGATCTATTGAGGGTAAGAGGTTTAAGAATAGCGATAATTTGCCCAGAAGCTTAACTATGTTTAACTTGCATAGAGCAAAGAAAACAAGTGCAACAATTATTGTTTGTGAATCTTCTTTTGATGCCATTAGAATTCATCAAGCGGGGTATCCAAATGTTGTTGCTACTTTGGGTGGCGGTATATCTAAGCAAAATGTTCATAATTTAAATAAGTATTCTTCATCTTTAATCATTGCAACTGATGCTGATGAAGCTGGTAGAAAGCTGGGAATGGAAATTGTCGGTAAGCTCCCAGGTAAAAGTGTATCTTGGGCTTCATTTGATGATGGTATTGTATATCCTCATGATGCAAAAGACGTGGGTGATCTCACAGACACAGAAATAAAACAATGTATCAAAAATGCTATAAGTCATTTTGAGTATATTAATTGATGGTATAATAGTAACACAGGGCATCGTATAGCCCATTACACTAAGGAGAATATATATGGGAATCGTAACAGGTTTAGCAGCCATGAACAAGGCAATGGAACCAACACACACATCTTCAGATTCACAAAAGGGAAGATGGCTACAACTTAAAGACGGACAATCTGTAAAGATCCGTTTTCTTCAGGAGATTGATCCTGACTCAGCAAATTACAACAAAGAAGCTGGCCTCGGCATCGTAGGCATTGAACACACAAATCCAAAAGATTACAAGCGTAAAGCTGTATGCACCTTTGAAGACGAAGGTCAGTGCTTTGGTTGCGAACAGCATCGCCGTGATCCGAAGGCTGGTTGGAAAGCTCGTCCACGTTTCTACGTTAACGTTTTGGTAGAAGATGGAAATGAAGATCCATATGTCGCTATTCTTTCTCAGGGAACAGGCGCAAAGTCAGCTACACCAGAAATTGGTTCATACGCTTCAGAAACAGGAAGCATTACAAACCTTGTTTGGAAATTAAAGCGCACAGGAGAAAAGACTGATACTAACTACAGCATCATTCCTCTTCCAACAGCAGAAGTCAAGCCTATTGATTTTTCAAAGTATGAGCTTTTTGACTTGCCTAAGACAGCTGTTCGAACAGTTGCTTACGCAGATCAGGAAAACTTCTACATGGGCGTAGTTTCAGACTCTTCTCAAGAATCAACAACCTCAACATCAGTTGAGTGGTAATCTAGACTAATCGGAGTATTGGTGAATTTCACACATTTACATGTGCACTCGCACTATTCTTTAATGGATGGTTTGTGTTCCCCTGAAGAGCTATTGACTGCTGCAAAAAATGCAGGACAAACAGCAATGGCTATTACAGACCATGGAACGCTATCTTCTCATAGAGATATGCAAGTTGCAGCTAAAAAGCTGGGGATGAAGCCAATACTCGGACTAGAGGCTTATATATCTGCTACTGACCGTTTTGATAAGAGAGATATTAAAAAACGTGATGATAACACTCAGGTGTTTAATCATATTATTTTGCTAGCAAAAAATAACGAAGGTTTAAAGAACCTACAAAAGCTTTCTGAAATTGCTTGGAATGAAGGATACTACCGCAAGCCTAGAATTGATCTTGAAATACTTGATGAGTATGGCGACGGGATTATTGTATTGTCTGGCTGTATGAATGGCCTTATTGCAAAGGCTATTCAGAACAATAATATGGATAAGGCTTTTGAATATGCCCGTTGGTTTAAAAACCGATTTGGCGATGACTTTTATCTTGAGATGCAGTCGCATAATGACAAAGAGGTCAACGATGGGCAAAGACTTATATCTAAAGAGCTAGGTATCAAAATGGTTGCTACTGGAGATTGCCACTATGCAACAAAAGACCAAAAGGCTTTAGAAGAGGTTTTGCTTATTCTTTCCACTAAACCAAATCTTGGTGACGGGGTTAACTATGAGTCGGGCAAAAAGCACAAAGATATCTTTGATAGATTTAATCACCTGTACCCAGACCGTCCAATTTCTTTTCAGGATATTAATGTTTATATCCAGAGCTTTAAAGAAATCTCATCTGATTTTGGTGATGATTGGGATCAAAGCATTTACACAAATACTCAGGAAATCGCTGACAAGGTTGAGGAGTATGAATTCCACCAGAACCTGCAGCTCCTACCTAACCCTAAAAAAGATGCACATAAGCAGTTAATTGAAATGTGTAACGATACTCTAAAAGAAAAAGGATTAGATAATGAAGAATACAAAGAAAGACTTAAAGAAGAACTTACTGTTATCAAGGACAAGGAATTTAGTAGTTATTTTCTTGTTGTTGGCGACATGGTACGTTGGGCTAAAGAAAATGAAATCATGGTTGGGCCAGGACGTGGATCTGCAGCAGGATCTCTAGTCTGCTATCTGCTTGGCATTACAGAAGTAGATCCTATTAAATATGATTTGCTTTTCTTTAGATTCATTAACCCAGAGCGTAATGACTTCCCAGATATTGATACAGACTTTATGGATCGCCGTCGTGGCGAGGTAAAAGAGTTCTTGCGTAAAAAGTTTAAGAATGTTGCCTCTATCTCAACCTATCAATACTTTAAGGATAAAGGTGTTGTAAGAGATGCGGGTCGTGTCTTTGATGTACCTCTTGGAGAAATCAATAAAGCTCTTAAGGGCGTTGAAACTTTTGAAGAGTTTGAGTCTAACAAAAATGTTGATTGGTTTAAACAAAAGTATCCAGAGGTTCTAAAGTTTGCTTCTGATTTGCGAGGCAGAATCCGTTCCGTAGGTATTCACGCAGCGGGAGTTGTGGTGGCTAAAGAACCAATTTCTAAGTATGCTCCCATTGAATCTAGAAGTGATAAAGACGATGATGTGTCTGGTCGTGTACCAGTAGTTGCTTATGATATGGATCAGGCAGCAGATATTGGTTTGATTAAGTTTGACGTTTTGGGTCTTAAGACCTTATCGGTAATTCAAGATACCGTCAAAATGGTTAAAGAGCGTCACAAAGTTGATATTGATTTAAATGCTTTAGACTTAAATGATAAGCTTGTGTTTGATGATTTAAATGCTGGATTTACCAAAGGTGTATTCCAAGCTGAAGCAACGCCATACACCAATTTGTTGATAAAGATGGGCGTTGATAATTTTGAAGACTTGGTTGCCTCTAATGCTTTGGTTCGTCCAGGTGCTATGAATACGGTGGGTGCAGAGTACCTTGCACGTAAGCGTGGGGAAAAGATGACTACCTATAGCCACCCAATCATGAAGCCGTTCACAGAGCGTACATACGGAGTTATTATTTATCAGGAACAGGTTATGCAGGCTTGCGTACACTTGGGCGGGATGTCGTGGTCTGAAGCTGATAAAGTAAGAAAGATCATTGGTAAAAAGAAAGATGCAAAGGAGTTCGATGTATTCAAAGATAAGTTTATCGAAGGCGCAAAGCGTTACATTTCTAAAGAAGATGCTGAGCAACTTTGGCACGATTTTGAGGCTCACGCTGGGTATTCTTTTAATCGTTCCCACGCTGTTGCTTACTCTATGCTTAGCTATTGGACTGCTTGGCTTAAACATTATTACCCAACTGAATTTGTATTTGCTCTTCTCAAAAACGAAGGTAACAAGGACACAAGAACAGAATATCTCATTGAAGCCAAAAGACTTGGTATTAAGATTCTCTTACCCCATGTCAACGAATCAGGATTAGACTTTACTATTCAAGGCAACTCTATTCGATTTGGCCTGTCCGACATCAAGTTCATATCAGAGACAATTGGAAAAAAGATTATTAATGCTGGTCCTTATACCTCTTACGCACATTTGCTCCAGGTAGCTCAGGAAAAGAAATCTGGCATTAACTCAAGAGCTATAGATTCTTTAAATGCCATCGGTGCAGCAACGTTTGAAGATAACAAGCGCACTGGAAAAGAATCTGAAAATTATTATGAGTACTTAAATATTCCAAAATTTGATACTCGTGGCATAACAGCCCATATTAGATCTCAGGTAACTCCATTAGAAGAGTTCCTTGAAGAGGGAACGTTTATCCTTTGTGCGATGGTTAAATCAATCAAGAAGGGTAAGGGTTGGTCACGTGTAGAGCTTGTTGATGACACTGGTGCAATTGGTATTTTCCACAGTGAAAACACACAAATTGAGACGGGAAATATGTATTTCTTCTTAGTTGGTGATAATAGAATTCACAGATATGTTACAATAGCAGATGTAGTGGAGAAGAAAGATGATCCGTTTATTAACTATTTACATATTAAAGAGTTTGAGATTCCAGATAATAAGGATTCTTATGTGGTTGATTTTACCCACTATCAAACAAAACAAAAGAAAATGATGGCTCACATAATATATTGTGATAATCAAAAACAGATGTATCGTGTAATTGCTTTTCCAAAGACTTACACGTTAGCTTTAGGAAAGATGAAAGCAGGATCTTTCTGTTCCCCCATTGTTGCAGAGTTAGACGATGGAACCAAATTCGTAAAGGATATAAAATGACAGATGAAACAACACAGTCAGCAGTAGAATCTAATATTGTTGACGCAGTAGAAGCAGTACCAGCAGCAAATGACGTTAATATCAGCGTTGAGCAGATCTTAGCAGCAATTTTAAATAAGGTTGGCAAGACTAATATTGTCTTAGAAGACCTTGTTGCAAACTACTCTACAAAAACAATTTCAGTTAATCAACTAGAAGATAAGTCGGTTACATTTGAGCTTGTTGATATTGATTCAATCCAGCCAGAAGAATTAGCAGAATAATACATGACTGTAGTAGCAGATAAAATATTAGCAAGTCTAGATCCAAAAACTAGACAAAGAATACAACTTGCTACTGATGTGAGTTCTGAGCGACAAAAGACACCAAGCATAGGATTAACATTAGCACTCAAAGGCGGTCTTGGCTTTGGTAGACAAGTTCTTATTTGGGGAAACAAATCTGCAGGTAAATCTTCTTTTTGCTTGCAGATGATTGGTATGGCTCAAAAAGAAGGAAAGACTTGTGCATGGATTGATGCAGAGTCTTCCTATGACCCCCAGTGGGCAGCAGAGCTTGGAGTAGATTCATCTTCCCTTATTTATTCTTCGGCTAAAAGTATTAATGACATGGTTGATGTTGCAACGCAACTTATGGATGCGGGTGTTGATATAATTGTTGTTGACTCTATTTCAGCATTGCTACCAGCTATTTATTTTGAAAAAGATAGCAATGATTTAAAGAAATTAGAAGACACCAAGCAAATTGGTGCAGAAGCAAAGGACATGACACATGCAGTCAAAATGCTTAACTACGCAAACAAAAATACGTTACTCGTTCTTATTTCTCAGCAGAGAAACCAGTTTGGTACTATGCATGCGTCGCATATCCCGACAGGGGGCATGGCAGTTAAGTTTTTCTCCAGCACCATTATCAAGCTTTGGTCTTCCGAAGCTGAGGCAAATGCTATTAAGGCTGGAATCCCAGTTGGTGATAAGATCATTGAACAAAAAGTTGGCAGGCCCGTTAACTGGATCGTTGACTACAATAAACTTGGACCAATGGGCCAAAGCGGTCAATATGATTTTTACTACCAAGGAGATAAAGTCGGAATTGATTCAATAGGAGAAGTTCTTGACTCTGCCGAAATGATGGGTAAAATTCAAAAAGGCGGGGCATGGTATACTATAGGTGAAGAAAGATTCCAGGGTAGAAACAAAGCCTTAGAGTATCTAAGAGAAAACCCAGAAGTTGTAGAGTCTTTAAAGAAAGAAATATACGGTTAACATGCAAAAGATTAATGTGATGGATCAAGTTACTGTTTATCGGGGAGCATTCTCTGAGGATGACTTGGCTTTACTATTAAAAGAAATTCGCAATTCAGAACAATCTATTAGCGGTATGGACTATGCGAATCCAGATGATTCAGCTTATTTAGATAAGCATGGTCCACAACCACAAAAAAGAGAAGATGGTTCACTTATATTTACTTGGGCTCCTTGGTACACTTATGGATCAAGAAGCATTTGGGGATATCCAAACTCTAATGATGAGCAAGATAATCAGGCTTTAGGGTTTAGGTTGCTTAATGATGCTATTTTAAAATGTCATGATGACTACTGTAAAGATTATGCGGAGTCTGGAAGATGGCCCTATAAAATTAATGATTGGTCAATTGGAACTACAGAAGACGATGAAATGGTTCTTTCTACTTTAGAAATTCTAAAGCATAGAAAAAACATTGATTCAAAATACACTATTGGAGTTCACACTGATTGGCATAATCATAGAGATGATGAGCCAGGACCCAAGCAGATATTAACTTATACAATTTATCTAAACGATGATTATGCAGGCGGTGAGATAGACTTTGTAGATGAAGAAAATAAAAGTCTTATTGTGTACAAGCCAAAAGCTGGCGATATAACAGTGTTCCCCGCAGGTAGACCTTATTGGCATGGTGCTAGGGCTGTCACTTCTGATGAGAGTAAAATTTTTATAAGAACATTTGCTATACTTAGACTACCAATAACTCAAAAGTGGATGGATGGAATACGTATCTACGGGCCAACAAGATTTTTAGAGATAGAAAATGAAAGACTTAAGAATGTTGTTGATTCTGGCTCGGTAGGAAGACAGGTTGTTTTTGAGGGTAACACCCCAGATGTAAATAACCCAAATCCTCCACTATTTGTCAACAAAGAAATTTATATTGATGGGGTAGATGTAAAGTGAAAGAAGCAGATCAATCTCAGCTAGAAGAAGTATTCCAAAGACTCAGAGCTACGTCAGCTTTAGTTGCTATATTAAAACATAACGGCAAGCTGTCAGTTCCAGCTTCCATGTTTGACGAACTGCTTAACGAGCAAGTTTGGCCAAATGATTTTATAACAAATAATGGTAGTGCTATGTGCGTTACATATAACAGAGAAACTGATGAGTTTGGCTTTGAACTTATGTATGAAGATGATGGATTTAAACCTGATGATGCACTTGGGTTCCAATGTACGAGAGGAAATCTAGAGGTGGGCTATATAGATTACAGCAGCCCATTCTATAAAAAATAATAATGGGAAAATTTAGTAATTTTGTAAATCAAGATCAGCCAGGTTGTGAAAAGATATTCGGCACATACGGATGTAAGTATTGCAAAGAAGATATGGACCATGCTTGGTGGGATAAAAATAAAGCTATGTTTTTTTGGCTATGCTCACAAGGTCATAGATCAGAACATCAGTTAGGATAACATGTCAGAGCGTGGGGAAATAAAACGAGATGGCGCAAAAGCACAGAAGAACTCTGGTCGGGGGCAATACCAAAAAGGAGATTCTACATGGCATGATTTTGTGGTTGACTATAAAGAGTATTCAAAATCAATCTCCATCAGTAAAGAAATTTGGGCAAAGATCTGCACAGATACGTTTAAAGTTTCTAGAGAAAAGTATCCAGTTCTTAAACTTATACTTGGTGAAACTGGTCAGAAAACTAGATTAGCTGTAATTGAATGGGCTTTGTTTGAACAAATGGTAGAGTGTTGGGAAAATAATAACATTGAATAAACAGCAACTAAAGCCTAAGATAATGGTCTATAGAGATTGTTTTAAAGATATTAATAGTTTGTTTGAGACTATTAAAAAAACTGAATCTCTTCCAGAAACATATCATAGAACAAGCTGGGGCAAATGGTCTAATCTTGGGACTATGTGTGAAGATAAAAAAAGAATTGCCAAAGCAATTACAAAAAATGAAGAAAAGCCAGGCACTTTTAATTTTGAAGAAAAAGAAATGATTAATGAAATCTATGATGTTTTTTATAAAGTTACAAAAGACTACATGGATGATTGGTCAACAGTAGGGCAATGGCCAGATTATATTGAGACTTGGGACCTTGAAGATTCAAGGTGGGAAGATGGAAGAATTTCTTTCTTGAAATATGATGTGTCAGATGATAGCTTGCCATATGCTATGAATTTTCATACGGACAACCATGAATATGATAAGGATAGCCCTGGTAATAAGTTTATTATAACCTTTACACTTTATATTAATGACAACTATGAAGGTGGGGAGATTTCATTTTTAGATGATACAACTGGTGATACAATTGTATATAAACCAAAAGCAGGTGATATAACTGTATTTCCTTCAGGCGATCCCTATTATCATGGTGTTTTTAAGATTAAGACTGGTAATAAGTATTTGTTAAGGATGTTTTGGTTCTGGGAATATAAAGGCTCTCCAGAATGGTTAGATAATGAAAAGAAGTACGGCAAGGAAGTCTGGCAAAAGATGGAAGAAGAAAGAATTAAATCATCTTGGCAAGACCCAAAATACTATAGAAATAAATAGAAAAGGAAAATAAATGAGCATATATGATTATACTTTTATAGATAATTCTGGTAACACAGTTAGCATGAATGATTTTAGAGATAAGATTATTCTTATTGTTAACGTAGCAAGCAAGTGTGGATTGACTTCGCAGTATGCTGGTATAGAGTCTTTGTATAAGAAATACAAGGATAGAGGATTTGTAGTTATTGGTTTCCCATGCAATCAATTTGCTGAACAAGAGCCAGGTTCTGATGCTGAAATTAAAGAATTCTGTCATACTAACTTTGATGTTACATTTACACTTGCTTCAAAAATTGATGTTAATGGAGAAAATACTCACCCGATCTATCAGCACCTTAAAGATGCTGTTGGAATAAAAGATATCAGTTGGAATTTTGAAAAGTTTTTAGTTTTTCAGAATGAAGCAGTTAGAAATTATGATCCACAGTTAGCTCCAGAAGAGCTAGAAGAAATGATTCAGGACGGGCTAAAGTAATATAAAATGGCAGAGACAACAGTTTTAGAGCAAATAAGTGCAGTAACTGAATTTAATGATTTATCTGAATACATGCAGGATAAAGATTTAGATGAAGCAATGGCTCTTATTATTAAGCTAATAGCTAAGCCAGATGTTCCATCTGCCAAAGCCCCAGACCTAATAGTAAAGCTTCAAGCAATAAGTTCTAAGTTTGCTATCCAAGCTAGATACTATACCACCTTTGAAAAGGGTGGGGAGTCTTCAAAGAAAAAGAACGCATATTACACAGCAGCAGAAGCAGTAGACAAGTTAGTTGATGCCCTAAAGTACTCAGCTAGATATGGGGTTTAATTGGGAAGCATAACAACACTACAGATTCATAAGAAGCCTAATGGTTTTGATACCAAAAGGTTTATTCAAGAGTTTAACGATACTTATGAAAGCAAGGCTGGGTTTACTGAAAAGAAAACTTTTTCTCCAAGTACACTTGGTTATGGGCATGGCAAATGTGCAAGATATTGGTACATAGCTTTTAACGGTGCTGAGTTTGAAGATAACGCAGGGCCTTCAGCAAAAGCTGCCATGGAAAATGGAAACTTTGTTCATGATCGAATTCAATCTAGAATGAGCAAAATGAATGGTAACTATAAAGTTATTGCTCATGAAATAGATACATGGTACCAAGATCCCCCTATCCATGGGTATATGGATAGCTTAATTCAAGATATAGAAAATGATCTGTTGATTCCTTTTGAAATTAAATCAGCCAAGGATGAGCAGTATTCAATTAAGCAATACGATCTGCAGCCTTCGGATAACCATAGAATACAATTGCTATCTTATATGAAAATTTGGGGATACAAGCAAGGTGTCTTTGCTTATGAAAACAAAAACGATCAATCTCTTCTTCTTATAAATATCCAAATGGACGATGAGAATACAAAGTTAATAGACTATGTATTTGATTGGCTTCGTGGAGTGTATGATCTTTATCTGGCTGAAACTTTGCCAAATAGAGCATTTACTAAATCTCAAACCGCATGCAAGTACTGCCCAGTTAAAAAGGTTTGCTGGAAAGACATGAAGAACGATGAGGGAGAAGTAGAGTATCCAGCCATGGAGACTGCTTTATGATATGTTCAAGAGAAGGGTGCGAAAACCCTTTTGAGCCAAGAACTCATAATCAAAAGTACTGCTGTGACGAATGTTGCAAGATAGCTACTAATTTAAAGATTAAAGAAAAGTATTATTATAAAAAAGCTAGGCTGGCAGGAGAAAAGTTTATTTGCGCTAACCGTGGATGCAACCAGGTACTTAACAAGTTTACTGTTAATACCACTTGTGAAGTTTGTAGGGCTAAAGAAAAAGAGCAGGAACGTCAGAGTCTTTTGGAGATGTTAAATGGCAACTAGGGTACTTGGTATAGACTCAAGTACCAACTCTATTGCATTCTGTTTGATGGTTGGCAAAAAGCCAGTTCAGTGGGGAGAAATAACTTTTCATGGGGCTAGCGTTTATGAAAGAATCTTAGATGCTAAACGAAAAGTACGAGCAATTAAAAGTAAACTAAAATATGATATAATATGTATAGAGGCTGCCGTATCTGTAAAGTCTGTTGCTACGGGATTAAAGATGGCTTATATGTTTGGAACAATAATGGGAGAGTTGATGGATGATGATACTAAAGTTGTTGAAGTCCATCCCATTAAATGGCAAAGTTATATCGGTAACACCAATTTTACAAAAGCTCAAAAAGAATCAATCCGAGCCGAGTTCCCAGGAAAATCTGATACTTGGATCAAAGGAAAAATTCGTGAGAGAAGAAAGCAAAGAACATTGGATTTTGCTAGAACGCTTGGCGTTGAGGTTCAAAGTGATAATGTCTCTGATGCAACGGCAATAGCATGGTGGGCAGCAAATGAAGCTTTATGAGTCAAAAGATTGGTTATATAAACGATATGTTGTTGAAAGAAAAGATATCGTTACTATAGCAAAAGAAGCTGGATGCAGTCATATGACAATTCAGCGTTATCTTGAAAAGCATGGAATATTAAAGAAGAGGTAAGTATGCCAGTATATGAATACACTTGTGTTGAGTGTGAAGAAACTAAAGAAGTAACAAGATCGTTTAATGATCCAGAGGTTATCCCACCCTGCCAATCATGTGGGTATAAGATGGTGCGTGTTTACACTCCAGCAGGGATACAGTTTAAAGGCTCTGGCTTCTATAAAACGGACAATGGTAGATAAATGGATAATGTCGTAGAGCTGTCTGATCACTTTGAGCAAATGAATAAGGTAGTTGCTGAATTTATTAAGGGCAACAACGTGAACCAAATTGCAAAATCTTTTTCTTTAAAACCAATTCAAGTTAACCAAATGCTATCTAATTGGCGTGAGTTGATGCAAGGCGACACTGGTATTCGTGAAAGAGCTAGAGAAGCTCTGGGTGCTGCTGATCAGCATTACTCCATGATTATTAAAGAAGCTTGGAATACAGTAGGTCAAGCTGATGAACAAGAGGCTTTAAACGTAAAAGCTCAATCTTTAAAGTTAATTGCAGATGTTGAAGGTAAAAGAATTGACATGTTGCAAAAAGCTGGTGTTCTTGAAAAAAATGAGATGGCAGATCAAATTTTAGAGACAGAACGTAAGCAAGAAATATTAGTTGGTATACTTAGAGATGTAACGTCTTCTTGTCCCAACTGTAAGCAAGAAGTTGCAAGAAGACTATCCCAAGCCACTGGCAGGGTAGAAACAATAAAGATGGAGGAATAGGTAAAGATGAATTATGCTATTGATATAGTTGATCTTAGTAAAGCTGAAAAAATACATGACATGGTTTATGTTTTTCATAACGCTTTTTCTGATGAGCAGTGTGGCATTACTATGGATAAATCAAAAAGTTCTAGCCAACACAATTCTTATGTTATACCTAAAGTAGATACTTTTGTTAAAATCTTGGCAGAAGGCAAGCCTATGGAAGATGAAAAAGAATTATTAAATAATCTTTTGAAGCCAGGGCCAGGAGTCAAGTACAGCGATTTGTGCATCACCAACGTGCAGTATAACAAATGCTGGGGACCTCATGAAGATAGCATGAAGGGAAGAGACTTTAATGCAGAAGGTAGATTATTTTATGCTGGTGTCTTGTATTTAAATGATTTTGAAGGCGGGGATCTAGTTTATCCTGATATTGGAGTTAAGTATAAAGGTAAAAAGGGTGACCTTGTTTTACATGATGCAAACATATGGCATTTTGTAAATAGAGTACAATCTGAAGATAGATATGCCATGACATTTTATATTTGGAAAAATCATGACGATATCTATGCAGAGTTTATTAAAGAAAACGGAGATCAAAATACATGGGATTGGGAAGCTAATGATTGATTTTAGTAAAGCAGAAAAAGTTTTAGATGGTTCTTATATTTTTCGTAATTTTTTAAGTGAAGACCTATGCGATAGATTACGAATAGATTCTGAAAATTCAGAAGAAGGCTCCCTTCACCTTAGAAAAGAAGATAACATTTATCTAATTGGTACTCCAGTTTTACAGGAATGTATTGACGAGGTTAATAAGTTGCTAGAAGGCTCAGGTCATTGGGCAGATTTATTCCTTCACTGGATGGTTCCATATGGGTACCATTTCTATGTACATCGTGATGATGCAAACCCAGATACGTCTGGTTACAACAAAGAGTGGGGCGGAGTAATTTATCTTACTGATTTTGAAGGCGGAGACCTTTATTACCCAGAAGAGGGCGTAGAGGTTCATCCAAACAAAAGAGATATGGTAATTCACAGATCAGATCTGCCACATGGCACAAGAACAACACTGACTGATGAAAGAAGAACAATCACTTTTGTCGTATATAGTCACAAAAAGGATTAATCTTGAATTTAGATTTTGACGATTTTTTGGGGGCATTGGAAGAAGATGCTTTTGAAGAAACTCCAGTAGAGATTGAGGAGTTTGTTACTTCAAAAGATTATCTTGCTTTGCCTCCTTTGTCAGAATATCAATATCAAATGATTAAAGCCTCAACTCAAATTTATAAAAAAGAAACATTAATTAAATTATACGGTGAGATTGAAGGCGCAAAACGCTGGGGTCAAACCTGTAATGAAGTTATATTCCAATTGGGTAAGGGCTCAGGAAAAGACTATACTTCTACTATTGCCTGTTCATATGTAGTTTATCTATTGCTTTGCCTCAAGGATCCAGCTAGATACTACGGCAAGCCACCAGGCGATTCTATTGATATCATCAACGTTGCGGTTAACGCAATTCAGGCTCAACAAGTTTTCTTTAAAGGATTTAAAAATAGAATCACACGTTGTCGTTGGTTTGATGGTAAGTATGAAGCAAAGATGGGTAGCATTGCTTTTGATAAGGCGATCACAGTTCACTCTGGTCACTCACAAAGAGAATCTTGGGAAGGTTATAACCTTCTGTTTGCAGTGCTTGATGAAATTTCTGGTTTTGATCTAGACTCTACAAGTGGTAACGAGCAAGCAAAAACTGCTGCTGCTATTTATAAGATGTTTAGAGGTTCTGTAGATTCACGATTCCCACAGTTCGGCAAAGTTATTTTGCTTTCTTTTCCACGATTTAAGAACGATTACATTCAGCAAAGATATAATGAAGTAGTTGCTGATAAAGAAGTAGTTATTCGCACACACACATTTAAGGTTGACGAAGATTTGCCAGACGGGACGGAAGGTAATGAATTTTCAATTGAGTGGGAAGAAGACCACATTATTAACTATAATGTACCTAGAGTGTTTGCATTAAAGCGTCCTACATGGGAAATCAATCCCACAATTAAAATTGAAGATTTAGCCATGAACTTTTATTCAGATCCCATAGATGCCCTATCTCGTTTTGCATGTATGCCTCCTGAAGCTATTGACGCTCTGTTCCATTCCCGTGAAAAGGTTGAGACTGCATTTAGTAATTTAAATATAGCTCTTGATGAAAACAATGCTTTCAAGGAATGGTTTCAACCAGATCCAGAAAAATCATATTATATACACGTTGACTTAGCTCAAAAGCATGACCACTGTGCTGTATCTATGGCACACGTAGATAAATGGGTAACGATGAAGTTATCTGGTGCGTATACCGATGCTCAGCCATATGTTGTGGTTGATGCAATTAGATATTGGACTCCTACAAAAGAAAAGTCAGTAGATTTTACAGATGTAAAGAATTACATAATTAGTTTAAAACAAAGAGGCTTTAATATACGTAGGGTTACATTTGACCGTTGGAATTCATTTGATATGATGGAACAATTAAAGTCATATGGAATGAATTGCGAAGTTCTATCTGTAGCCAAAAAGCATTACGAAGATATGCTACTTTGCGTAATGGAAGAAAGATTGACGGGCCCAAGGTTACCTTTAATTATTGATGAGTTGCTTGAGCTAAGAATTGTTAAAAAAGATAAGGTTGATCACCCCCGCAAAGGTTCAAAAGACCTTGCGGATGCAACTTGCGGTGCAATTTTTAATGCGATATCATTAACACCAAAGGGAGATGGAGAACTTCAAGTCTACTCCTATGACGCATTTGATGAAGATTTGGTCGGGAGCCCATCAGAAACAAAGCAGGATAACACCATTAAAGCTCCTAATATTAAGTATATGCCAGCCAGTCTAAAAGATTATCTTGGTATAGAAGACGAAGAGCCTGATTCAGAAACTGGCTTCGTAGACAATTTTACAATATTGTAGGGGTTATGAAAATTAAGTTACTCAAGAGTAATAAAGATAAGATTGATTATGAAGCTTTATATCACGATTCTCAGCAAAAATTAAGCTGGTATATTGAGGCTATAGAGACAAAACAAATACAATGTGATAGAATAGAGTCTATTGCGAATGATCTTCGCAAAGAAAATGCCAAGCTCAAGAATGAGTTGGCAGCCCTAAAGCAGGGCATGTTAGATTTACCTAAGCTATTGGGTAAAAACCTAGGAAAATAACCAACAGAAAAGGAATACAATGAACAAGAAACTATCAATCCTTGGTGCAGCAATTATCGCTGTATCATCTATTGTGGCTACATCAGCGCAGGCAGCACCTCTCGCAATCACAGTTGCGGGTTCTGCAAACGCTACAACGGCAACAGCTCCTACAACAGTAGCAGTGCCATCTTCAAACGTGATTGACTCAGGTCACTCAGTTGCACTTGCAGCAACAGCAGACACAGGAACAGTTGTAACATTTACAGCATCAGGTGTATCGCTTGTATCAGCACTTAACACAACAGACGCTCCAAAGTCAGTTGCTTCAGGTGTATCATCAATTTCAGTAACATCAACAGGTGTTGCAGCAACCGTTTATGCATACTCAACAACTACAACAACTGGTTCAGTAACCATTACAAATGGTGCGTACTCAACAATTGTTTACATTAAGGGTATCGCAGGAGCAGCAAATAACATTGCAATTTCTGTACCTTCAGCAACAGCAGTTGGTACTGCTCCTTCAATTGCAGTCTCTGCAAAGGACGTATTTGGCAACTCAGTCGGTGGAGAGACAATTTCTGTTACAGTAATTGGTTCAACATTTGCTGATCTTTCACTTACAAAGTCACTTGTAACAGCAACAGCAGCAGATGTCACAGCAGATTCAACACTCGTATTGGGTGCAAAGTCAGCAACACTTGCTACAGCAGTGGCTGGTAACATTACCGTAGTTGCAACAGATGCATCAATTGCTAACTCAGCAACTGGTCTTCCAGCAGCAGTTAAGTCAGTAGCAGCAACATTTGCTGTATCAGATCTTAATGCAGCAATTGCATCGCTTAACGCACAGATTGCTTCACTCAACTCACAGCTTGCAACAGTAGTTGCTGGTCGTGCAGCAGACAAGGCAGCAGCAGACAAGGCTCTTGCAGATGCAACAGCTAAGGCAGCAGCAGACAAGGCAACAGCACTTGCAACAGCGCAGGCAGCTTCAGATGCAGCAGCAGCAACCGCTGCAGCAGCATACAAGGCAGAGTACAACGCTCTTGCTACTAAGTGGAACAAGGCCAATCCAAAGGCTAAGGTTGCACTAAAGAAGTAAACAAAACAACCTTGGGGGCGGGACTTAACTGTCCCGCCCTTTTGGTATAATAGGAGTAGAATGAATACACAAATATGGTCTTGGGCTTTGTCAGCAATTGGTGTTGTAGGTATATACCTTACTGGACGTAAAAACTGGCGGGGCTATGCAGTTGGTATCTGTACAGAATGTGCATGGGTAGCATATAGCATTCAAACTAAGCAATGGGGATTTATCTTTGGATCCACAATCTATATATCAGTCTACTTGTTTAATATTAAAAAGTGGATAACTGAAGCAAAATCAATCAAGAATAGGTTGCATCTTGATGTTTTTCATATAAAGAATAAGAAAAAATAATGAAAAAAGAAATAAAAACAGAATTTAATAAACTTTACGTTGTAGAAGATTTTATATCAGATGCCACGTCTGATTTTCTTTCCAAATGCTTCGATAGCAATTTGAAAGAATTTGATCGCTATCCAAATATAAAATACGGACCCTCTCAACGTTATATAAACTCTACAAATTCTTTTGAAGAATATGGAGACAACCCCGAATATAATATGGGTTTAGATTTATTTACCAGCATATGCACTTCAATATCCGAGGTAGTGTCAGATATATATAATGAACCATTTGGAATAAAACATGCCATGTATGCAGCCATGTATAAAGATGGCGTTGGCGATTTACACATGGACAATCATTATATATCTCAAAAAAATGAATTAAAAGCTAAAAAGTACGATAGGGTTTGTAGATCAGCTTTATTATACTTTACGGATAACTACGAAGGCGGAGAACTTAATTTTCCACGTCAGCAAATTAAATATAAACCTAAAAAAAATAGTTTAATTATATTTGAGGGTGACCACACTTTGCCTCATCAAGTATTACAGGTCACTTCTGGTGAAAGAAAGAATTTTATATGCTTTTTAAGCCCTAAAAAAGACATAGATATTAATGAGCCATCCATTCAAGAAGAGGACGGGGAGATATTCTTAACAGAAGAAATCATTACTGATCCAAATATTATGGGCACATTGTAATGTTTTTGAAGATTTTAAGTGTATAATAGAGTATAAGGTTTTATGAAAAGGAGAAACAAATGACAGCAAAACCAGTACCAGCAGTAGGGGCTAATAAGCCAGGATCAGCAGCAAGATTCCTTGAGGTAGCAATGTCTCAAGTTGGAGTTATTGAAGGTCCAAAAGACAACGAGACCGATTACGGTAAATTTACAGGACATGATTTTCAAGCATGGTGCGGTAGCTTCATGATGTGGTGTGCTAAGCAGGCAGGGGTAACTATCCCAAATGTAGTATATACACCAGCAGGAGCAGACGCATTTAAGAAGGCTGGTACATGGACAGATGCTGCTAAAGCAGATCCAAAGCCAGGAGATCTTATTTTCTTTCACTTTGCAGCAGAAGCAAAGCCTACAGATCAAGTTCAGCATGTTGGAGTTGTTCTTAAGAATAACGGAGACGGCACAATTACAACTGTAGAAGGAAACACTAGCCCAGATTCAAAGCCAGCTGGATCAGCAGCAAATGGCGGAGAAGTTGCTTCAAACATTCGTGGTTACAAAGTAGGTAACAAAAAGGGTAAGTGGGCAGTAGTTGTTGGATTTGGAAGACCTGCGTACACAGCATGAAAAAAATAATTATAGCTTCAGTTGTAGCTTTTGCTTTTAGTAGCACTGCAGTTGCAGCAGGTCCAGATTGGGTTTTACCAAATGCTAAATTTACTCCTGGTGCTTTAAACCCAGCAGTAACACAAGCAAATATTAAAGATAATGTTTGTAAAGCAAATTGGACATCAACAATTAGACCAACAGTAGCATACACTAACAAATTAAAAGCAACTCAAATGGCGGGAGACTATAAGTATCTTCAAGCACAATTCGGTACAGCATCTTCAGCATATGAAGAAGATCATTTAATTTCTCTTCAACTAGGCGGTAATCCAACAGATCCTAAAAATCTTTGGCCAGAGCCATATGCATCTAATAATGCACGTAAAAAAGATGTTGTAGAGTCTGCATTAAAGCGTTTAGTTTGTGCGGGAACATTAAAGTTAGTTGATGCACAAAAAGCTATATTAAATTGGCCTGTAGCATATAACAAGTATGTAACAGCAAAAGATACAGCAGACACTTCAGATAACTAATTAAGTAGTCATTCTGGTATAATAAGCATGTAGACGCTTTCTACATGGAGGTCAAATATTGACCAGAAAGATTAAATTTATAATAGCAACCTTGTTTACTACAGGGTTGCTATTTCTTTTCCCTTCAAATAGAGCTCATGCTGATGAGGTGGTTGCTCCTATTACTACATCCCAGCCTATAACAGATCTCCCAACAAATATTATAGACACTGCCACAGTCACAGTGTCAACAGTTCAAGCTAAGATAGAAACAGCCCAGGTGGCACTTCAAACTGCTTCCCAGGAGCAATCTCAAGCCATAATAAACACTATTCAGGCAAATGTACCCAATACGGATACATCTACCGCTATATCTATTGCAGTGACTCAGGAACCAATGGCTACAGCAGTGGCTGCGGTTACTCCTAAAATTGAATCAGCAACAGCTACTATATCTGCAGCACAAAATGCTGTGCAAGTTGTAATAGCTGCTCAAACAAATGTAGAGACACAAACAGCAACAGTAGTAATAGCGCAATCAATTGTAGACACGGCAACCGTTACTGTTGATAATGCTCAAACTACTTTAACATCTGAGGTTGCAAAATTGCCTGATCTTAAAGATACTCAAAGAACAGCAGAGTCTGGTTTTTATACAGAAAATTCTAATCTTGGAACTGCTACGAGCAATGTTCAAATAGCACAAACTAATTTAACAAATGCAGTAACTGATTTACAAAATAATGGAACTATAACTGTTACCACTAATGGTGTAACGGCAACTGTTTATCGTGCCACTAACGGGGCTGCTCCTGTGATTGCTAACCAGACCCCAGTAGAGGTAATAACTTTACCTAATATTGCTGCAAACTGGGGGAGTGGTCAAATACTTAATTCTGGATTGTCTGATCACGTTATTGTAAAATATGAAGGAACCATTACGGTACCCAATGAAGCAGTTGCTGTTAAATACGCAGTCTCATCAGATGACGGGTCAAAAATGTATGTTGATGGCGTATTAGCAATTAACAACTGGCGTGATCAAGGTACAACCTGGAGTCCATATTCACCAATTTATAACACTACAACTGATAAGAGTCAAGACTTTGTAATTTGGTATTATGAAAATGGCGGGGGTGCTAGCTGTACACTTGGGTGGATGATATTTAGAGCAGATGGTACTGGTTATTTTACAACTCCTGGTGCATCAGCGTTTGGCACAAATACAACAACGGTTGATCCAGTTAAGCTTGCAGCAGCAGATTCAGCAAAAGCCAATGTAATATCTACTCAGTCAGCCTACGACACACAGCTAGCAATAAGAAATGCTGCTTATCAAGCTTGGCAAGATGCTATCCATGCTGTAGATGCACAACAGTCTGTTATTGATACAGCTCAAGCAGCATATGATACTGCTCAACAAAACCTAACCATTGCTCAACAAAACCTCACAACAGAACAGCAAAACCTTACAACTGCAAACCAAAACCTAACCATTGCATTGCAAACTGCTGACTCTTTAGCAAATAATGCAACAACACAAGTAAATGAAGCAGTAACTGCAATGACAAATGCTGCTCAAGTGACAACGGATTATTATGCAGAGCAACAAAGAATTGCTGCAGAAGATGCACGTATTGCTGCCGAACAAGCAGCAACACAAGCTGCACAAGAAAAGGCAGCTGCAGAAGAAAGAGCAAGAATTGCTGCAGAAAATGCAGCAAAAGCAGATGCTGCAAGAATAGCTGCTGAGCAAGCAATTGCAGATGCAAAAGCTGCACAAGAGAAAGCTGCAGCAGAAGCTAAAGCTGCAGAAGATGCACGTATTGCTGCCGAACAAGCAGCTAAAGAAGCTCAAGCAGCAGCAGATAAAGCTGCAGAAGATGCAAAAATTCAGGCAGCAAAAGACGCACAAGCAGCAGCAGATGCTGCAAAAGCTGAAGCGGACGCAAAAGCAAAAGCAGAACAAGATGTTGCAATAGCTGCACAAAAAGCAGCTGATGAGGCTGCTCAAAAAGCTCAAGAAGAAGCAAATGCTAAAGCTGCAGCAGATGCTGCAAAAGCCCAAGCAGACAAAATTGCAGCGGATCAAGCAGCTAAGGATCAAGCAGCTAAAGATGCCAAGGCACAAGCAGATGCTGCTATTCAAGCACAAAAAGATGCACAGGCTAAAGCTGATGCACAAAAAGCGGCGGATGATAAAGCAAAGCAAGACGCTATTGGAGTAAAGCCAAATAGCCCAGATCAACTTTCAGATACAGTAGTTAAGGAAGCCCCAAAAGAAGCTTTAGTGCCACACATACAACAAGATGTAAAAGGAGTAGAAAATGGTGGTATTGAATTTTTTGGTACTAAGAGTGCACCTCAAGTTGTTGGAGAAGATGGAAAGCTTACGCCTCCACCCCCACCTCCAGGATCTGGTTTACCAATACCTGCAGATGCAATCACAACTGCTGATACATTTATCGGACAACCAGGCGGTACTAGCTTTAATGCTCCAGACATTGCTGTCCCTGTTGTTTTAACCCCAGTAACTGGTGCACTTGCTGCAGTTCCTGGCATAGAAGCAGTAAATCAAGCATTTGTTGCGATGGCAAATATTGGAAACGATATGTCGCCTGTAACAAGAAAGAAAGCTAAAAAAATCTTAGTGACTACGCTTGTTGTAGGACAAATAGCGTCACTTAGAAGGAGGTTCGGCAAATGAAACTAATTAAAGGTTTAATGTCAGACCTAGCCAATCAGATTTGGACTTTCGTTGGTCTATTCTCTGCATGGCTTGTTTTGACGGGATCTGCAAAAACAGTTGTTGGAGATGCAATACTTATCTCTATCTTCTTGTGGGTCGCAACATATAGATTAAGAAATCCAAAAGGAAAGGAGTAACAAAATGGCAAAGAACGATAAAGTTGTAGAAGAGCCAACACAAGTTGGATCTGGTGCAATAGCAAGCATTAATAACATATTCATGCGAATTGTTGCTGTTTTTGCTGCTTCTGGTTTGAGTGTTATTGGTGCGGGTGCCGTAGTTGGCATAAGCACTGCTAAAGCAGTCATACTTGCAGGCACATTAGGCGTAGCCACTGTAGTCGAAAGACTCGCACGTGGTTTCCTAGATGACGGCAAGCTTACAGTAGATGAAATTAATGCAGCTTTTGCAGCGGTAGACAAAAAAGCACCTACATCTAATTAATGATATAATTAATACATGTGGGCAAGAGTAGCAAATTATACTAGGAAGAACCCAGCTAAAATAGCTGGGTATCTTTCTGCTTTAATCCTATATATAAATAAACACTTTCCTAGCCTTCCAATTGATATAATTATTCCTTCTGTCATGCTTATGATTGGTATGGGAGAATCAGCACAAAAGATGGAAAATAAAAAAGCTTTGAAGGCATTGTATACAGATAATGATCCATCTAAACCAGATGAAGATATCTTGAGTGATATTTATAAACAATAATGGTATAATATAAACGTACTGGAGGTACCAATAATGTCTTTAACACACAATTTAGTAACACTTAATTCTTCTACACCAGTCAAATTGACTGCTGAAGCAATAGATCCATTTTACAATAGAGATGTAGCCGTTTCTATGCAAAATGTTGATTCTTCAATTAATATTTATATCGGTGGTTCTAATGTAACTTCTAGCTCTTATGGATTTAGATTAATTCCAGGTGGAGCACTTAGCCTTGATGTTTCAGCAGGGGATGACTTATACGCAATCGCAGCAAGTGGTACTCCATCAGTTGCAGTCATCTTGGTGCAAGATTAATGTCTAGAATTCATATAAGCACCCCAGGAACAGGAGCCCCAGGGCCTAAAGGTGACACTGGAGCACAAGGTCCAGCAGGAAATGGAACCCCCACAGATACATATGATAAGTTATATGTAACAAATAACGGCAATGGAACCAATGTTAAAATTGGTGATGATGTTTGGCTTGGTGATGTTAACCTTGCAAATACACTTTCAATAAGAGGTTTTGAAGATTCTTCAAAAGGGTATATTTCTTTTGGAACGGGAATGGCACAAAATATTGGTACAGATGGATCTGGTAAAACTGTAATAGGTACAGACCTGATCCCAGCCTCAGACAATGCTTACACTCTTGGAAATGATACACACAGATGGAAATCTATTTCAATCGGTGAAGGTACTATCTATATTACGGACGCTACAACAAATCAGCAAGTTGCTTTAACTATTGATAACGGTGTATTCTTTATTGATGGTATTGCACAAGCCCAGCTTCCCGCAATTATTGCAAACAATATTGAATTGCATGATGGAAACGATAATGTAGTTTTGCGTTTAGTTGAAGAGTCTGGCATAGGTAAGATTTATTTTGGTGGGGGATCTAATGGTATCTACCAAGATGGTGGTAAAACTTATATAAATGGTATAGGCTATAAACCACAATCTTCAGGCATAAAGCCATTATCTTATAATACTTCAACGGGTGAAATTTCTTACAATAGCGATATTAAATCTGTTATTGTAAAATCTTCTGTTCCCGCACATTCTTATGGAGTATCTGGAGATGTTGAGGGTATGATCGCACATGATTCTTCCTTCTTATATGTATGTATAAAAGATTATGTAAACAATTCAACACCAATTTGGAAAAAAATTGATTATCATGCAGGAGACAACTGGTAATGATATTTACAGGTGGAGATGGCTGGTCAATAGAGTTTGGTACGCCAGATTGTCAACACGGATACTCTATTTTAAAGTCTGGGACGGGACAATCAATAGGTTGTTACCTTACTAAGGAAGAGGCAGAAGAGGCCCTTAAAGGCCTAGATAACCCCAAAATAGACCTACTTAGCGATGAAGTTAGGACTACTAAAACCCCAGAGGAGTATAAGGAGAATAACGTGGTTAATAAATGCATGACATGCGGATGCGATGATTTAGGAAATGATCATCATTATATTTCTGATACGGAAAAGTGTGCATATTGTGTTACAAAAGGTAAAGGACCATGTTGGGAAGGATATCAATATGCTGGTACAAAAGAACAAGATGGCAAAACAGTTCCTAATTGCATTCCTATCAAAAAATCAATTTGGGATGGAGTTTTTGTTCCATCCAATAAAGGTCAAATGGGACCAGAATTTAATTCCACAATGCAAGATGCAAGATATTATTTCCCGTCAAGAGCGACATATGAAAATGATGGACAGTCATCTGCGGGGTACGGAAACCGATCTTCCAACAATACAACGATATAGGATAAAATGAAAAAAGTATTAATAATAGGCGGGACTTCCAGCCTAGCTCAACCTATCATTTCAAAATTAGAAAATAATGGTTATGAAATCGCTGCAATGACATTTAGACAAGTTGATAAGATATACAATAACTACACTTGGATTAAGCTTGATTTGTATGATAAGCATTCTATAGAAATGTTTTTTACATTTCTTCCTAAACATTTTTACTCAAAGATAATATTTTTATCTGGTAGTGGTTTGGGTAGAAGTTATAAAGACGTTGCTGAAGATGAAATGATAAGTTTTTATGATGCATTCTTAATTAATTATATTTCACTTATAATGAATCTAACACATATGCTTGAGTTTGATGGACAAATAGTATTTATATCATCAATTGCTGCTGATATCCCTATTCAAGATGCACACTATTCTGCTGTAAAGGCGGGAGTAGAAGCATTCGTTAGATCGGCTTCAAGTCAATTATCAGATAATCAATCAATGTTTTCAATATCCCCAGCCACAATCACAGATTCTATGCGTGAAGATATAGCTAATTTAATATTAGATGCAGACACGTCTTATAATGGCAAAACTATTGACATCAAATAACCCTTAATAGTATAATATGATAGTACGGTAAGCAACACTTTCTTAGGATGTTATAGTTACATATTACATACTCGGCTATAGCGTTTGCGGTGTAAGAGACCCCAACGCCTGTGCAGATGGATTTGCTTACCGTACCCTTTTGGGGTGTAGCTCAGCAGGCAGAGCATTCGACTGTTAATCGAAGTGTCACAGGTTCGATCCCTGTCACCCCAGCGGAATGTGGCTGGCTGGTGGTCAGGTGGTGGCTTATATCCTCCCTAGAGTTGCGTTCAATTCGCAAACATTCTACCAAAGGAACAGTAGCTTAGTTGGTTAAAGCCCCGAACTCATAATTCGGTAATCCTCGGTTCAAGTCCGAGCTGTTCCACTAGGATCTCATAGATCAATTGGTTAGATCGCTACCCTGTCACGGTAGAGGTTGCGGGTTCAAGTCCCGTTGAGATCGCAAGGCGCAAGCCTTCTTATATAAGGAGAAATATGAAGACCGTAGGAGATAAGTTAGGAAACTTCAATGTTGTTGGTGTTAAGCCAGGAGCATTGGCGTATGATGATTCTTCTTTTGAGAACTTGAATCAAGATTCTTTCGCTGGAAAGTGGAAGATTATTGCATTTTATCCAAAAGATTTTACGTTTGTATGTCCAACAGAAATTGTTGCATACGACAAGTTAGTTAATGATTTTAATGACCGTGATGCGGTACTTATGACAGGTTCAGTTGATAATGAGTTCTGTAAGGTCGCTTGGCGTAATAACCATGAAGATCTTGCTAAGACAAACTCATGGGCATTTGCTGACTCAGCACGTGAACTCTCATCAGACTTGGGCATTATTACCCCACAAGGAGTTACACTCCGTGCAACATTTATTGTTGACCCAGAGAATGTAATTCAGCATATTACAGTAAACAACCTAGATGTTGGTCGCAATGCGGATGAGGCACTTCGTGTCTTGGATGCACTTCAGACTGGTGAGCTTTGTGCTTGCAATCGTCCACTTGGAGGGGCAACTCTCTAATGTCTTGGGTTGATCAACTAAAAGATTCTTTGCCAGAATATGCAAAAGATATTAAGTTGAACTTAGATGCTGTGGTCAATCGTTCTACGATTGACCCAGATCAAGTTACTTATTTAGCAATTGCTGCTGCTTTTGCAACAGGAAATGGAAAGCTTTTGGCATTTATTGCTGCAGGCGCAACGGATGAAGTAGAAAAAAATGCTGCTTTGACTGCTGGTGCCTTGATGGCTCAAAACAATGTGTGGTATCCTTACGTTGAAATGGCGGATGATTCTGCTTTGTCTGGTTTACCAGCACAGTTAAGAATGAATGCTATTGCATCACACGGCGGTACAACAAAAGCTAAGTTTGAAGCATATTCATTAGCTTCATCAATTATTGGTAAGTGTCATTTCTGCGTTAAGGCGCATTATGAGACTCTCAAGCAAGAAGGATATACAGTAGAACAGTTGCGTGATATCGGAAGAATTGCAGCAACAGTTAATTCTTTAAGTAAAATTCTTTCTGCATAATAGGTTTCCCTTCGTAGCTCAGAGGATAGAGCGAGGCTCTTCTAAGGCCTGCGTCGCACGTTCGAATCGTGCCGAGGGGGCTCAAAGAATAAATCTGAACAATTTATTCTGAGATGTTGGATACCGATAAATTGAGTTCTAACTGCATCATACGAAGTGGTTCAGCACGATGGAGATTGCTCTGCAGAATTAGATAGGTATCTACAGCCAACGGTTTTTTATCACGGTTGGCATCCGCCTCCCTAGCTCAGTGGTAGAGCATCCGCCTTGTAAGCGGAAGGTCGTCAGTTCAATCCTGACGGGGGGCTCCAAGCCCCAGTAATCCAGCGGTAGAGATAGTGGACTTAAAATCCATACAGCGACAGTTCGAATCTGTCTTGGGGTACGATACAACTATTGCGTGGCGGAAGAAAATGGGTCCGACTCCAGACGTGGACAATAGGCTGGCAAAAGGCTAGGGTAAACCAGCAGTATCACGATCAATACAGTAGTTTCCCTTTACCTGTATTGATCACTTGCTTCTATAGCTCAGTTGGTAGAGCAGCAGACTTTTAATCTGCGGGTCGTAGGTTCGAGCCCTACTGGAGGCACTAAACTTGTAACTACTAATATAAAAGGATATACTATACCTATGATGACAATGACACAAGAAAAAGCAGATCGTACATTAAATGTAATTGATAGATGTGATGCATGTGGTTCTCAAGCTTTTGTTTTAGTTAAATTAATAAGCGGAGAATTAATGTTTTGTGGTCATCATTACAATAAAAACCAAGAAAAGCTTGATAATCAAGCATACGAAATTATTGATGAGCGGGAGTACATCAATCAAAAGCCATCCCAATCAAGTAACTAAATGCTAAGTCCATATATTACACAGTATCCAGGTATAGAAGGAATTAAAGATAACCTTCAATATTATTTTGATAAATTTGAGGAAAATTCTGTCATCTGTTTTAGAGGTGGGGATGTTTCAAAAGAAGAACAAGTAGAAATACTTAAAATATTTGGAGATAAAGCTGGCTGGTTTCCTAATACTAAGTCTTTTGATGACCCAGAAAATCTTGAAGCATTTAATGCTTATGCTTTTTATTCAGAAAACCACAAACACGCTTATAACGAAAAGTGGGGAAATGACGATATTGTAATCACTTGGCACCTAGAGCATTTCTATAGAAAGAATAGAACTGCTGGTGCTATTTGGAACATGAAGACATTTACTTGTAGTCCAGACAGCGGTAAAACTTACTTTGTAGATGCCCACAAATTATGGAATCTTTTAAATCCTCAAGAGCAACAGATAATTACAGACTCCCAAACCTATTTTTATTATTTTGATGATGTCATATTGGCAAATTGCGCTTCTAAACATTATAGAACGGGCGAATTGATGGCTCACGTTGATTTCAATGCTGATCCCTCTAAGTACAAATATTTAGCAAGATATAATGGTTTTGAGCCTTCCGATCCAATGGAAAAAGAATTTAATAGAATTATGATGTTCTTAAACGATCAAGTGAAGAACAATGAAGACATTAGAATAGTGCATAAATGGCAACAGGGAGACATCTTAATTCCCGATTTATTTAAACTTGTACACACTATAACTGGCGGATTTAAGCCAGAAGAAAGATATTTTAATGGTGTCTGGGCCACTTTAACCAAGCCAGACATTAATAATATGATATAATAGGAGAATCATGGGAAATAAGACTGAAAAAATCAAAAAAGCTTTAGAGATTCGACAAAAGAATCACAAAGGACCTGGCGGGAAGTTGCCAGGATCAATGAACAAAAAGAAGACAGGATACGCTAAAACAAAATGAAGCATAAACTAATCTTACTAAAAACATTTAGCTGGTATTTATTTCACTTTTTAATGGTAACACTTTTGGGTACATTCATTACTAGTGAATGGACAGTAGGATTAAAATTAGCTTCTGCCGAGATGTTGTTTGAGACAGCGTTATATTATTGGCACGAGCATTTGTGGGTATGGATTAAGGAGAGATTAAACTAATGGAATTAACAGAGGCATTAAAGAAATTACAAGCAGACGTAGTTACTGCTTATTTTCAAATTCACGGCTATCACTGGAATGTAGAGGGCATGCTATTCCCAGAGATGCATTCTAAGTTCTTGGAAATCTATGAAGATGTTTATGAGTCTATTGATGATATTTCAGAGATGTTACGTAAACTTAATACTCCAGCCCCACACATGCTAGAGCAGTTTATTGAGAATAGAAACATTAGTTCATTTTATTTTGGGAATAACCCGCTTGATCAGATTGAAAGCTTTTTGATGTCTAACGAAATAGTTATTAATGATTTAAGAGTAGCACATAAAGCAGCAGAAGAAGCTGGTCAGATTGGTATAGCTGGCGATTTAGAAATAAGAGAATCCATGCATCAGAAATGGAACTGGCAGCTTTCTAGCACTATCAAGAAATCAATTATGTAATGAAGATCTTAATTATTGGCGATAGCCACACATTGCGATTACGCAATGCTTTGCCTACTGGTATTGTAGAAGATTGTTACTTTGGTCCAGGAGATATACCAGTAACTTCAAAATGTATTCAAAACCATATGGGTAAGACAACTCCAGACTATGGAACAACAGAAATTTATTTTTCTGGACACAGAGGTAAGACTGGGTACCGAGGTTCTTATTATGAAGACAACAACTATCCTTGTTTAGAGCAATATAAAGATGAAGAGTTTGTTGTTGTACCTTGGTTTGGTTATATTGATGTGAAGCAATTCTTACCGCTAGAAGGATTTAAGAATCCAGAAGTGGCAGTTAAAACTTATATAGACAGAACGTTAGCTTACTTTAAAAACAATAGGGTTATATTTGTAGAGCCTTTGCCACAATTTACTAACATCTTAGGATTTGGTAGCCCACTATTGCCATTTGAAGAGCGGGAACCGTACCAGAAAGCATTTATTAAATACTTACAGCAAGAATGTGAAGCAAGAGGTTTAGATAAACCAATTAGTATAGAAGATATATTAGGTGTTGATAAGCTTGATGAATCTTACGAATGCCACACATGTAGAGACTGCTTAGATCCTCAATATGCTGGTTTTAAGTTAGACCATCCAAATAAAGAAACATTTGAAAAAATTATGGATGGCATCATAGATAAGCTTGACAGCATATTATCTAACTGATAGTATTATCCTTATAACTACTAGAGAAAGAATATAAATGAAGAAGCTAATTGTAATTTTAGCGTTATTTTCCGCTGCCATCGTTAACCCAGCTCACGCTGCTGCATCAAAAACAATGGTGATTATTGACACTGGTGTTGACATTCAGCACTCATCCATTAAAAATAATATTGTTTACGAAGTTTGCGTATCTGGCTATAACGCTTGTCCAAACAAGCAGAACTTTATGGAAGGTACAGGCGCAGCTACAGTTACTCCATCAATGTATTCAAATTCTTCTTGGGGCCATGGCACAGAAGTTGCCTCAGCAGCAACTCAAACGGATCCTAATGTTAAGATTATTGAATTTCGATGTGCTTCTTTAATTGGTACAAATGGCTACATTGGTTGCAACGCTGACATGCTTGCCACATCATTAAACTGGGTAGTTGCTAACACTGCCAGGTATAATATTGGAGCGGTAGTAATGCCATTAGGTGGTACTGGTTCTTGCAACCTATCTGCCAGTTACGTATCTCCTATTAATAAACTTATTGCAAGTAACATTCCAGTAATTGTTTCTACTGGAAATGAATTTAACTATACTGCTGTTGATAATCCCGCATGTTTGCCAGGAGTGCTAGCAATTAGTGCTATTGATGACAAGGGGCGTTTAGCTTTATATGCCAACTATTCTTCAAAGGTGGACTTCGCAGCTAATGGCAATATGACAGTTGCTATTCCAAATAACCAATTCAAGTCAGACTACGGAACTTCACTTTCTGTGGCTGTATTCGGTGCAGATTGGCTAAAGATCGCTAATTCAAAAAATATTAATTATAGCCAAGAGTACGATTTAATTAAATCAACTGGTACAAATTATACCAACATTATGGTAAAGCAAAATGTCGTTGCTATTAATATGGCAAAGGCGGTACAATAATCAAATGGTTGATAAAGACGATGATAAGATTATTGGCTGGCTAGAGGAGCAGGGTGCCGTTATTTGGGACGGCATGGCAGAAGACGGTGAGGCTATATTTAGATTTGACCTTGAGCGTCTTAAAGAGGTTATGCCAGAGCTGTATGATGAAATTATGCTAGATATTGACGCTGACCTAATGAATTTATACGAGCAGGGCTTTGTAGAAATTGAATATGACGAGAACTTAAATGCTGGATTTAGGGCAACTAAAAAAGGCATAGAATGGATGGAAGCCAATGGCATTGATTTTCCATTCCCAAATTAATCATTAATGCGCTATAATATAGATACAATCACTATGGAGGTGAAATATGGATAACAATCAGCAGACCCCATCTCAGGCAGCAACAGCTCCAGAGGTAACATCAGCATCATCCCCAAATTCTGCAGCAGCTCACGCTGTAACGAATCTTGGAGTACACGAGCCAAAGATCATGTCAGGAGCTTCAGTACAGAGCCCACTTACAGGTGCAAACGAGTCAATGACTACAGGTGCAGCATTTGGTGGACCAATCGTGTCAACAGAGCAGGGTAGCGTAAACAACGCAACACGCCCAACAGCTAACTAATTTAGGGGGAATAATGGAGAACGTCTACGATAAAGTAGTAAAATTAACTGCAGAAATTTTAAAGTCGTGGAAGCCAGATCCTGGCGTTGTTTCTCCATTTTCCTCATCTAGTAGTCAGCACGAAGAGATTAGCGATAATCACTTAGAACACTATGTCAAACAACATGTGGTATCAGAAAATAAGGATATTGCATCAATGTTTGATTCAAATTTATTTACGAACGGTGGTGAAAAAAAAATGACAGAAAAAACATTAGATGTTAATACATCAACAACAACAGAAAATTCTTATTCAAACCCTGGTACAGCAACAACTGAGCCAGATGCACAGAGTGCAATTGCTATCACAAAGTCAGCAGAGATTCCACACACAACAGTTGGAACTACTGCAAACACAACAGAAGAAGCTCCTTCAAAGGGAGAAACTACTGAGCCTATAGAGAAAGCAGCAGACTGCCCAGATTGCGGTAAGTCTATGACACTTTGCGAGTGTTCAGGAATGTCTAAAGCAGCAGCAGAGAAGTGCCCACATTGTGGTCAATCTATGCCTATGGAAAAGACTGTAGATGGTGCTCCAGTAGTATCAGCAGAGACAGCTCCAGATCACGAAGCAGCAGGTTTCGATAGCATCGCTAAAGCAGCAGATGAAAAGGAATCAGCAGAAGAAGAAGCTTCAGAGTCTAAAGAAGACGAAGCAAAAGAAGAAAAAGAGATGAAGAAATCAGTTTGGGGCGGAGCATTCGCACCAAGAATTCACGGTAAGCTTTAATCTTATTATAAAGTATAGGACAGCGGGGATTAAAACCTCCGCTGTCCCATTTCTAGGGAGAAAAAATGAAGGTAGGAGTATTTGGTAGTAAGGACTGGGTAGACTATCCAGATCTTATGCGTAACATGACTGTGTTCATTCAAGAAGCACATGATGTTGGACATGACAATATCCTATTAGTACATACTGGTCTTAAGGGTGCCGAAAATATGGTAACTGAATACGTTGGCAAGACCGAAAGATTTTTAAGGCAAAAGAATTTTAAATTAAAAGAAGAATTGCACAGGGGAAAAGCTCCTGTTGTTAATGATATGGCAGTTATGGATTCTGGTTTAGAATATGCAATTGTATTTTCTACTGGGTGCAACAGGACTAAATCCTTTATTAAAATATTAAAAGAATATGGGATTCCCACCCGTATAGTGGAAAGTGCTTGACAGATAATGAATAAAAATGTTATAATAGAAGACCAGCTTACTCAGATAGTAAGCCTTTTAGAAGAAATTAAGAATCTTTTAAAAGAACAGAAAACACAAAAAGAAAGCAAGTTGCCAAGACAAATATGAAAAACGTAGAAGAACTAAACTACAACCAGGCCCACAAGTTTGTTGAAGATAACAAAAAGGCTGGGTTCTATTGGGACGGTTACACAATTGTAAAGTGGTCCCCAGGTCATAATGGTTTTAGCCAAACAAATGGCATGTTTAAAAATAATCGTTGGGGATATGCAAATAATTACCCTCTAACAGACAAGGGTACATGGTTAATTCCATCAAAATATGTCAAATATACTTAAGTCATTAGGAATTGATGCGGAAGATCTAAAGTGGTACCACCTAGCAGCATGTGCTGGGATGAACATCAATTGGTTTTATGATGATTACGAAAACGATAAGATCATGGCACAAACTGCAGACGAAGTTTGTTTGAGTTGTCCAGTTATTAAGCAATGCTATAAAGAAGGCGTTGCTAATAAAGAATTTGGTGTACGTGGAGGAATCTTCATGGATCTAGGGCGCATAGATAAGCAAAACAATTTGCACAAAAGCGCAGAAACTTGGAATACTTTAAAGAAAATCCATGGAAAAAATATTTTATAATGTAGCTATGGCAAAAGCCATACGAAACGTTAAGATGCCAGTAAAGGATCTTAAGATGGACGTAAGAGCACGTCCAAACTATCTAGCTTTGACTGTATACGAAGAAAACATAATGCAATACGAAATTGATAAGAGAGCAGATATCATGGAGTACTTGTTACTTTGTAGACAGTTGATAGAATCCTTTGGGGTTCGATGTGAAATAGAAGGAATAAAATATGTCCCTGCACCGAAAAGTCCTTTTAATTAAAGAAGGCATTTTTGCTGAACTTGTTTCAGAAGGAGCTTATGCTTCTAGAGTTAGATATATGTACGGTGGAGTTATGTACGACGTGATTGTTGAAAAGGATGATTACGAATTGCTTTATGATGATTTGGAGGAAGAGGAATGAAATGTTATTCCTGCGGTAAACAAAAGAATGAGTTACACCCTAAGAAGTCAGAACTTATTGATGGGGTTTCTTCGCTGATGTGTCAATCTTGTATTGACCTTAAGTTAGAGCCACGTTGGGTTGTAGTTCTTTGTGCACGATCAAAGGGCCCAGACTCTGTTAGAGAATTTATAATTAAACGTAGGTATCTTGGCAACGAAATTCTTGCCAACGAATTAATTGCTTAGGAGCAGAAATGATTAAGATAACTAATGATATGGAAGAAGTAATTGCAGCAAAGGATGCTGTTGTTTACTTTAGTGCTGAATGGTGCGGTCCATGCAAGCAGTTAAAGCCTCAAATGGCAAAAGCTGCTATGCAAGACGAGTCACGTGAATACTTTTTTGTTGATGTTGATAAGATTGGTGCTGAGTACTTAAACCAATACAACATTAAAAGCATTCCCCAAGTTTATAAGATAAACGATGGTCTGCTAGGTGACAAGATCACAGCAAAGTTATCAGATGAAATCTTAAAGCAGGTAAACGGATGACAACAATCGTAGCGGTAGTAAAAAACGGAAACGTTACAATGGGTGCTGACTCTCAGGTTTCTGATGGATCAAGACCAAATAAGCATCCGCAAATGGAAAAGATTACGAAGAATAACGGCTGGTTGATAGCTGGTAGTGGTGACTCTACTCCATGCGATATCCTTCAGCATATCTTTGTTCCCCCAGTTCCTACAGCTAAAGAACGTGAAGACCTTTACAAGTTCATGATTGTAAAGTTTATTCCAGCCATGAGAGAAGCGTTAGAAGAAAATGGTTGGAAGAAAGATAATGAAGATAAAGATTCTGGTTTCAGCATGTTGTTTGCATACAACGGAGAAGTGTTTGATATCGGAAACGATTTTAGTGTTTTGCTGAATAGCGACGGCATATATGGTGTGGGCAATGGTTCACAATTCGCTATTGGTGCGTTGTACGCTGGTGTTTCTGTAGAAAAAGCACTAGAGATTGCTGCTAACAATGATATTTATACATCTGGACCTTTTCAAATTGTAAGACAGCAAAAAGCAAATAAGGCTGCGAGGAGCAAATAATGTCAGATACAGAGTTTTGGGATTGGTTTAACGAAGGTGTTAATAAGGGTTATGTAAGTAATCCATTTTGTCAAACACATGACGGTGGTTATGATGTAATGACAGAAGAAGAAGTTAAAGAATGGGAAGACGGCGGGGATCCTTGCATGACCGTCGCTAGAGTAATTTACTTAGGATGAGTATAGATTATACTGGCATACCATCTCCAGTATGTCCTAATTGTAGCTCTGGCAGATTTGTAACTTGGATTGTGGTTGACCCACAAGATTATGAAATTGGAATGTACGGAATTAATGGTAAATGCTATAATTGTGATACAAAATACACCATAGGCACACCGATAGATAGCCCAGATTATATAGAAATGGATATGGAAAATGACTAATTTAAACCCTTTAGGCAAGCTATTGCTTGTTAAAGAAATTGAAACAACAGAATCAAAGACCGCTTCAGGATTGGTTCTAACAGCAACTGCCACTGAGCAGGATCTAAAGCGAGGAACAGTAATTAAAGTTGGTCCAGGTGAAGTTAGTTCATTTAATGGACAGCTTTACCCAGTTGACACAATTGAAGCTGGTATGGTAGTATACTACTCTCCAAACCATGCTACAGAAATCAAAGATGCGTCGGGAGATAAGTTTTACTTTGTAAACAGCGCAGTTCTATTTGGATATGAGGATAACAATGCATAAGGGTTTAGGTGCAAAAGCACAGCGTGTAGGACATAGACGTACAAGAAAGAATTTAGAAAGAAAGCATAGAAAGATGGAGAATCTAGCTTACGTTTCAAGACTTATGTTTAAATACGGAAAAGATTTAAATCTTAAGACAAGACCAAATGCAGGAGAAGGATATTTAAAGGCATATTTAAATGGCTAATAAAGAATCAATTTTAGAAGAGGCTCAGAGAATTGTCCATGGCGAACGTGGAGAAAACTACGGTCACCCTTTTGAAGATTTTTCTCGCACGGCACAGATTTGGTCAGCTATTTTAGGCATAGAAGTAACTCCAGAAAATGTTGCTTTATGTATGGTTGGGTTAAAGATTAGTCGTGAAGTCAACCGCCCTAAAAGAGATAACATCGTAGATGGGGCTGGTTACTTTGAAACCCTTCAAATGGTTAAGGAAGAACGCAGGGCAAGGCAGATCAAAAGCTTGGTAGAAGGTGCCTTAGAGGGCATGACAGGACCAGGCTGGGATGATCGTGATGAGAATGGTGTTGCATATTGGGAGCAGTAGATATTATTAAAAAGAATGTATATCAAGAGATATCTGACTTTTTAAAAGAAAATGATCATGATGCCCCATACACACTGCATCTGTTAAGAAGAAAAATAAGAGAAGAATTGGACAAGGAATAAATGGAAATCCCAGTAAGCCCAAATGATTTAAACGAAGTAGTTTATAACGTAGCACGTGATGTTGTTGAGCAACGTGCAATTGACGGTAAGATAGAAAACGTAACAGAAGAAATATCTAATGAAGTATTAGATGAAGTAATCTTTATTGTAGAACGTTACATGTATTACATTAATTCATTAATGGATACAGCTAAACTTGCTAGTGCTCCAAAGATTGATTTAAAGTAATGGCAGTAAGAAAGAAACCTTGGCATAAAGATCCAGTGAAACTTAATTGGGTTTTTGTTTCAATAGCAGGATTAGTTTTATTGTTAGAAATAATTAACATGTATGAGATTAGACAGATACGTAATGATTTGTTTAATTATTACTTGTGGCCTTAAAAGTATATAAATAACTTAATTAATGATATAATTATCTTGTAAGCGGTATCTCTCATTACTGCTTACAAAGAGGTGATGGATATCAAAAAAGCAATAAAACATATAGAAAAAAGCATAGAAGCACTAGCAGACTGGTCTGCACATGTAGCAGGAAGCCCTTGGTTTCTTATATTTCATGTGATCTGGTTTGCATCTTGGATTGTGTTCAAGGTTGAACCGTTTCCATTTGGGCTTTTAACAATGATAGTTTCATTAGAAGCTATCTTGCTATCTGGTTTAATTTTATCTGCAACTGACAGGGAATCTGAGCGTGATCGAAAGGTCATGAACAGAGACTTGCGAGTTTCTATGGAAACTCAAAAGTTATTACAGCATATGCATGAGGAATTAAGTCAGATCAAAGAATATGTCACAGGAGAAGGGGAGGAATCTGAAACATGATTCACTTCCTGCCTCTAGGTATCATCATTGTACTCATACAATCCAATATGAGATTATATTGTAAATATAAAAATCTTAAAAAAGATAAATAAATACTACGAATCTCATAAATATGATAAGCCAAAATGGTCCTACGGGACCATTTTGGTTCATATAGAAAATACTAGTTTGGTATAATATATTAATGGATAAAAATGTAATAAATGTTTATTGGTCAGTTCAAATAAACGGGGAAGAGCAAGATAACCCCGTCCTAACCTTTGAGGAACCAACACCTTTATTTAAAACTTTAAGCAAATCAAAGCACCCAGACAGTACAACTCAAACATTATTTTCTTGTCCAGCTGTTCAAGATTTATTTAAAAATGTTTATATTGTACGAAGCCCAGCCGATGCCGAATATGATTATGGCAGCAAAGAAATAATTAATGTAAACAATAGTGTAATTAATTTATCTCAAGATGTTGATCCAAACATTAAAGGTTATGGGCCTATGTTTGTTTATCAGTCTTTTTATTTATTCTTTGCTGATGAGTCAGTCGTTGCACGATTTACAAGTCCTTATTTTGATAAGACTTCTGGCGACTGTTCTTTAATCCCAGGAGAATTTGATGTGGGCAAATGGTTTAGAGCATACCCAACACAGTATCAAATGTGGAATGAATCTGGTAAATTTAAATTAAATAAAAACGATCCATTATTTTATATTGAATTTATGACTGACAAAAAGATAAATTTTATTCAATTTGAAATGAATGAAGAGCTATCTAGTTATTCTAGTATTGCAATAGAATCTCGTTATAAATTTCCTTTTTCACGCCTATCAGATCACTATGAAAGATTTAAACAAAATAAGTTAAGGGAATCAATCCTTAATGCTATTGACAAACAATATCCATAATTGCTATAATAGGGTATGAACCAGCAAGAAGATCCAATGGATTGGGATGATATCCGTGCTCTTGAAGCATCCCGTCGTATTGAACTACTAACGAAAGCGATTGTAGACAGATGCAAACAAGACGTAGAGAACAAATACGGAAACAAAAAAAGACACCGCCAATAAGCACCAATCCATTAATTAAACTTATGACTTACAACTTCTTTGAAGAAGAATGGTCTGGCAATTGCGGGGCGTGTCAAAAAGAATTTTATGCACCTACCAAATCTGAATACCTGATGCAGTATACTCGACACACTAAATCTATCAATTGCTTGGGGGGTTACTAATGTTTCATAATATTTTAGATGCTATGATTGCTATTGGAGTATGGATCAATACTTATATTAATGTAAATCATCATATAGCTAGAAAGAAGAAGTAATGACACATGATGAATTAGTGGGCAAGGTAGAGCAATCTATTCGCATTTTGAATGGCTTATGTCCTCATATGAGACATGAAGAAGTACCGCCACGCACCAAAATGAATTGTATCGCTTGCATAGCTGAGGCAGCAGTTAATGCCATTGAGAAGGAATTAGCATGAGCGACGAACTGCTAGAAGGTATTAAAACAAAAGCTGGTCAAGAATTAATCACATATATGAATCAAAACTATGGCTCATCAATATGGGGAAAAGTTAGAGATGCTGTAGAAGCTATTGAAAAAGAATTATGCAAACATGAAAATACATCATGGGATGGAATTACATGTGATCAATGCGGGGATTCTGATGAAACTTGCGATGATTGTGGTAAGTTTTTAAGCCATTTAGGAGATTGGTCATGAGTAAGAAAGATAAACCCTTATACCGTATTGTAGTAGAGCCAGGAGGCGGTCATGGTCAATATCCAAAGTATGAAAAGTTCTGGCATATTGAAAAATGGAACGATGAGCATAAGCGTTATTTTAGGCAAGGAAACGGTGGTCTAGCATTTACCAAATGGGGTATGTGGCGGGCGATTAGAAAAGAATTAAAGAGAATTAATGCTGGATATACAGTACAGCATTTTACAATTAATGGAGTAAGAATTGACTGATAAAATCACAGTTTTAGATAAGGGATATGTTCGCCTAGTGGATGTTTTGGGTAACGACTTATCTATAGTAAATGCAGCCCGTGTCAGTTATGACAAGGAATCGGCGGAGTTCACAGACAAAGATGTTAAGCTAATTAATTTTTTAATTAGGGAAGAGCATACATCACCACTCCGCCACGCTGCCCTTACCTTTGAGGTATATGCCCCACTCATGGTGGCACGTCAATGGTGGAAGTACGCAGTAGCATCCACTCATATTGATGATCAAAATGGTTGGAACGAGTCATCTCGCAGATATATTACAGAGCAGGAAGAATTCTATATACCAGACGCAGACGCTTGGCGTTCAAAGCCAGAAAATTCTAAACAAGGTTCAGGTTTACCAGTCAATGAAGATATGGGCAAAAATTTATCTGAAAAATTAAATCAGTATGTTAACTCTGGCGTTGCACTTTATCAAGCTGCTATGGATTTTAACGTAGCACCAGAATTAGCTAGGTTATTTTTACCTGCATATGGCATGTACGTAAGATGGCGGTGGACAGTAAGTTTACAAGGGGTACTAACATTCTTAGATCAAAGATTGCCACACGACGCACAGGTAGAAATTCAAGAGTACGCAAAAGCTGTAAATGAATTAACTAAATCAGCTTTTCCAAATGTAATGGGAGCAATTAAATAATGTCAATTTATGTAACTGTTAAGATTAATGAAACTGAAATAATGGATCTTCAAATAGGCAGTCGCCATTGGCCTCAAGAAATAGATGATGTGGTAGAATATGCTGTAACAACAAGAGATGATGTCCATTGGGAAAAAGAACTTACCTTCCAGCATAGATTTGGAGACGGGGTAGCAGTTTGTGTTCAGAAAGCTTTATGGGTAATTATCAACAACAAAGATGTACCCAACAACGGGCAGGAATGGTAGATGCAACCAACAATAGTTGATGATTTTATAAATCAAGAAACAGCAGAGTATATAAACAATTACTTAAGACCTAAAGCAGAAATAAACCCAAGAGGCGTTTTAAATGTACCTTTAAACCCATTACACTTAAACTCCAATCCAGGGCTTGACAGCAAGGTGGTGCATGATTTAATTAATTTAACTATTGATTCTATTTCAAATCAATTTGGATTCCCAAAAGCTTCTATCAAATTAGATAGAGTGCTTTATCAAGTGCTGCAAAAGGGTGAGGGGCTTGGTTGGCATACCGATGCATACGGTGGTGTTGATGGCTACACAGATGCCTACTACTCGGCTTTGCTTTACCTTACAGATGATTACGAAGGCGGGGAGATCTGGTTTTATGATGATAACTCTGGCACACCCGAAAGCGGAACAGCATATAAGCCTACAAAGGGAACTTTAATTTATTTTAAGGGAGACGAAAATCATCCCCATGAAGTTAAAGACGTTATCTATGGCGAACGTGCTAATTTAATATTGTTTTATGCAGTAACCCAGTAATTAAATTAATGATATAATTGTTGTATAACCGAAAGGCAAGACATGGAACTTAACCCAATAGATTTAGGTCATGGAGTAGTACTGTTTAAGAATGTACTCAAGGACCCCCAGAAAACATATCAATTCATCCTAGATTCAAAAACTGGAGATGATCCATATGCAAATAAAGATACTTGGACTACATGGTTGCCTTGGGGTAATTATTCAAAGATGTATCCAAATGAGGATAAGTCTTATAAAGACAGTGATTCTGCGGGAGCGGATTTGCAAAAAGAGTGTTTGGATATATTCTTTAACGTTCTAAAGGTATATAAAAATAAGTTCTTGGATCAAAGCTATTTTGATAAATACAACTGGAGTTCAGACTTTCCTACTAGCCTTGAAGAATTAGAAGCAAGATTGGCTGCTGGTAATTTCACCCACAGCATGGCAGATATGCCTATATTTGAAACATCTTTAAATGCTGATTCAGACTATCAGATGAAGATTCACCAAGATGTAATGCATTGGTGGGGCGGTTCTAGCCACATATTCAACTTTAATATTTATGTAAATGATGATTACGAGGGTGGAGAGATTATATTCTTTACTCACGAAGGCGTTGAGAAGGCAAAGTACATTGACACTTATTCTGGAAAAGAAAAAGAAGCTTGGCTAATTGAGGATTACTTCTCATACAAGATGGAGGCGGGAGACGGAATGATCTTCCCCACAGATTACTACCATGGCGTAGGAAAACTATCAGGAGATAAGTCTAAGTTCTATATCAGACAGTTCTTATCTGCCCCACATCCAAAAGAATATTACGAAAAGATGGAAGCTTTAAGTCCAGAAGATTTCCAAAAGGCATTAGATGAAGACCGTAAAAAGTATTCACTAGATAGGGTTATGCCAGTTATATTTGATTCATTAGATTCAATTGACTTAGATTCACCAAAATACTCACAGGTGGTAGAGTCACAAATTGCTTGCGTAATCAAGACTAGAAAAGAATTAAATATATGACAGAGCAACCAATTCCAACTATAAACGGCAATCCGATCTTGCAGAAGATGGTCATAGAAGATATGGCAAAACGCCTTGAATTGGGCATAGAGCGGTATGGCACTGGCTTGCAGGCATACAACGGCAGAGACATGCTACAGGACGCTTACGAGGAAGCTTTGGACCTTTGCGTATACCTTAAAGGTATTATGTACGAAAGGGATAATCCTAAGCCTGAGTTTAATGTTGATGAGGTTTGGTAATGCAGTCAGTATTATTAGTTTATTGTGCTTTCTTGACTTTGTTTATTGTGGCAGCGATTCATTATTATGAAGAGAAGCTGAAGGACAAAACTCCAGATGCTTTAAGTGGTAATCAACTCCATTACACATACCTACAGCTTGAGAACAAACGGCTAAAAGAAGAAATAATGAAACTAACACCATTGCAATACGAACATAAGAACGACTTTGGCGATAAATGAGCGAAAATGAAGGACACGTGGTAAACCACGATCCATTGATTCATGCATTTTATGAGGTAAGTGGGCGACGTGCGGGGCTAAAGCGTTATATACAAAGATATTTAAGAAAGCGGGAGGGCAAAGATGATATCAATTAAAGATATATTTAATAATTACAAATGCCACTATTGCTATAGAGCAGGGTTATATAATGAATGGAAAGATGGCAAAGAGCTATCAGTATGCCTAGTACATCTATCTAATTATGCTGCTGATTAAGGCAGCAATCCACAATTAAATATCAGTGCATATTTTTCTGTTATATTTTCAATTTTATGCTTTGTTCCTGCCTTAAACCAGATCAAATCTCCTGGTTCTAATATAAATGATTGCATCTCTTCTCCCATAAACCACTCCGAAGCACCACGGCACTGCCAGTGAATTACATCATGCGGGTCTGTATGCTGATAGGTACCAGAATTGGCGGGATCTAAATTACGAAATGACTCAGCTTCCATAGCAAACAACTCATACTCTATTTCTGGATAAACTTCAATTGCAGCCTTTTTAAAGAATTCCATCTCTGGTGTTATATCTAATCCTTTAATTGATATACGACCAGACTGTCTAACTGTGTTGTATAAGTTCTCAAACTCTGCCCAAGTAGGAGTTGGCTGATGCCAGTTGCGATACACAGCGTATTCTAAATTATTATTAATACAAGCATCTACAAAGTGAAACAATGTTCCTGGCTTCAGGTTATATCTATCTCTGATTATATTTCTGATCCATTCCCATTCTTCATTCCAACTAGGTGTATGCTGATATATAACACAATGGGTACCTCTATCTTCAAATCCAATGACATTATCATTTGATTCTATATGCTTTAAAATCAAGAATTCCGTATTGTTTCTATTAAAATAATCAACCAACCCATACTGCTGTAGGGTCTCATAATCTATTGTTGTGAAGAATACCAAGTGCTCATCTGACTGGATTAGATTCTTAAATCTAGTTATTGCTCTGGCATATTTCTCACGGTTATCTGGGTCAGTCATATCAAAGTGCTCAAAGAAACCAGATAGTCCACCCTGTTCATTTTCAGGTTTAAGCGGGTAGAGGGAATGTTTGGTACTATATCCTGCAGCATTATCATCTATACGAGTCATATACTGTGGGTCCAACCAACCATCAAAGTCTGTATCTAAAGCTTTCTTAATATACTCTGGATAGGCAAATACCCAGTCAAAGGGTAGATGAGCATTCCTCAGATTCTTCTGATTTTTTAATATGTTAGCAGGTACGCAGTTGGCACCAAACGGTATAATTACAGTCATGGTACAATTATATCAGTTGTAATTATAAGCCGTATTGGGGCACAAAAATGAGCGAAAACTGGAACAAAGTACAAGGATCGGACAATCCGATCTTAAATATAATAGGTAATATTTGCGGGAGAATATCTGCTATATTCCTAAAGCCACATATTCGATGGGGAACTATGTGGGAATATGATCTGGATCTGGAAGAAGATATTGATAAAGAAGACTTGTAATAGGGCGGGGGATTGAATGATATTAGAACTCCTAGCCATATGGTATATAACAAAGCTATACTATACCAGATCATTTAAGATTAAATTGGAGCAATCTGACCTTATAGAATTAAGATGTGCTCATTGTGGTACAGCCATATATCGTGTTTCAGAACATCTTAGGGCTGAGAATTATTGCACAGACTGTTCATAATCCCGCCATATCCTATATCAATCACGCATAGATAACCTCTCATACAGGCTCCTAGACCCTTTTAAAGTGGAGTATAGTGGAGCATAGTGGAGAATATATACACCCTTATCCACAATTTATACACATGTTATCCACAGATATTAGATACATGTAATAAACCACATAATATTATGCATGTCAAATCCATATAAAGTTATCCACAGCCTATATCCACATGTGCATATAAAATTATATGTGTCAAGTGTTATATGGTCAATATATGGTCATATTTGGTCACACTCACAAATATGGACAAAAATAGACAGAATGTCTACCATATTGTCCAATTGTGATTATGTTTCTTTAGTTTTATATATGTTTTGTTTGATTATTGATCTATTTTATATAGGTGTTTATACCAGTACTTGTTTGGAGATTTTAAGCTGCCATCGTAATGTCCCGCCCAAAAAGTCGTGGAGATTTTTGACCCCCTTCGTAATCCTTACCAAAATAAATATATACGCGCGAAATAGGACATAACGGACATATGTGGACAAAAGAAAAGACCCCCTGGGTCCCGAATCCCAAGGGGTCTTATAATGGACTTGGCAGAAAGCCTGAACGCCCTATCTCGTTTTATTATTATACCATTGCATATTAAATGCTGTCAAATGAATGGTTGGCTGTCATCTCTTCAAGGTGATATTCCCTGAATGATTCAAATGAATGCCAATGCCCTGAATCATTAACCATTTGAGTAGTCATATCAATCTCTACCCAAAAGTCAAACATACCTTCATTTAGTTCTTCATCTGTTGCTAGGTGAATTCCATATCCCGTCTCTGAATCCCAATCTGATCCAATCAACTGTGACATGATAATGCGGGTGGCATATGAGGTATCACCCAATTTGAGGCGGGATTGTGACTTAGCAATAGCCATAGCCAAATCCTCACGCCACGTAGTTTCACCCCAGTGGCTATATAGCACAATGTTAGGCTTATCTAATTCTGTCTTAAATACAAAGTTAACTCGGGCTCCCATTATTGATTCTCCTCATAGTATAGATTTACGGTGTCCATTATATCTTTAGATAGGTTAATCATATCCTTCATACCAGCGTTTCTAGAATTAGAAACAATGTCTATATAACTTAGGATAATCCTAAACAATCTGTTCTGCTCTCGGGCAGGTAGTGTGTTTAACTGAGTGGCAATTAGTTCTAAATTAGCCTCTGCGTTAAGCAACATATCATTAGTCTGTTTAACATATTTCTGATTTATACTGATAGCCATAAGTCCCCCATTCTATCATAGTCGTACTAGATTATCAAGTGCTTTCACTATTTGAGACGGAGCTTTTACTCCCCCGTCGCAATTGCAATAGGACATGTGCAATTTGCAATCCCCGCACATTACATACCCGATACGTGCCCCCAACCTATCGAGCCCGTACAGTGTACGTGATACTCGGATCGGGGGCAGTTCGAAGTAAGGGTTTACGCTAAAGGGACCGAAGTAACCTTTGAACGCTCTTTTGGTGCCTTAATTGGATAGCCTGCATCCTGCAGTGCCTTTACCATCTCAGTGCTAAAGCGGCCACGTGCACCAGGCTTAAAGCCCTTTGATACTAGGAACTCACGTGCTGGGACTGTTGGTGCTGCTGTCTCTGTTGCTGTCTTCTTTGCTGCCATGTTACATCTCCTCCATTAGTTGTTTGTATTCTTCTTCACTTGCTTCATCGGCATCTACGATGAATTCTTCTTCGATTAGCCACTCACGGATTGATTCGTGTAGGTCTTCCCACCCAAAGTCAATTGTGAATAGTTGTGTGGAATTAATTATGCTAAGCATAATCTCATCAGGTTTCTTACGCCATAGTGTGTACGGCTTAAGTTCGCTGTAGTCATCCTCATACATATTGCGTAGTGTATGATAGGTTACATAGTCTTGAATGGCGGGACGCCAATCTGACCCATTGGAATCAGTATACTTAGTCATACTGACATTGATATCTAGCAGTAGGTCCATACGTTCTTGTGGTGTTATATTCATGGGCGTTATCCTACCATATATGTCTTGGCTGTGTCAAGTATGTGTCCAGTGGCATCTATAGCCCCTTGGATATAACTAATGTCATAGTCATTTGTTTCACCATCTAGGTCTTGTTCTAAACTAATTAGATGTAACTTAATATATTCAATTAACTCGTTCACTCAAAGATCTCCTTAATTAGTTCTTTATGTAGTACTTTGATACCTGCAAACTTATTAATAACTAAATCCAGCTTTTCTTCATTACCCGAACATAGTTCTACCTGGTTGCCATATAGGTGTTCTACCTCTATGCCATACTTCCAAGCCTCCATCATAATTGCTCCCGCCGTTTGGCGGGAACCAGCATCAACTGTGTAAATAGACATTAAACTGTCTCTCCTTCCCAAAAATGTGTAACATCTGATTCGTAGATTTCAAAGCCTTCTGGCATCTCTGCTCCAAAATCCCAAAATGCATTGTAAGCCTGTTCCAAAAGGTCTTCCTGACCATCTGGATAGTTTACTTCGTAAACCGTGCCTGAGATAAAACTAGTACGTGCCATTAATATGCACCTTCCTCTACTCGGTCAATCTCGTGGTTGTTAACTGTAATCTCTGAACCATATGAATCAATAGTCAAGTTATCAGAAACCAACTGTTCGATGTCGTAGTCGCCTTCAGCCATGTCAACTTCGATAACCATGTCAACACGAACCCAAGCAGTAACTTCGATTTCCTTAGTTAATGATACATCAAAGATTTCTGCAATCTGAGCAAGTGTGTCCTGCTCTGATGAGTCAGCATAAACCTCTTCAAGCAAAGTACGGAGTTGTGATTCCTTGCGGTAGTACTCGTTTTGCTTTGAATAAAGATTCTTGTTCTGCCAAACCATATTGCGAATATCTGATTCAGTATATGTGGTTGTCTTGGTGACATCATTCTCAACCCAGTCAAGAGTAATTGTCTGTGGGACGGTAGTTGTGGTTTCCATTGCTTCTTCTTTCTTATCGGTTATAGGGAGTATTGTAGCACCAGCCACTGACAAAAGTACGGTATTCCCGCCACATTCGCATGTGATGTCTGTCACATTTCTGGTAGAGGTATATTCAATTAAGGCATCACAAGTATGGCATACGTGTGTATACTTATTCCAGCTTTGATCCATTATGCATTCACCTCTTCCTTATGTACCGCACAGGTTTCTGATGGTTCTCCCCACCCACATTTTGGACACATATCGTATTCGCACTCTTCGCAGTAAGGTGTGTCTTCCTCGGTGTGGTCACACTCACGACACTTCCAGCCATACTGATTATCACTGATTACCACACCTCGTAGCAGTTCCATTTCTCCGCCCCAACCAGTTTCTTCTTCGTAAGACAAAGTAAACAAAAGGTCGGGATACTGAGATGACAATGTAGTTAAGGCAGGTAGTGGAATACCCCAAGCAGTATTAAAGTTATAGTATACAGATGCAGTCCATTCATCCTCAAACTCTTCCATATATGTCTCAGGATGCTCGTTATCATTAGATACGGCTACATCCCATTTAACACCCCAGTTACGGATATTAAAGTTATACCAAGAATCAGGATTCTCAGTACGTTCATCACCATTAAAAGTAAAAGGTTGCTTCTTATATTCTTCAAGATTGGTGGGGGCGATAATGTTACGGAAAGAAAAGACGGGATTAGAATACTTAGTCTGCTTAATACCATAAGCCAAATCACCTGTAGCCTCTATATAGTCTACAAAAGGTGTATTCAATTGCTCTTTCATCTTATACACAGATTCTTTTGGACCTTGTGCAGTTAATCCATTATATACCCAGTTTGGCATTTTATATCCTTTGTTCGTAATTAGGGTCATATAATACCATACCCCACTGACATTTGTCCATACAGCATATACTTGTTTGATCGTAAAGCTTGGACATATGATCAGGTTTTGTCTATATTCCAGGGAGATTTTTACCTCTATCGTAATTGACTTTTTAGAAAAGATATGACCGCTCTACCCGCGCCAAATTATTTGCATTTTGTCAAGTGATTATTTAAAGTGTCGTGTGCAAATTTTGATCGCACTTCAATTTCTTTTTTACATTTATTACATATTACAATTCGAGCTGACATGATCCTCCAAATAAAAAAAGAGTGGGAGGGCTTTCGCCCTCCCAATTTATTAAGCGGTTAGTGAAAGAACCTGCTTAACAATTTTATTTTTTTCTGCTGTGATAACGGGGTCAAATCCGCTAGCAGAATAAGCGAGTGATTCGCCACCCTTGCGGGCTGTACGATAATAGTCTAGGCGTTCGGTGAGAGCATTAACAACGCCCCACGCTGTACCCTTGATATTAGCGTTAGTAGGAGAGTTGTGGTACAACTCATCAAGCAGGACAACCTTATTTTCCCACTTAGTGATAGCACCCTTAGAGTCACTCTCAGGCTTAGGATAAAGTGTGTTGATGATTTTTGAGAATTGAGAGTTAGTAACCTCACGCTCAAACAATTCGTTTGCTTGCTTAGAGAACTCATCAAAGTACGCAACCGACATTCCTAGAGCCTCACGTGCAGCAGCAATTTTTCCATCCACTGTTGCGGTGTGTCGAATCTTGAAAGATTGCTTAGCACGTTTCATTGCAAAGTTAAGTGTATTCTGGCACTTAACACGCACAGGTGTAATTCCTGCTTGAATCGCTACCGAGCCATCGTGTGACGTATGAACAACAAGATACAAATTAGTTGCATCGTTAGCACCTTGTGGGTCAAGCACAAGTTGATTAGGGATTGACCAAGAGCCATAAACTACACGACCATTCTTGAAAGAACCTGCACTGTCAATTTTGACATCAGGGTTAGAATCGTGAAGATTTTGTGCAAACGCAAACAAATCTTCATTCTGTACAGCCTTGTAGCGTGAGCCTACGACGGACAAAACATCTTTCTGTCCTGCTGTATAAGGATTGTCACGTGTAACAAGATAAGATTCTGTTACCATTGTATAATCTGGAACCAATTCTGAGACAGGCTCAAGAGATACATTCCAATTAGATAGTTTAGCAGCATCCATAATTTCTGATACTGTCGGGGTTTCTGTATCTGCATCAAAAATCTTATTCGCATAAGAGTGCCATGCAGGATTAGAGCGGGAATCAACAAGAGCGAATGATACAGAACCATTCTCTACTTCTGATTTATGAGCGGTGTTGTTCATATGAACCTACTTTCTGTTATTGAAGCCTTATTCTAACATATGCCACTGACATTAGTCAAATCTATTTAATACGGAGAGTCTTCACAAATAGGACAATTCCGAGCAGCATTACAGCGGGTGTGAGAATAATCACAAGCGGGACTAATACTAGGGCTGCTATCATCTGAAAATTATAGCCTATCTGTAGGGGTTATGTCAATATGGGAGAGTCGTTACAAAACGGACATTTCGGGCGGCCCGCGCCCACTCGGGCGTGTCGCAAATAGTGTGGGTGGTACCGACTACGGCACTCTTACTCGGGTATCATTGCGAACCCACACAATATTTATTTACTTAGTTGTTTTAACCATAGCAAAACGATGTGCGCCATTTGCCAGCTTTAACGAAACACGAGTTACCTTGTTGTTAATTGGCGAGAAGTTAGTGATGCGACCTGTTACACCTGTTTTAGATGTTGTGAATAGATCGCCGATTTGATATGTGTATCCTTGTAGTGTCATTGCTTTTTCTTTCTGTTCGGGTTTTTAATTATAGTGAGAGTTATTACTTACGACATTGGGCGAGAACACTCTCAAACTGCCCCTGTTTCGATTATTTATTTAGAGATACTGAGCGATAGACTTCATTGTAGAAGCATTAACTGTTTCCTCGTCGGTCATCTTTAAGATGTTGAGGGCGTTGTTAATTTCCTCTACCATTTCACGATAAGTGTGGTCGTGAATAGTTGTGAAATCACGCTGTGGTTCAGCAGGGAAATTACCTTCTGCTACTGTGAGGTCAAAATCTACATTGAGAGTTTTATTCCAAGAGCGATAATTTGTACGGAGGTTTTCAGCCTTAGCAAAATTAGCAATAGCATACTCGCCAATTTCCTTACGCCAATTCTTTAGAGCCTCTTGATGCTTTGCTTCGTTGCTTGCTTCGTTGTCCTTATCGGTTTTAAGTTGGACTAACTTTGCTTCGAGAGCAGCGATTACCTTTGGTGTTGCCACCTTTACTGTGATACTACGAGCCATTTATTTTTCTTCTTTCTATTCGGGTTGGTTTGAGAGAGTTATTATAGCACCCCCCACCGACATTGGTGAGGGGTAGCCGATTTAATAATTAGTTAAATACTGCTGTTGTCCAGCGGTCTTCACCATTTACATCAAGCAAAACACGGGTTGTGCTTGCGCTGATAGGGTTGATTTCCTTGATAGTGCCTGTTACACCTGACTTCTGAGTGGTGAATAGGTCGCCTACTGCGTAGGTCTTCTTTGCTGTTGTATCGGTCATTTTGTTTCCTTTTCTGTTGTTGTTATAGGTGGTATTTTACCATAGTGAGCCAACCTTTGTCCAACCCACTATGGGCGTGTCGTGTGTGATTTACCTCACACGACAATTCTATTTAGTTTAGTACTGACCAGTAACTTATGCCCAGTTCATCAGCGCAATAGCGAGAGACATCGCTATGGGCTGTTTCATTGTAGAAATACTTAGGGCGGGAACCCTTGATAACTACCTTATAAAATATGTCATCGTTACCATCTTGATATACAGACACTTTCTCATCTATAAATAGATTATGCCAGTTAGCTGATCCTACGGGTGGGTGCTTAGCCATTATTTCTCCACTACCTTTCTTCCTTCACGATAAAATATTTTAGTATAACACTTGCCTGTTGGCGTGTATAGATTAACTGTTGAGTATTCGTCAGCAAATCCCCAGTCAATAAACTTAGCAAACTCTTTGTGTGCTTGTAGTTCATCTGAGTATTGGAAACTAAAGTCTGGAGCGGGATTAGAGTCATAGGTTACTGTGATTTTATAGTTAGTCATTAGTTATTCCAATCTAAGGTAAGGCATTGACATTGTGAGATAGTTATTGTATCAGATACCACTGACACTGTGGCGAGAGTATCGCAATTATCGCATATAAATATTTCTTTAAGCATTATTCACCTACCTGAACTGCTACTGTTGCGTAGAAATCGTTACGGAAAATCCCGTCGCCTTTATATACGGGGCGAACACGAACTAAATAAGCATCTGCTTTGTCGAAATAGACATCTGAACGCTTTTCAGCATCTTGGATAATTCCACTTAAACCTTTACGATTAACTGAGTAGTAAGATTTACCAATTAGTAGGGACTCGATATTATATAGATTAGCCATAGTGACTACCTTCTTTCTTTTTGCTTAATACGGATATTATATCGTAAGGCACTGACATTATTCTACTTACTAGCCAGTAATTTCATATTTTGAGACGCTCAAACTGTGTGATAAACCTCACAGACAAAACGGACATTTCGGACAGCCCGCGCCCACTCGGGCGTGTCGTGTAGAACGGTGGGCCCACCCCTGGACCCACCGTCATCTCTCTACCCGTCGCAATTAAAATTGATGCGTTACATTCAAGCTTTCAAAAGCTGCATGCGAAATAAAATTAATCTCTGCAGGAGTTGCTTCGGACCAATCTAAATTATAATAAGTGTTAATCTCATCCTGTACACGTAGGGCCACGTCTTCCGTGACACCTAATGCATTTTGGATCAATTCAGTGTGCACATTAGTTGACATCGAATGCCTCCACTTCTTGCAATTCTGAAATCATTGCTTGGATTTCATCATGAGGCATTAAAATTGTTGTTACACGAGTTGCAACGTCCGCCGTTAAACTTGCGGAGTACTTAAGGAGCAAAGCCATCACTTCAGGATTAAAATCTGTAGCGTTTGCAATTTCGGCAGCAATAATTAGATTTTCATCATTAAAGACTGACTGAGTGCATGCTTGTTGAATTTCGAGGGCGGTAGAGATATTTGACATATTAGTATTCTGCTTTCTTGTGTTTTTGTTTACGGGTATATTTCTTTTTATTCCTAAGAGGTTGAGACGCATTACTACGCCTCAACTCTTGGACTCTTCTAACTTGCTCAGACAATTTCGATAACGGCTTCACTAGCACCTGCGTTGATAAATTCTAGTTTAGAGAGAGCCTCTTCACGAGTTGCCTTGCCAATAAGTTCACGAACACAATCAGCGTTAAGCGAGACGAATACTGTAGCAGGCACACCTGCCACACGCTTAGCCATAGCAGAATCAGGCTTGATTTTTGAGACATAATTAATGCCGTCAACTTCGAACGGGAATGCCAACCAGTTTGAGGTTTCTAAGTTATGTTGTACTGTCATTTGTTTTCTTCTTTCTATCGGGTTTGAGGGTTATATTGTAGCAGGTACCACTGACATTTAGTCAGCCATATCTGCCAATTGATTTAGATATTCAGCATATAGTGCCTCATCAGCACAATCCCAGCAGGTGGGATCTGAGATAAATTGAGCGTCATAGATGGATACTTGACCCATTACTTTGCCACAGCCTACACAGATTTCATTTATCATAGTGGACATAATAGCCCCTTTCTTTATTTAGTTATTGACCATTTTGACCAGACAATTCCTCGGTCATCATCATAGAACGAGAATCGGTCAATATTTTGTTCACAATCTTCACAGAAAGTGTATTGGTCTACGAATTCAGAATCGTGAACGATAGACGAGATAGCCTCTAGGTGAGGCTTATGGGTATGGATATTTGTTTTTGTTAGTGTAGTCATTTTGACCACCTTTCTTTATTTAATCTAATACTGAGTATTCTAGCAGATAACTGCTGGAAAATCAAGGCGACACGCCGTGTGTTGCCAATATTTTTTATATTTATTTAATTTTGTATAATGGAATTATAACAGAAAAAAGTGCTACTGTCTAGTATACTAGGGAGTAGTCTCACTATTTGGAGCGTGGGCTTTGTGAAGTACGCCACAGGATAAATCGGACATTTTGGACATCGCCCGCGCCAAAAAACGGAGCTTTTGCAAGCCCCGCTTTTTATTTTACACGTTTGAAGTTTCTGCGTAACACGCTAATTCAAAACGATTTGGCGAGAAGTTTTTATTATCTTGAAAAAAGAAATCTGAAAAATCTGCTACAAGATTTTCAAAAGTTTCTCGATCCATTGAATTGCGATTATCTGCTAAGATATCCGCTACGATTACATAGTCTTTACGGCTCATCATTATAGGTCGAACTCCTCATCAAACTCGATTTCTGAATCTGTATCTATATCTTCGATAGAGATTTCATCCGCTACCTTAGCGTTCTCTAGTTCTTCTTCTAGAACTGAGTCATATACATCGGGCTCGGTGTCCCAAGGGTTATATTGTTTTTCCCAAGAATATGTCATAGTCATTAGTTATCCTTTCCTAAAGTTTTAAAGTCTTGATACATAGCCCATAGTAGCATACATAGGGGCGGGAAGGCAAGTAGCATTAGAGTACGCACTACATAAGTAAGGATAATCATTACTTAGCACCTCCGAATAGGGACATATAACGCTTAGCGATTACAACCGCTTTAGGGTTGATAACCATATCATAGCGACTAGAGCCACTAGCAGGATACTTAGCGTTAATACGCTGAGCGATACGGATAGGTAGCATAGCAGGGCGTGGAGCATATCCACCAGCCTCTAAGCCAAAGTCTTTAGCGATATCCATACGGATTTCTTCATAGTAGTTATTTAGTGTAGTCATATTAAGACCACCTTTCTTTTTATTCGATAACCTTGTGTTATCTATTTCCTTGCCTAGTGTTATTTGCTCTTATTTGCTTAGGCTCACCTTTCGGATTATTTGCTAAGGCTCAGAGGCTCAACTAGGATTTTCTTTATTTAATTTTATAGTAGAATACTAGCATACTATTGCTAGGAAATCAACTCGACACGCCGTCTAGGCTGTGTGATTTACACCACACTTTGAGCGGTAGTCATTGTGTGACTCACACCACTCGCAAGACTCGTGAACAGTGGCGGGAGCCAAGACTACCTGACCACATACGCAGAGATTCATTAAACCTCTAGGATAATCGCTAACAGTAGCGAACCCTCTTCTATCATACAGTGACATAATTTATGTCCTTTCTTTTGTTTATCTAATAAGATAATCCTAGCATAGGGGTCTGACATTTTCAAGTTAGAAATGCGTACAAATCGGACATTTTAAAAAGTTTTTTTGTGAGATAGGTCACAAATATGGGTACAAATCGGACATTATGGGCACACTATGTTTTTTTATTTTGCGTTTTAAAACGTGGATCATACACTAAAAAAAATTATTAACATTTTTCCAATATGAAATACGACGGGTGGGGTACATTTGTGTTATGTTATAATAATGCAATGAATACTTGCACAACAGAGAATTGTATTAACGTAGCTAAATATGTAATATTAAAAGAGCGGGAACAAGCAAGGTATTGTCTACCATGTATACAAAAGATTAAAGAGTTATCTCTCAGCTCTTAAAGAATTTATGAAACGTTAGGGTGCATATAATGCGTTTTAAGAAACCTTCAATTTTAGCTTCCATATCTAGATCTGGTCTAGCACCATCAGAATGACGAGTATGTTGATATCCATGAAAATGAGGACTCATCATATGTTTAGCGAAGTGATCTCTTGCCATATTAACTCCTAGGTAAAAACGTTCCTATAAAATGATCATTCTCATCAGAATTAGGATCTTTCTGATACTCTATTGTATCAACCTTAAAGTATTTTTCCAAGATAGGCATAATGTCTTCTTCGGTAAAATCTACCCATGTTCTTGAATGAATAATAAATCGGCGGGAGTGTAACGACAGCTCTCCTAAAATTTCATGCAGCTCATCAGGATGTATATGCTGCAGAACCAATGAGCATAATACTTCATCATAATTACGCAATAAGACCTTATCTAAATTATCCAGCAATATGAGATTCTTTGCTGCACGTGTTTCATCTGGTATAAACTTAAGCATATTAGGATAATCATATCCATATACGACTTCATACTGATCAATGAGGTACTTTAAATTACGCCCCGCCCCGCATCCAAAATCTAATATAGATCCTGCATGTCGTAATTGATCTACTACTTCGTTATAAATGGGCATATTGATTGCATCGCCCGTATATCCTGTAAGGATAGCATCTAGGGCTTCATCTGTATCGGTTAGCCCTTCCCAAAATTCTGACATTACATCCTTCTCGTTAGCATAATATTTTGCAACTTATCTCTTTCAATTCTGCTTGTACCCATAGTTGCCAACATAGCCTTGCTACGGTCTATATCGTTATAATCGAGGTTTTTACTTTTCGGCTCACTCATTTTGCGATTAAATGACCAATTACGAATTAAAAATACTATAGTTGTAACTGCACCTAATGCTTGAATATAGTTAGATGGCAAGAAAATTCCTAGTGGAACTAAAATAGCAAATAAAGTTATGTCTGTTTTAAGTCTGCTCTTGGGTGCGTTACTTCCATGTGACAGTTCATGCATAACACTCTGCATTTCTGTATTTCCTCTGCGATTGTTTTCCATGCGTATCTCCCGCCCTTAACCATGTCTGCGACATGTACCTTTTTACCCGATTTGGTTTTATACTTGTTTTCTGGATTAAAATGATCAAACGATAACGCTGCTGGATGAGAGTTATATCCACAAATCTCGCAACCTGCGGTCATTTTAATTTTATCTATTCGTTTCCGAATTTCTTGCGGAGTCATAGGTTGTATCCCATATAACTCTATTATATCAATTTTCAATTGTCAATGCTGGATCTGGAGCTAAAACTTTTCCTTGTGTGTGCAACTTTTCTAATTCATCCATTCTGCCTGGATTCTGCAAAGTTACTAATGTAGCTAGCAAATCGTATATTCTTAATTGCTGAATATAGATGCCTGCAATCATTTCTTGAAATGCTTGTATCTGTTCGTCGCTCATTTAATTTTTCTCTTTAACTCTAATATGCAAAACAAATGACGCTCTTTTACCAGCAGTCACATTTTCTACCGCATGCAAGTCAAGACCACTAAAATACATTAATGAACCAGCTTTCATTCTATATCTTGTTGGCTTTGACTCATCGTTATTTTCGTAAAAAATTACATCTCCGCCCACATATTCATCATTTAAATATAATACTGCTGTATAGATTTGTCCATCCATACCATATTGATCCGTGTGAGGAAGCTGACCATTTTCTCCGTCTTTTTCTGAACCAAAGCTATCGCCAATTTGCTCTGAGCCAAAATATTTATAATGAGAAGTTTCGTATATTACTTCTGATTGTTTAAAATCAAAAACGCTACACATATTTTGACCAATTAAATTAAATAAATCGTAAATTAAAGAATTCTGAAGATTTTCTTTTTTTAAAGTTTTTAAAAAAGTTTCAATCTCTGGATACCAACCCATACATACAGCATTTTCTCCACTTTCTTCATTTACGTGAATTATACGTTTACCCTTTTCATCAAGCGTATAAGGTTTTGCCATATAAGACATGATGTAATTGCAAGTTTCTTTATTTATAAAGTTTTCAATAATTTTAGGCTGCATGGTAATCTCCTTTTAATATATAAAACATTATACCATTGCCTACTTGATGTGCCCGTCTCTATAACTATTCATAATTGTAACAAAATCTTTATTACCAATCCAGTGCATCTTTCCTTCAACTTCCCAATATAAATTAAATCTATTAGATAAGGTTACTTTGATTCCATGAGATAAAACTTCTGAATCTAGACGCTTTCCCATTTCAGTAATTCTAAGGTATTGCACCCCGTCCACTTCCTGCAGTGAAAAAATGGCTCTAGCCTTGTCAGGACGCATTTCTTCGGGGTATAGGTCGGGTTGTCTCAACCACTCGCATTCAAAGCCTCTACAGGGGTTCTGAGGGCGATTCTCGTAGTCCGAGCAACCTTTGCCTATCTGCAAAAGATAGCATGGCGTTCCAGGCTCCATGTAAACACCGTTAATATCTGCAATTAACCAACCTTCACAGCAGGCTGTGCAATCTCCACATTGTCTAGACATTTAAATTCTTTTCTATAATTTTTTTATATGTCATCAAACCAGGTGTAATTTTATAAGTACAATCTGGAAAGAAACATCTTAGCTCTATAACCAAATCAGTTGTCATAAAAGGAACTAAAGCCATTTCATGATCTGGGTAGATGCACATAAAAGGCTTTGGTGATTCTTCTTGATATTTTTGAAATACTGATAATCTCATTAATAAGCTTTCTGATAGAGAATGGGGGGACTTTTACATCCCCCCATTTTAAATCAAGTAGTTGCCAGACCTGACACTACTCTGTTCATAGTTGTTTGCACATTCTGAACATATTCTCTGATAGTAGGCTGACCTTTGTAATAGCGAGTATTCCAAAGAGCCTTATTACCAGCGTAGGCTGGCAAGAAATGGCTAGCAATGACTTTTTCCCAGTCATGATACTTTGCCCAGAGATATTTTATCTCGCCTCTCATGCGAGAGTCCTGCGCCGATTCTGGAGCAAGACAAGCAGTTTTGAAACCTTGATAATTATTCCAGGTTATAGGCATATATTGATATGCTCCACAAGCTGAAGACCATTTTGATTTAGCCTTGTACCTGCCATGAGATTCTACTTGCTTAATAGAATACATCAAGATTTCAACTTTTTCTTTGAAGCTGAGTACATTACTCAAATTCATTTTTCTTTTATTTATATTATTATTAATATTTATATTATATAATCTTATAGATATATATTTTATATTAATATTATTATATATATTAGATATATTTTGATTGTACACTTTGAGATTATAACCTGCAAATGCAGGATCAACCGTTAAAGCGTTTGCTGTATCAACTTGACAAATCCCAATCAAAGAATTTGCTAAGGTTATCAATACAACTAGTGTTAGATGGAACTTATTTTTTAGATTCATTCCCTTACCTCCTCGTTTTACTGACAGGTAATATATAGTGTAGCATGATATAATAAGAAAAACAAGGAGCAATTTTGAAAATTTCGTTTACTGGCCCAGCTTTTAGAAATATGGACCGTGGTGTAGGCTATGGTGAAGCTTCTTGGAATATATATAATTCATTTAAAAAATTAAAGATAGATGTAGAAATAGAAGCTAAACAAGCTGATATTGAAATCTGTTTTGCAGATCCTAAAAATTATAATTTTAACGATCCCCTCAGTTATAAAATATGTTATACTGCGTGGGAGAGTACAGACATAAGCCCAACGTATAAAGCCACAATGGAAAAAGCTGATGAGATATGGGCTACATCAGATTGGGTTGCAAATGTATATCGTGAAGCATTTCCAAATAAAAAAGTTTTTGTTTATAAGCATGGAATTAACGATATATGGATTCCAAAATTAAGAAAAGCTCCACATGATCAATTTACATTTTTGCATATTGGAGAGCCTTATTCAAGAAAAGACGGGCAACTAGTTGTAGATTCATTTATTGAATTGTTTGGCAATGATCCTAAATATAAATTAGTTTTAAAATGCACTAAGATGAATACTACTAAAGTTAAAGTGGGTCAAGGATATTTGGTCAACCCAGCTTCAGTTTATGATAATATCGTTGAAATAAATACTATGTTGTCCCCAAATGAGATGGTTGAGTTATATAACCTTTGTGATGTTTTTGTTTATCCAAGCTGGGGAGAAGGATTTGGATTTCAACCTTTACAAGCAGAAGCATCTGGCATGCCCTCCATATCAACAGACGGCTGGGCTGATTATGCAGACTATATTACTTTTCCAGTAAAAGCAAGATGGCATAGTAGTCCTTGGCCAGATATTCATCAAGGTATGATGATGAAACCAGAAAAAGAAGATTTAAAAAGACAAATGTTAAGTAGTGTAAAAAACTATAAAGAAGCTGCTGCACAATCTTTTAAGAATGCAAATATTTTACAACATAAGTATGACTGGTTAGAAGTTACAAAACCTGCAGTAGCAAGATTAAGAATGATTTATGCACAATTGCTTATGGAAAAAGAAAATTTTAAACTTTAACGTTTAGAAAGCGTTTGTGGTAGAATTAAGTTCTATTAAAATTTAAAGAATAAGAGGAAAAGTTTAATGTCTAGAGCAATTGAAAACCCGTATGAAAACTTTATTGCATTGTCTCGCTATGCAAGATGGTTAGAAAAAGAAAATCGTAGAGAAACTTGGGGAGAAACCGTAGATCGTTATTTTGATTTTATGGTTATTCAGTTGCGTGAAAAACATGGCTTTGTTCCTAACGATAAAGATTTAGCAGATCTAAGAGAAGCAGTGTTTAACCGTAATGTTATGCCATCAATGCGTTCTGTTATGACTGCAGGACCTGCATTAGAAAGAGAAAATGTTTCTGGATATAACTGTGCTTTTCTTCCAGTAGATAATGCTCGTTCATTTGATGAAGCTATGTATATTCTTATGTGCGGTACTGGAGTTGGATTCTCTGTTGAGTATAAGTACATCAACAAACTTCCAGCCCTTCCCGAAACATTAGAAAAGTCAAATACAGTAATTTCCGTTGGAGATTCTAAAGAAGGCTGGGCAAAAGCTTATCGTGAATTTTTGTCTTTGCTTTGGGCAGGACAAATTCCACAAATTGATGTAAGCAAAGTTCGTCCAGCAGGAGCTAGACTTAAAACTATGGGTGGAAGATCTTCTGGTCCACAACCATTAGTTAATCTTTTTGATTTTAGTGTTCAAATTTTTAAAGGCGCACTTGGTCGTCAATTAAAACCAATTGAGTGTCATGATTTAATGTGTAAAATTGGCGAAGTTGTTGTTGTTGGAGGCGTTCGTCGTTCAGCAATGATTTCATTGTCTAATATTAACGATATTGAAATGGCTCAAGCAAAAGCTGGTAATTGGTGGGAAAAGAATTCTCAACGTGCGTTATCAAACAACTCAGTAGCTTATTCTCGCAAACCAGAGATGCAGCAATTTATTGCTGAATGGAAATCTTTGTATGATTCAAAATCTGGAGAGCGTGGAATCTACAACGTAGCAGCAGCTCAAGCACAGGCAGCAAAATATGGAAGACGTAGTGCTGATATTCATTACGGAACAAACCCTTGCTCTGAAATTATTTTGCGTCCTTATCAGTTCTGCAACTTGTCTGAAGTTGTTCTTCGTGAAGACGATACTCCAGAGACTGTTGCTAAAAAGGTTAGACTTGCTTCTATTCTTGGAACATGGCAGTCAACCCTTACAGACTTTAAATATATTCGTAAAATTTGGAAAGATAATACAGAAGAAGAAAGACTGCTTGGAGTTTCTTTAACTGGTCAGTTTGGAAATAAGTTCTTTTCTGGACAAAGTGGAATGGATAAACTGGCTGATGCTCTTGATAGACTTCGTGAGTATGCTGTTCAGGTTAATATTGAAGAGGCAGAGAAAATTGGGATTCCCGCCTCAGCAGCAGTAACATGCGTTAAGCCTTCAGGCACAGTGTCCCAATTGGTCGGGGTGAGTTCAGGAATGCATCCATGGCATTCAGATTATTATATTCGCACAGTTCGTGGGGATAAAAAAGATCCAATTACAAAGTTCTTAATTGATTCTGGAATTCCTACTGAGGATGACGTTATGAAGCCAGATGCAACATCTGTTTTCTCATTCCCAGTCAAAGCTCCAAAGAATGCAATTACTAGAGACAAGCTAACTGCTATTCAGCAACTAGAAATCTGGCTAACTTATCAAAGACACTGGTGTGAGCATAAACCATCAATTACAGTCTCTGTAAAAGAAGATGAATGGATGGAAGTTGGAGCTTGGGTATACAAGCATTTTGATGAGGTTTCTGGAATTTCATTCTTGCCTTATTCAGAGCACACTTATGTTCAAGCCCCGTATCAAGAAGTTGACAAGGATGGCTATGAGGCACTTGTGGCTAAAATGCCAAAGTCTATTCAGTGGCAAGGCCTTTCTTTATATGAAACTGAAGACTCTACAACTGGATCTCAGGCTTTGGCTTGCGTTTCTGGAGAATGTGAAATTGTAGACATTGGCCAGAACTGATATAATATAAATTAAGAACCCCTGTTTCTACGGCGAATACGTGGCAGGGGTTTCTTATGTTTTGAGCCGTTAGAATGGTATAATTAAAAATATTTAGGGGTAAACATGGCAAATACTAATTTTTCAATTGTTCAGGGTGATAAGTGGCAACTCACTATTACCTATGAAGATACAAATGGTACGCCTATTAATATTTCAAATCAGACAATTGTTGCTGAAGTTGCATCCAAGCCAGGTAGCAAAGAATCTATTAGTTCAATTTCAACTACATCTGGTGGAATAATTTCTGTTGACGATGGAATAGGAGCAACAATTATTGTTACCTTCCCAGGCTCTGAAACAAAAAAGTTTGCTTTACCTAAATCTTATTATCAAATCAAAATTCAAGACACTCAAGACACATTGTTAAATGGATGGGTTGAAGTAGAGGCTGGTTTAATATAATGCCAAAACAATATTATCAAACAACAAAAGTAGTAACTGTAAAAGATACAGATAAAGTTGTTGTAAGATCAAATGCAACTGTTACTGGTGCAAAAGGCGATCCAGGAACAAGTTTTTTAACTGGCCCAGGCCTTCCATCAAATTTGGTGGGACGTGTTGGAGATGTTTGGGTTGATACAAATACAAGAATTGTTTATGGACCTAAAACTACTACTGGCTGGCCAACAGATATTCTTTTTGAAGGATTTAATCATAATCTTTTAGGACAAGTTTTCAATATACCAAATGCTGCCTCAGAGTGGCATATACAACATGATCTTGGATATCATCCTAACGCAACTTGCATTGATACTGCAGGAACCGTTATAGAAGGAGAAATATCCTACCCTGATGAAAATACAATCGTTTTACGATTCATCGGGGCAGTGTCTGGGAAAGCATATCTTTCTTAAACACAAATGAACGAAAGGGTAGGTAAAATATAAATGGCTAGATTATTTCTAACTAATATTGACCTGAATCAGAACGAGCTTCAAAATGCCGTCATTCAAAACCTTTCCACTGCCCCGTCAAGTGGCAATACGGAAGGTCGAATTTACTACGACAGCACAAGAAAAACACTTCGTGTTTATCGCAACGATTCACTTCAAGGTGCTAAATGGTATGACCTTTCTGTAGGAGGAGCATCTGCTTCAACCGTAACACTCACAGGAGATGTAACGGGAACAGCTAGTGTTGACCCAGCCACAGGAATCATTACATTAAGTACACACTTTAACGTATCTGGAACAGAGAATCAAATTGTTGTCAATGATATTGATAATACAACAACAATTTCTCTTGCACCAGACACATATATTAAAAACAATGATGGTTATCCATCAATTATGCTTAGTGCAACTGGTGAATACATTGCACTTAATCATGCTCAAGATGATACACGCATGCTTACCATCAATAACGATGGTTCAAATGCAAGCATCACAGCAAATGGTAATTTAAACCTAACATCAAATAATGGTGATGTCAATCTTAATGCTGATAGCAACGTTGTAAATATTAATGGTAATTCTGGAGAACTTCATCTTCAGAAAACAGAATATTATCGCAATGGAGATCTTCAAGGTGTAATTGCTGCTCAGTCTGACTCTTCTTTAAGACTTACTGCAACAAGTGGACAGCTTCAGCTTGAAACTAACAGTGGTGATATCAAGATTAATCCAAATACAGGACGTACTTGGATTAATAACAATATTTACATTGATGGTAACGACGGAAAGATTTCTACTGACAGCGGAGCAATCACTCTCTTCCCAGACAATGGTATTGTAACAACACTTGGTGCTGAATTACATACATCCAAGGTAGAACTTTGGCAAGGTGGCGACAACGGTGGTAATAACCGTGGTGCTATTATTGCTCATCCATCAGATGGCAGCTTAACAGTTGCTGCAACTGGCTGGTTACATTTAGAATCACATGATGGCGGGATTAATATTGACCCACAAAATGGCAATACAACATTCAGCGATCAGATTAGACTTGATTCAGAAGGTACTATAAGTACAAATAACTTAGACCTTACATTAAGTCCAGATTCTGGAAATGTTGTTATAAATAACAATCTTATTACAGATTCTATTGCTTCTAAAGATGGCGGAGCAAATACACTAAACATTGTTGCACAAGCTATTCAGATTACATCAGAAGATGTAACTATTGGCGGAGGCGGAACAAATGGTGCATTTAATGTTCTTGACTCAAATGGAGCAAATGTTGTCTCAGTTACTGGATCAACAAAAGAAGTTCAATTTGGTGGAAATGTAACAGTAGATGGAAATCTAAATGTTAACGGAACACTTAATGCGGTAAACCGTACAGAAATTAATATTGAAGATAATACAATTAAACTCAATACTAACTGGACTGGTGCTCCAACACAAGATGCTGGAATTATCGTACACCGTGGAACTGCTAATGATACAGCTATTATTTGGTCTGAGTCTAATAAGGACTGGACATTAACAAATGATGGTTCACATTACTATGCAATTGCTCGTAAATATGTTTCAACCGTTGGGGATGCATCAAATACATCATTTGATGTTGTACACAATCTTGGAACCCGTGACATTACTGTTATGGTAAGAGAAAATAATGCAGAGTATAATGTTGTAGAGACTGATATTCGTATGAAAGATGACAATACAGTTACAATAGCATTTACAAATGCCCCAGATACAAACGCTTACAAAGTTATTATCGTAGGATAATAGGAAAACTAGAGGAGGATCAGATGTCAAGAAAAATGTTAACCCCATTAAATCTTTTAACAAGAGCATCTGATCCTTCTTCTGGTACAGAAGGCGATATTTATTTTAATACACAAGATAGCAGTATAAGAATTTTTAATGGTGTAACTTGGGTAACTGTTGTTAAATCAGATGATCCCGTTCCATTTTATGAACACACTCATACCTATGATGGTGATATACACACAATCAATATTCAAGATCCAATACTTCTTGGAGGAGATGTTGATGGCGGTTCGGCGTTAGAGAGCATCCCTGTTATAATAGGAGAAGATGGTGGCAGTCAGGAAGCTACAGCAACTAGACAATCACAATCAAATCTTTCAAACTTGGATGGTGGCATAATTGGCCAGTAGTTTCCCCGAAAATTTAGATAGCATTACAAATCCTAATTCAAATGATCCATTATCAAATCCATCTCACTCGGAGCAACACATACTTGCAAATACTGCAATTGAAGCTCTTGAAGCAAAAGTTGGTATTGATGGATCAACAGATGTAAATTCTCTTGATTATAAAGTTTCTGACATTCAGTCTCAATTGGCGGGACTTGAAGGCAACAACGCTGTAGACCTTTTAGGTTTAGACGGCAATAATGATTTAACAGTTAATGAAATAGAAAATCCAACAACAATAGATTCTTTAGATTCTAATGTGTGGAGATCAGCAACTTACGAAATACAAATAACAAAGGGTTCTGAAATTTATTCATCAATAATTAAAGTTTTGTTTGGTGCAAACATTGGAGTAACTGAATCAAATGTAATATCTACAAGCGATTCTTTTACAAACCCAGCCCATTTGGATTTTACAGTAAGTGAAAGTATAATAAACTTAGTAGTGACCCCAATAGCGGGATCTGTATCCGTAAGGTTTATCAGAACAGCTATTAAAAAATAAAATAAAACAAGGAGCAACACCCAAACATGGCAACAGTAGATAAAAATTTTAGAGTTAAACATGGTTTAGTTGTTGAAGGTACCACAGGTACAATCAATGGCAATAATATTCTTACAGAATCATCAGGTGATTCTTATATCCTTAATCTTGTTGGTGGAGCTACACTTGTTAAGTCTGTTGACACAGCAGTATTTAACGTAGATGGCGCAGGCAATCTTACAGTAAACTCAAACGTATTTGATGCATATGGAGCAGCTTCTACTGCAGAGTCAAATGCAAATTCCTATACAGATTCAGCTATCTCTTCACTTTCAAGCACGTTATCCAGCCAGTCATCAACAGATATCTCAAATGCTATAAGCACTGCAGAGTCTTATGCTGACACAGCAGCAGGTAACGCTTTAAATTCAGCAGAATCCTACACAGATTCCGCCATTTCAACAGAAGTCACTAATAGAAATTCAGCTATAACATCAGCAATTTCAACTGAAGTTACTAACCGTAATTCAGCTATAGCAACAGCATTATCAACCGCAGAAGGTTACACAGACACTGCTAAATCTCAGGCTATTTCAACCGCAGAAGGTTACACAGATTCAGCAATTTCAACTGAAGTTACAAATCGTAACTCAGCAATTGCAACTGCTAAATCTCAGGCAATTTCTACTGCAGAATCATACGCAGACACAAAGAAATCAGAAGCTATTTCTACAGCCGAAGGCTACACAGATACAGCAATTTCTAACCTCATCAATGGTGCGCCAACAATTCTTGACACACTTGGCGAGATTGCAGCAGCTTTGGCATCAGACGAAAGCACAGCATCAGCTTTGGCTACAACAGTCTCTGGCAAAGTTTCAAAAGCTGGCGATACTATGTCTGGCGATCTTGCAATGGGAACTCACAAGGTTACTGGCCTTGGAACACCAACGGCAAACACAGATGCAGCCACTAAGGCTTATGTAGATTCTTCTCTATCAACAGCAGAAGGCTATACAGACTCAGCAATTTCAACAGAAGTTACTAACCGTAATTCTGCAATAAATACAGCTAAATCTCAAGCAATTTCAACATCTGAGGGTTATACAGATACCGCAATTTCAACTGAAGTTACAAACCGTAACTCTGCAATTGCAACTTCTCTATCAACAGCAGAGGGTTATACAGATGCAGCGGTTTCAAATGTTACAAGTGGAACCACAGCATTTACAGCAGTTAATATTAATTCAATATCAACAATAAAAGCAGCAACATCTACTGTTTCTATAGCTGGAACTGCAAATGCAATCACTTGGGCGGGAGCAGATTACAAGACTGCAAAGGTTTTGGTTAAATTTGCTACATCAACTCATTCACAAATTTCAGAGGTTCTTTTAACTCTTGATTCTTCAAACAATATCGCAATTACCGAATATGCTCAAGTTGGCACAAACGGAGATTTGGGTACTGTTACAGCTGCATACTCTGGCGGAAACGTCTCAGTATCAGTAACAACACTTCAGGCAGCAACAACTGTTTCTGTAGTAGCAACATTAATTAAGTAGTAGTAAAAGGTTTGGGGGATCCTTAAAATCCCCCACACAAAATACAAATTCTAGGGGACAGTGAACCGAAAATGACAACAAGTAGTGTAACTACAGATAAAGACTTTAAAGTTAAAAATGGGCTAAATGTAGCGGGAAATGCAACATTTGGGTCACAAGTTATATTAGGATCAACCCCTTTAGCGTTTGATACAACATCCAATAGATTACAAATATACGTAAATGATTCTTGGACCTCCATTGCCACACTGGCAGATTTGGGAGGAAACTTGTCATTTATGGATATTGGCTTGTCAATTGATTATAACGGTCAGCCTACATATATTGTTCAGGCAAATGGCGTTGTAATTAGCGGGGATAGCAAATTTGTAGACGCAGGAACTCCTACACCATATTCATATTTTGACTATGTATTTGATGCAGGAGTAATTTAGTTTTAAGCCAGGTAACTGGTATAATAAAAAAAATAAAAAATAAAAAGGGGTAATAAAATGTCAACAGTAAGAATTCAACTACGTAGAGGTACAGCAGCAGATTGGACTTCCGTAAATCCCGTCCTGGCAGCAGGCGAAGCTGGCTATGAGTCAGACACAAAGAAAATTAAAGTTGGTGATGGTACATCAACATGGACCGCACTAGGATATGCAACAATTACCCCAGCTCAGCTTCAAGCTGCAATTGCAACTGGGCTCGGAACAGATCTTACTGCTTATGATGTTAACCATGCCCTTGGATATACAGCAGCAGATGCTGCAGATTTATCTGGATTAGCTTCACAAACATCTACAGATATATCAGATGCAATTACAACTGCAGAAAACTATACAGATGCAGCTATATCAACTGAAGTTACAAATAGAAATACTGCAATTTCTTCAAAAAGCGTTGATACCTTAAGCCAAGCAGAAGATTTTGCTACAACAGCAGATACTGCTCTTCACGCAACTATTACAACTGAAATTGCAACAGCCAAATCTCAAGCTATTACAACATCAGAATCATATGCTGATACTAAAAAGATAGAAGCTATTTCAACAGCTGAAGGCTACACTGATACAGCGATTTCTAACCTTATTAACGGTGCCCCAGCTGCACTTGATACTCTTAGGGAGATAGCAGATCACTTTGCTACTGATGAAAGCACTGCTTCCGCTCTTGCAACTACCGTATCTGGTAAAGTTGCAAAGGCTGGAGATACAATGTCTGGTGACCTAGCAATGGGCGGACACAAAGTAAAAGATTTAGCTACCCCAACACTTAATACAGATGCTGCTACAAAAGCTTATGTAGATACAAATGATCAAACAACACTTACATCTGCAAATACCTACACAGATTCAGCTAAAGCATCTGCAATTAGCCTTGCAGCTTCAAATGCAGCAGGAATATATGCAACAAAATCTGCTCCTACATTTACGGGAACAATAACAGCAAGCGAAAGCTCTTTGGACGGTATAGTTCTTAAAAACGGAACTGTTGACGGTACCAAGATTACAAGCGGAACCATCCACAATCTTCAGATTGCAGATGTTGACGGAAGTAAAATTGCTGTAGCAAGTATTTCTGGAGACAGAATTATTAGCATTACAGAAGATCAAGTAACAGGATTAAATACTGCTCTTGGACTCAAAGCTAATCTAGATAGCCCAACATTTAGCGGAACTGTGGTACTACCAGCTACAACAAGTATTGGTACAACTACTTCTACAGAATTAGGTTATGTACATGGAGTAACAGCAAGCATTCAACCACAATTAACAACTTCTTCAAATCATATTGCTGCAACAACAAATGTTCACGGCATTTCTGATACATCAGCACTTGCCACAAAAACATATGCAGACAACGCAGTAAGCACAGAAGCTACTAACCGTGCAACAGCCGTTACAAATGCAATCACTACCTCAGAAACCTATACTGATGGTAAAATTTCAACAGAAGTTACAAATAGAAATGCAGCAATTGCAACATCATTAACAACTGCAGAAGGATATACAGATACTGCTAAAGCAGCAGCGATTTCCACATCTGAAGCCTATACAGATTCTGCGATTGCAACAGAAGTTACCAACCGTAACTCAGCAATTTCAACTGCAACAGCAAACGTTGTAAAAACAACAGATACTGGAACAGTTACTTCTACAATGATTGCAGATGGAACAATTGTTAACGCTGATATTTCTTCATCAGCTGCAATAGCAACATCTAAGATTTCAGGACTTGACACAGCATTAGCTGCCAAAGCTCCTTTAGCTTCACCAACATTTACTGGAACAGTTTCTGGTATTACAAAGTCAATGGTTGGTCTTGGTAACGTAGATAACACATCTGATGCTAACAAGCCAGTCTCAACAGCTACTCAAACAGCACTTGATGCTAAGTTATCTTTAGCTGGCGGAACAATGACAGGAACACTTACTCTTGCTGGAGCTCCAACTTCAGATCTACATGCAGCAACAAAGCTTTATGTAGATGGCGTAGCTTCAGGAATTAACTTCCACGCAGCAACTAAAGTTGCAACAACTGCAAATCTTTCTACAACATATTCAAATGGAACAGCAGGATATGGAGCTACCCTTACAGCCGATACAAACCGTGCATTTAGCACTGTAGACGGTATTTCAGGATTCTCAGTAGGCGATAGAATTCTTGTAAGAGCTCAGACAGATGCAAAACAAAATGGTATTTACACACTTACAACAGTTGGTTCATCTTCTGCTCCTTGGGTATTAACTCGTGCAACAGATGATGATAACAATCCAAATGGAGAGATGGCTGGAGGAGACTTTAACTTTGTTACTTCTGGTACTCTTTATGGCAGCACAGGATTTATTCTTTCAAACACAGGAACGGTTGCAATTGGAACAGATAACATTAACTATGTTCAGTTTAACGCAGCTCAAGCAATACTTGCTGGTACAGGTTTGTCAAAGAATGGAACAACGCTATCAATTGATACTGCTACAACAGTAGACTTAAATACAGCTCAAACATTAACAAATAAAACAATTACAGGAACATTTACTGGTCCTTTGACTGGCAACACAGCAGGAACACACACTGGTGCAGTAGTTGGTAATGCTGACACAGCAACCAAGCTTGCCACAGCTCGTAATATTAACGGTGTAGCATTCGATGGTTCTGCAGCAATTACTGTAAAAGCATCTACTACAAATGCTCTTACAATTGGAACGGGACTTTCAGGATCATCATTTGATGGTTCAGGTGCAGTTACAATTGCTATAGATTCAACAGTAGCTACATTAACTGGTTCACAGACTCTTACAAATAAGACTTTGACCGCACCAGTAATTACTCTTCCTTCTGCTGGTATAACCTTCTCAGATGGTTCAATCCAGACAGTTGCAGCAGTTCCATCAATTACAACAATTGCAACAGCAGTTGCTGCTTCAAATGGAACTTACTACCCATCACAATATCGTGATCAGATGGTGCCAATTGCAGGAGCTTACACTCTTACAATCGCTCCAGACGGAACAAATACAGCTCCAATTGGAACATCCGTTGACTTCTATCAGTCTTCAGGAACTGGAGCAGCATTTGCAGCAGGTGCTGGTGTAACAATTTTGTCAACACCAGGATTAAAGCTTAGAACTACAGGTTCTGTTGCAACAATTATGAAGACAGCAGCCAACACATGGCTACTCTTCGGTGATTTGTCAGCATAATCTGGTATAATTTAAAATAGAAAAGGGGACAATAACATGTCAAAACAAGCAGGTAGATTTTCAGCAGATGGTCAAGATCAACATGTTGCGCCGTTGGCAGTAACAGGATTAACGGCATCAGACGTAGGAACAGGAAGAGCTTATAATAACGGAGCAGCTAATTTATCTTGGTCATTGCCAAGCAACTCTATAGCAGCAACACTATATACAATAACTTCTACACCAGCAACTACAACACAAACAACATCATCAACATCTTACCAGTTTACTGGTTTAGCTTCTGCAACTTCTTATACATTTACAGTTGTCCCCTCAAATTCATATGGTTCAGGACCATCAACAACATCAGGGTCAATTACAGCAACTACAGTCCCACAAGCCCCAGTAGTAGGTTCAGTATCCGATGTTGGTTTAAACCGTGCCTTTAATAACGGAGCAGCTACTGTACCGTTTACAGCGGGAGCAACAGGTGGATCTGCAATTACTGGTTATACAGTAACTTCAAGCGGTTCTCAAACTGGAACAGGAACATCATCTCCAATCACAGTTACTGGATTAGCCTCTGCAACCAGCTATACATTTACAATGACAGCTACAAATGCAAATGGAACCTCTGCAGCTTCAACTGCATCTAATTCAATTACCGCTACAACAGTTCCAGACACACCATCAGCACCAACTGCTTCTAATGGAACAAACTCAGAAATTGTTACATTCTCGGCTCCAGCAAATGGTGGATATGCAATTACTTCATATAATATCAAAGATAATTTAGGAACAGTAGTTCCTGGAGTAACATCAAGCCCTTACACATTTGCAGAAACTGCTGGTAACTCAAATACTTATCAAATATCAGCAGTTAACCAAAATGGAACTGGTAACTACTCTGCAGCATCTAACACTGCTACATCTCAACCACCAAGCTTCTTTGCCCCACCAGGGTTCTTCAGCCCTCCAGGCTTCTTCTCGCCACCAGGGTTCTTTGCCCCTCCAGGGTTCTTCAGCCCTCCAGGGTTCTTCAGCCCTCCAGGCTTCTTCTCGCCACCAGGGTTCTTCAGCCCTCCAGGGTTCTTCAGCCCTCCAGGGTTCTTCAGCCCTCCAGGCTTCTTCTCGCCACCAGGGTTCAAAGTGTTCCCAGTACCAGGCAGCGCAACAATTAAAAAAGCTGTTGAAGAGGAACTTACAGACAAGAATCAAGATTAATGAATTTAGATCCAATAAGATTTAAATTGTCAGAACCAAACAGGCCATCAAAAATTGATGGCTTGTTTGATCTTGGTACATTTAGTTTAATTAAAAATAAAGTATTGTCCATTGGATTAGGTGTAGATCAAAATCATAAATATCATACTACTTTAGGAAGATGGGAATCTGGTATAGAGTTTGATGCAGATACGGAACAAGTTATTTTAAATAAAGCAAAACAAATAGTAGGCAGGGATGATATCCAAAAAGCTTATTACTTTATTTCAAGATATCAAAAAAAAGACGGGGTAGTTCCAAATTTGTGGCCCCATATGGATCAATATGCCTGTCAAATAACTATAGATGTTTGTATAGAAAAAAATAATTTAGAGTGGGGATTGATTGTTGATGGTCAAACTTATACTGAAGAAGAAAATTCAGCTATAGTATTTTATGGTCAACAGCAAGTACATGGTAGACCAGAATATCCTGTAGATGATGAAGATTCTTATATTACTTTATTATTCTTGCATTTTGTTACCCCAGACCATTGGTTTGCTCAATCTAAAAATGAAAAAGAAATAGAAGATAATTTTAAGAAATATGCTTTAGACGGGGATGTTCGTTATTATTTAAAAACTGGTACAATATCTAAACCAGAAGTCCCAAAAGATCAAATGTGTGACTGTCACAGCTCGTATGATACCGAAGCTGTTATTATGAAAAGGTTAAATAAATAAAATGAAAATATTAGTTTCTATGGTTGCGTATAGAGAAAAAAAGCTTGCTGAATCTGTAAGAAGCTGTTATGAAAATGCTAAGAATCCAGAGAATCTATTTTTCTCTATAGTCTCAGAACAATATTCTGATGATCTTCATGCTGATTTAAGCTTTATTCCAGAAAATCAATTACTTTACAAGAAGTACGATTTGTCCGAATTTAGAGGAGTTTTGTGGTCAAGAGCAAGGACTATGGAAAATGATTTTGAATATGACCATGTTCTTGTAACTTGTGGACACAATTTGTTTACAAAAAATTGGGATGCTGAATCTTTTATAGAGTTAGACAAAGCAAAAGCTAAAACTTCTGACGGGAAAGCTATATTAGCTTTTTGTGGACCAGAGTTTGAATTTAACCAAGATGGATCTTTAAAGGTGGAAGATGTTTCTACTGGAAGAACCATGAGTCTTTACCATCAAAAGTTGGATGCAGATAGATATATCCCAGGACATGGTTGGCCAGATATTGTCCCAGTCCCTAATGATGGAGATGTTCATGAAGCTGTTTATTTTCAAGCTAGTTATGTTTTTGGTGAAAGAGCTTATTTTGATGAGTTGCCTTTTGAAGATGATATCAACTATCAAGCTGAAGAAATTTATATTACTGTAAAGACTTGGTGTTCTGGTTGGAGAATGTTTGCAACACCTAAAATTTTGTATTTACACGATACAAGAAAAGAATACCCAGAAAATAATTTTGAAATGTTGTCTGCAACAAGAAGACCATGGACAGATCAGCATAAAGAAGCTTTTTGGAAACAGTCTGATGAAACAATGTTAAAATTAAATGATTTGTTATCTGGCCGTGGCGGAATTCCTCTTGAAAAAGTTTTGGCTTATTGTGATTTTAGTGGTCTTAATAAAAAATGGTGTGAATATATGCCTAACTTTGACAAGATGGATGCAGAGATTGGTTATAGACACGCTTATGATATTAGATTTGAACCTCCAAGAATTGTAACCTTTTAAATTAAATTTTTAATTGATATAATTTGTAAATAATAGATAGGAAAGAGAAAATGAATAATCAACCTACTTGGACATCTCAAGAACATTTGTTTCATGGGATTTGGGTATATCGAAATGTATTTAAGAAAGAATTAAACATCTTAAATAGACTAGAAAACATTGGCAGATTAGCTCAACAAGAGCATGACGCTAGATATTTTTGGCAAGAAGCTTCTGTTGGATACTCAACAGTAAATCAAGGCTATAGAGACTGCAAAGATATTAAAATTAATGAAGTTTTAAACCCAGTTAATAATACTCAGGTAGAAGTTCTTAATCTATGGAGAGACTTAAAGTATATTCAATCTGGTCCAGCTTTAGACTACTGCAATAGGTATTCTGTAAAAATGGATTATTGGGAAGTCATGAATTGCATCAAGTATGGCCCAGGCCAACATTTTAAAGAGCATGCTGACCACGGATTTTCTTACAGTGCAACTGTTTCTTTAGTTGGTTATCCAAATGATGATTATGAAGGCGGGGAACTAACTTTCCCTAAGCTTGATCTAAAGATAAAACCACAAGCGGGAGATCTTTATATATTCCCTTCAACATATTTATTTTCTCACGTAGCTGAGCCAGTCCAAAGTGGTCAAAAGTATTCTATTGTAACAATGCTTGATTATAATGACCATGCTCATAATGATGAATTCATGCAGATGAGACAAAGATGGGTTGAGCAAGGTAAGTAGATGAGTTTGGTTAAGGCATATAAGGTTAGCGAGATTTGTGCTAATTTGTCACCACTTTCTGTAAAAAGAGAATGGATGGATAATACTCAAAATGCCCATGCCTACCATTGTTTTCCAGTAAGCCTAACTAATCAGATGGGTTGGGGAATTTCTTTCCCAGAAGATATTACTTTTATTTGGGACGGGATTTCAGATGCCAACCCAGGCCATGTAAAAGTTTTATCTGGACATAAATACGCATCTCCTGGTAGAGCAAATGCAACCATTAGTTTTAATACTGGAATAATGTTTAGAACAAATGAAGATACAACTTTGTTTCAAATGCCAGTACCTAATTACCCAAGAGATGGAGTATCTCCATTTTCTATTTTAATGACAACTTCTTTTTATAGTAAAGAGCTACCAGTGGCTTGGCAAATAACACGACCAAATGTTGAAATTACTATCAAGGCTAATACCCCAGTAATCGCAATTGTTCCTTTAAATTTGTCAGAAATAAACAATTCAGAAATATTATTTGATGATATCTCTAACGCAAAAATGCCAGATGCTGATAATTCAGACTACTCAGCTATTGGAGCTGAAATCAATAATCAAGGAAAATGGACTGATTGGTATCGCAATGCAACAAATCATTTAGGTCAAAAATTAGGTTACCATCAGGTTAAAAAGTTTGACTTGGATGTTAAATGAATACTGTAAATGTTTATGAAATTAATGGATTAAAAACTAATATCTTTCCTTTAGAAGTTAGTCGTGATTGGATGAACCAAAATAAAGATGGCTATCATTGCCCGCCAGTAACTTTAACTAATAAACTTGGTTATGGAATATCTTTTGATCAAGACATTTCATTTGTTTGGAACGGTAGTTCTGCACAAGGAGAAGATGGAGATATTGAGGTACTTGAGGGAAAAGATTATTGTTTTTTTGGTCGAGGCGGTGGAGTGATTGGATTTGTTACTAATTTAGTATTTAAAACAAGCCCAGACTCTAGTCTTTTAGTAATGCCAGTACCCAATCAATTTATAGATGGTGCCCAATGCTTTACAACTATATTGTCTTCATCATTTTATACTGGCAACCTTCATGTTGTTTGGAGAGTAACTAGCCCAGGCAAAATAATTAAAATCCCAGCAGGCACCCCAATTGCTTCTGTTTTGCCAATATCCGTTTCTAATTTAAATAATGCTAAAATAATACTGTCAGATGAGAGTATAGATAGAGTCCACGATTCTAATTATATTGATGCTATGTTTGAGTATGGTAGAATTAATAAAAGATTGACGCATTGGTATAAAAATGCTTTAGATCATTTAGGCAATAAAATAGGCAAACATGAAGCAGATAGCCTGTCTTTTACAATAGAAAGAAAACAAAATGAATCAAACAAATTCTAATAGTTGGGTGCAAAATAGACCCACTTCAATAACTCCTTCTGGATTTTTTGGCAACTCGTCCGCAAACATAGTTGAGCTAGAAGACTTTTTAACAGAAGAAGAGCAGCAAAGGCTTATGAATTTTGCTTTGAATAACAAAGTCTGGGATGTAACCCAGGACAGCTACGACGAAGATGGATTGGTTTTGTATCAGGCAAGTATCTGGGATGATCGTGTTTGTACTTATGATTCTCTCATGAAGTCAGACCCTTCAATACTTAAATTAATTTATGGAATGATAGATAGATTAAAAATAGAAGTAGAAAAGTTTTTTGAAGTAGAGGTAGAAGCAACAGGACCAGCAATTGTAAAATGGCCTGTAGGAGCAAGACAAGAACCACATGCTGATAAAGAATTTCATATCGGAGCAGAGCAGGGTAGACCTAATGATTTCCCATACTATGACATAGCCAGCCTTTTTTATTTTAATGATGATTACGAAGGCGGAGAGCTATACTTCCCTCAGCATGGACTTGAATTTAAACCAACACCAAGATCAGCTTACTTTTTTCCAGGAGATAGATTTTATACACACGGAGTCCGCCCAGTAAAATCTGGTAATAGATTCACTTCTCCGTTTTTTTGGAATATCAAAAAGCATACTGGAGAAAAGCAGCCACCTCCAGGTTATCGTGGCGGGTTTGAATCTGAAGAGTACAAGCAATTATTTAATAAGGAGCAGGAGTAAATATGATTAACTTAAGAACAGATGTAAATGATTTAGAGTGGGATGAGATATACCCAGGAGTGATATGCTATAGAAATATGCTTAAAGATCCAACAAAAGCCTATGAGACTATGCGTAAATCAGAAGAGCTTGCATCTGGAGATTATTATCTTTCTGCTTGGACCCCTTGGTCAGCATTTGGAACCTACTCACAACCTAAAGACGGAAATTCTTTAACTAATGTACTAGAGCAGCAATTTAAAGATGAAAAAGATTTAGATGAAGAAATCAGAACTGCTTATGATAAAGCTATTTCTCATTATTTTAATAATATTAGCATAGAAAGAACATTGCCAGAAGATGCTTATTTTAGTGGACATTCTTACTGTAAATACTTTAATGATGTTGATGTTTTAAAGAACAAGATGACAATGCAGTACCATACAGATTTTATTGTGTCTGAAAAAGATATGCCAGGTCCTAAATTCCACACTACTTGTACTTTTTATATTAATGATAATTATGATGGAGGAGATGTTGAGTTTTGGGTTAACGGAGATGTTACAAACCATAAACCAAAAGCGGGAGACCTAATGGTATTTCCTTCTGGAGAACCCTTCTATCATGGTGTTAAAACAATTCCTACTGGAAACAAATTCTTTGTTAGAAACTTTGTTATGCATTCTTACGAAGGATCTCCTGAATGGATTGCAAATCAACGTAAATACGGAGCTTATAAGTGGGCTAAGATGGAAAATGAAAGAATTGAATTTGATAATAAAAGAACTATGATTTATTTTAAAGATGGAAAACCAGTAAGTTATGAAGAAGCTTATCCTCAAGATGCAGGAGCCATGTAATGGAAAAAGAAAAGTTATTAACAGATTTAACTATTTATAAAAACTTTATTACAAAAGAAGAAGCTAAAAAAACTATAGATCTGTTAAATAAATTAGATGAAATAAGAGGAAATTTTTGGAAACCAATTTCTTTTTACGAATCTTATTCATCTGGGTATCCAGAAGATAACGATCCAATACTAGCAGAATTTGGCTTGCCTAATAATTGGTTTTCAGATCTTTATCAAAGGTTTAGAGTTGCTACTGCTGAAAATGCTGGGATACCTGAACCTCAGTTATCTAGAATTAGTTTTCATACCCAGCGTTGGTTGCCAGGAGCATTTGCCCCAGAACATTCAGACAATAGTTCAAATGATGGAGTCATGGGAGCATTTACAAGAAGTCGCTACGCAACATTCTTATATCTAAATGATGATTTTGAGGGAGGGGAATTAGTTTTCCCACAACATAATTTAACAATTCTCCCAGAAACTGGAATGCTTGCAACATTCCATGGAGGTCATTCTAATATGCACAAGGTAGACATAGTTAAAAAATCAACTAGATATACCATAGGTTCATTTTTTGATGATCGTGAAGAGTCAGACTACCCACAAGAAACCAGGGATGCCTGGGCAAAGGAGCTAGCAGAGGTTAGAGCCATGCAAGCAGAGCAGGCGGTAGAATGGGAAGACATTAGAGAAAAGGGTCTTAGATTGGCTCCTACGGGCTATCAGTACCCAGCACAAGAAGTAGAGGGATAAGATGGAAGACGTAAAGTTTAAAAAGCAGTATGTAATGTTTGATCTTGAAGTTTTAAATGACGATATCTGGTATTGGGATAATGTTATTAGCTATCCAGAAGATTTAATTAAATTAATAGAAAATTTGGACACGGACCCAGACTCTCATACTAATATTCCAAAATGGCAAGAATGGACTGCAAGCAACAACCCATCAGTTCTTTACGGTTACTCAAAAATGATTCTTTCAGAAACTGTAAAAAATAAAAGCAACAGTCCAAAGCTAAATCAAAAAGTTTTGTACACTGTTAATACATTAAAAATGGCAGCTGAAATGTGTTATAACCAATATATCAATCAGCATACGTCGTTAGATCCAGCAAAGTATCAACTTGATGTTTCTTATCTGCCAGTCAGAAAATGGAATGCAAACTCTTACATGGGACCACATTCCGATAGCAGCTATGAGCATTCAAATCTAGCTTTTACTACTGTAACTTATTTAAATGAAAATTATGAAGGTGGAGAGCTGTACTTCCCAGATCATAATATAACAATAAAACCTAAAGCTGGTAGCTTAATAATGTTTCCAGCTTCATTTGTTCATCAGGTAAAGCCAATATTGAGTGGGGTTAGATATACTTCAACCAATTCTATTAATATGATATAATTAGATTTTGGAGGAATTATGAAATTTTACGACAGACCCGATTGTATAAATCCATCTCCGTTTACTGATGCTTACGGAACAAAAAGTGGTATATTTATATTTAAAAAGTTTATAAGCGAAGATTTAATAAAATCTGTAGAAGATTTTTTAAACGCAGAGCAAGAAGAGATTTTAGAATCTCCTTTAAATTTAATTGATTGGTATGAGGGTAAAGGAACAGGTCTTCCTCCAAAGTTAATTGATGTATGGGAACAGATCGGCGATTTAATTGGGCCAGATTGGGTTATTCACCCTTCCGCTTCTATTTTAAAAACTAAGCCTGGAGATAATGGCATGTTTGTTCACTCAGATAGCCCAGGCAAGGGCGCATGCCATTTGCTTTCGCAAACAGATACTTATAAGACCTGCTGCGAATTAGATTATGGAGTCGTTGCTTATTTTGGAGATTATGAGGGCGGGGCAATATTTTACCCAGACGTTAATCCAGATGGAACAATAAAAGATGCTTGGCAGTTAATAAATAATAAAGAGTGTTTTGAATATAAACCAGAAAAAGGCGACGTTGTAATCCATTCAGCATTTGATCCATATTCACATGGAGTAAGAGAAATTACTTCTGGAATTAGATATGCGTTTTCTAATTTTTCATTAAAAGCGATTGACAATCCTGGCACTTTTTATAATTATAAAACCCCAGAGTACTATGAGCAAATTGGAGATAAGTCTGAAGCTGCTGTTAAAAAGTGGCTAGAGCCCTTAAAGCCAAACCCTCAGTTTACACCAGAAGCTGTAAAGATTATGCAGGAGTCTGGACTAAAAGGCTATGAATTAGCTTCTACATTTTTTGCTGACATGAAGGAATAAATAATAAATTGAATAATACTAGAACACTTCTTGACGGACGTGTAGTTGAGGAATTTGACTCTGCCGTTGATTTGACCATACACACAAAATGCCCTGAGAAATGGCTATTGATTGATCTAGAAACGGGTCAAGAATATGTTGGATCTGAAAAACCAAACCTATATGGCAAATGGAAAAGGATAAAAGATGTTGTTAAAAATGCTTAATAAGCTAGCTTGTTTACTTAGGGGCCATAACTTAAATTTGGCAGGTAAATGCCCATTTACTAAAAAAACCTATAACTTTTGTGACAGATGCCTTAAAATGTTCCCATTAATTGGTTGAGCTAGGTTAAAAATATTCGCTACAGATAAAGAAAGTGGTAAAATAGATACATATGAAGATCACACCAGTTGAAGAAGTTAATTACGGAACCTACCTATGGCAGATGCCAGATGGCAAATTAGTGTCTGATGAAGACGGTAATTTTATGTGCATTTACGCAATTAAAGGTGATGTAAAAAAAATTACAGAGCTTAGAAATTTTGCTAAGTCTTATGGTGTTGAAGAAGGAGAGCCAGTATGGTTTTCTGGTCACCGCCCAGTCTCTGCTGAAGAATATGAAAATCAGAAACAAAGAATGGACTGGGGATTAGTAGCAGACGAGTGGGACATCCCAGCACTAAAAGAAGATTTAGAGCAAAAGAAAAAAATGGGGATTATATAAATGGAACACAGAGCCACAGTAGCAGACGATGATGACGATTTCTCAAAAGGCTATTCAATGCAAATTGAAGGTGCTGCACTTGGCACATCTGCTCGTGAGCTTCAGGAAACAGATTTTGACGATCCATTTTTAGCAAAGGCTGAAGATTTATTAAAGATTGAAAATCTTAATCCTAATTTTAAAAGAAATGCTTCTCGTAAATTAGCAAAAGCTTATACTGGCTTAGAAGATGCTAAATCAAAAAAGCTTGACCCATTAGATTTAACTGGTTACTCTTTATTCCAGATTGTACAGCCACCTTACAACGTTATGTATTTGGCTCAACTATACGATGTTTCTCCATATCACCATGCAGCAATTGATGCAAAAGTTTCTAACACAGTTGGCCTGGGGTACAAATTTGTTGAAACTCAAAAAGTTTTGGATAGACTAGAAGATGCTTCAGAAGATGAGCAGGCATTAGAAAAGGTTAGAAGAAAGATCTCACGTGCTAGAGTCATGATGAGAGATAAAGTAGAGAGCTTAAACTCTGATGATTCATTTGAAGAGGTTCTTCGCAAAGTTTATAAAGATTTAGAAACAACTGGAAACGGTTATCTTGAAGTTGGTAGAACTTCGGCGGGAGAGATTGGCTATATCGGTCATATACCTGCCATTACAATGCGTATAAGACGGCATAGAGACGGCTTCGTGCAGGTTGTATACAATCGCTATACCTACTTTAGAAACTTTGGCGATACGACCACACAGGACCAAATAGGCACAGATCCTCGTCCCAATGAAGTTATTCATTTTAAAAAATATACTCCAACAAATACATATTATGGAGTACCAGATATCTTGTCTGCAAAGAATGCAGTTGCTGGTGATGAATTTGCTTCACGTTATAATCTAGATTATTTTGAGAATAAGGCTGTTCCTCGTTATATCATTACAACAAAAGGCGCACGTCTTAACGCTGATTCAGAAAGAAAACTTTTGGAGTTCTTCCAGATTGGCTTAAAAGGCAGAAACCATAGAACCCTTTATATACCCCTTCCAGCAGATAACGATGCTGCTCGTGTTGAATTTAATATGGAGCCAGTCGAGGCGGGAATTCAGGATTCATCCTTTAGTAATTATGCTATAGAAAATAGAGATCGTATCCTTATTGCACATAGAACCCCATTGTCTAAAATAGGTAATGGAACCCCAAGCCCATTAGACGATAAAATCTTTAAAGAGCAAGTTACAAGACCTGCTCAAGATGCTCTAGAAATTCAAATTAATAAAATAATTAAAGAATTTACTGATATGTTTAAATTCAAGTTTGAAGAACTTACTCTTACTGACGAATTGGCACAGGCTCAAATTGACCAGATTTACTTGACAACTCAGGTATTGAAGCCAAACGAAGTTAGAATGAGATTAGGTATGAATCCTATTGATTCTGGAGACGAAGTATTTGACCCAGCAGCAAAGGCAGCCGAAATTCAGGCACAAACAACTCAGTCAAGAGCCAGGGATAAAACTAGAAATGCCGCTCCAGAAGAAGCAGTTAGCGGTAGAGCTAGAAAAGGCGAAGGCAGAAAAGTAAAATAATACACTGGAATTATTTTGACTTTATCTTATATGTTGATATTATTACATTAGTATGAATATCCAAAAGGTTCAGTGGAACAATAGCAGCTCACAGATTAATATGTCCTTTCCTATCAGCAAGGTAGACAAGGAAAAAAGAACTGTCTCTGGATTCGCTACATTAGATAATATTGATCGCCACGGTGACATAGTTACCGCAGAAGCATCAGAAAAAGCATTTGCACGTTTTAGAGGAAACCTCCGTGAAATGCATGCTCCAATTGCAATTGGTAAAGTTTTATCATTCCATCCTGAAGATTACTTTGATAAAGAATCTGGAAAAACTTATAAAGGTATTTATGTACAAGCTTATGTATCAAAGGGCGCACAAGATACTTGGGAAAAAGTTCTTGATGGCACAATGACTGGTTTTTCAATTGGCGGGAATATCGTTGATGCTGGAGTAATGCCAGGAGATAAAGAAGATCATCGTGTAATTAAAGAATACGATCTTATGGAACTTTCTTTAGTTGACTCACCAGCAAATCCACTAGCTAATATTTTTTCTATTCAAAAAAATCTTGATGGTTCATCTTTTATTAAAGGCATGTCAGCAGATACTAAAATTGAGCATGTTTATTGGTGTAAAAAAGATCAGATTGCTTCATCAACAGTAGCAGTAACAAAAGATTGCGTTATCTGCGGAGAAAGCATGGACAATGTTGGTTGGATTGAATCTTCAGAAATTGAAAAGGGTGTAGCAATCAGCAAAGTTGTTGATTCTTATTTTAAGAAAGACGATGCACCAGGACCTTCACATTCAGCAACTACTCAAGATGGAGATGCTGGAACTGTAAACTCAAAAGAAACAATTAATCTTTATCCAGATCAAAATAAAGCAAAGCAAAGACTGAGAAGAAAACTCAAGAAAAAAACATTAAAGAAGTCTGAATCACTAAAAGATTCAGAGTATGCTAATGAAGGAGGTAATAAAATGGCAGACGAAACAAACAATGACGCAGTAGCAGATGCAATCGAACAGATTGTTGAAGCAGCAGAATCCGCAATTGATGCAATTGTAAATTCAGCAGCTGATGTCGAAACTCCAGCAGATGCTCCAGAAGCAGATGCACCAGCAGATGCACCTACTACAGAGGAAACTCCAGTAGAGGCAGAAGCACCAGCAGAAGCTCCAGCAGAAGAAGCCGTAGAGAAGTCGGTCACAAGCGCAGAGGCAACAGAACCTTTTGCAAAGATGTTGACAGAAATGCGTAACCTCTTCAGCGAAGCAGTAGAACAGAATTCTGCAGACACAGAAGCAAAAATCCAAAAGTCAGTAGATACAGTTGAGGCAGCACGTGCCGAATACATGAGTGCCGTAGAAGGCATGAAGAAGGATCTAACAGATCTAACTAACAATATCTCTGATTTCTTCAAGCGATTTGAAGAGCTCGAAAAGCGTTTTGGTGCTTACGAAAGTGATACTGCAGTACAAAAATCCATTGGTGAAGTAGAAAACTCATCAAGGGGTACTAGACTCCAGAAAAATATGGAGTTCGATTGGCAAGGATCCTTCCTCGGTTCCGCAAATCTATAAAATCAACAAATACAAAGGTGGTGAAATAAAAAATGAGCAATGAACTTTTACAAAAAGTAATTGACACAACAAATCTTGGTACATCAGGCTCAGACCTTTCAGGTGATGGTCGCACACACTCTGGAACTGGTCTCCTATACCCAGATCAGGCTAATAGATTCCTTGACTACATGTGGGATGCTACGATTCTTGCTAAGGCAGCACGTACTATCCGCATGCGTTCAAACACGACAGAAATTGATCGTGTATCTGTAGGCCAGAGACTTATGACAGTTGCAGCAGAAGAAAATCCTCGTGACTATGTTAACGCAGATGGTTCTTCATTTACAACAGCAGGTGCAACATTTTCTAAGATTTCTCTAACAACTCGCAAGCTTCGTCTTGACTGGGAGCTCTCAGCAGAGGCTCTTGAAGATAACCTTGAGGGTCCAGATCTCGAAGATCATATCGCCCGCTTGATGGCAACACAGGCAGGTAATGATATCGAAGATACTCTTATCAACGGTACTGGATCAGGCAGCGGACTTATGTCAGCATTCGTCGGATTCAGAGCTAACGCTCTCGCAAACGCACACGTTGTTGATGGTAACGCACAGGGACTTGACAAGGCTGTATTCAATACAGCAATTAAGACCTTGCCACGTAAGTACAAGCAGCGTCGCAATCAGCTTCGTTTCTTCGTAGGATCTAACTTAGTTCAGGATTATCTATATAATCTTACAGCTAACGCTGGTTCTGTGAATCCATGGGATATCGCTTCTGGCGTAATCCGTGGTGACGTAGTTGCTAACGATGGTGGTCCTGGTACCACTACACCGTTTGCTTTCGGTATCCCAGTAATCAACGTCCCTCTTATGGATGAGACTCGTGATTCAACTGGTAAGGCTTACGGCGATTCAGGCTATGATGCAACATCAGGTCTCTTTGGTGATGTCCACTTGACATTCCCTCAGAACTTTATCGTTGGTATCAAGCGTGACGTTGTTGTCTACCGTCTCTTCCAGCCAAAGAAAGACACAATTGAATATACACTATTCATTCGTGTTGGCTGCGCTTTCGAGAACTACGATGCACACGTTATCGTCAAGAATGTTAAGGTCTCAGGAACCAACTTCGGTTCACTCGGATCAGTAACACACGGTTCACTCGTATCTAATGCAGATACACGTACACGTGGTACATTCTAATCTAACCTATTAAAGGTAAAAATAAGCGGGGAGGACTTAAAATCCTCCCCCTTATACTTTATATAATAGATGGTATAATAGATACGACATGAGAGGAAAAGATATGTCATTTGATACATTAAAAATTACAGAATTAAAAAAGGTAGCACAGACCTTTGGCGTAGAATTGCCAGAAAAAGCTACAAAGCAGTCAATCCTTCTTGAGCTTGAGGATAATGGAATTTCATACGATATGTACGCTAAATTTAGCGGAACTGAAAAGGTTGAAATTGAAAAGCCTATCACAGAGAAGAAAGTAAAGCTTGATAAAGCTAAAACTATTTTAGTAAGAATGGACAAAGCTAATCCTTCTTACACAGTTTATGGATATACCTTTACTCAGGAACATCCATTCGTAGCGATGACGGAAGATGACGCTACAAGAATCTTTGACACTGAGCCAGGCTTTAGACCAGCAACTCCTAGAGAAGCTCAGGAGTTTTATAATTAAATAGGGGGCAGAAATGCATCAAATAATAAGAGGTACAACAGCCACAGCTGAGCTTGAGATATATTACAAAAAGCAGCTATGTAACGCAGATGGCGATGTTCATGCCGTTATAGTTGATGCAGATTACCCAGACACAGTTTTATTGCCATCTACATTGGCATATAATGATCCAGAAATAGGGAAGTATACACTAGACTTAAATGGTAGTGTTACTTCCCTAAATCGTGTCATAAAGATCACTTGGTCCTATACAACACACGGTCAGCAGACTTTCCAAGAAGATTTTTAT